AGTCTGGAGTATATGAAATAGATTGTACCTTTTGTTTTTTCATTTCAAAGGTCTTAGATGTGTTAGTTTTCTCCCAGCAATCTTTTGTATAGTTAAAAGATTCAACTAATGTATAAGATTGTTTTTCATACTCAAACGCAGGTATTAAATCGTGCAATTTAAGTTGTTTATAGCAATAGACTTCAAGCCCTGATGCAAACAGTATCCCATCATACTCCACTTTATTCCCCCTTACAGGAGAAGTGTTTTTAGGGTTTTTAAGTTTAGGTTTTGCTGGTGATTTCGTACTTCTTTGACCTTTTTTTTTACCTCTCATTATGTTAAATTAAATTGTTTAGTATTAAATTCTTTTTCGTAGCTTTTATAGATGTAATTCGCAACTCTTTCAATAGTTCTATTCTTATCATCTAACAATCTACAAATATAGTCAATACTAAATTGTTTCTCAATACCAAATCCATTACACATACCAAAATACATTGCTAATGCACAAGTACCATCATCATACAGAAAAGCTCCATGACGCTTATATGCTGCATTAGAGGCAACATAACAAATGTGAAGTAACATATTACCATTAGGAACAATCGTGTCTGTAATGTCATTTATTGAAGTATTAAAGTATGTTGTACTTTCTTCAAGTTCTACTTCAATACTATTAGCATTTCCAGTTACTACAGATGAAGATAGGATATTAACTCTTGTATAATCTGGTAGCCAATCTAACACTACATCTATATCTTTTAAAGCTGCATTAAGTAATTCATAATACTTAATCCAAGTAGGTTTAAAGTTATCTTTGTTAAGTCCATGTTTAGTTCTTATCAATATTCCCAACCCTGTTTGAGATACAGATTGCCAATACGCATATACAAAATCTAAATCATTTAATATACCAACTACACTATTCAATTTAGTTTCATCTTCTAAATTATCAATATCAAAGTACATTAGATTAGAAAACTCTTCAATGCTTTCTGTATTTCTATATTTGAAAGTTCCAGCCCAACTAACTACAGGTAACTGATGTTTAATCTTTTGGTATTGGATACAATCTTTCCCAAATCGTTTAACAAATTCTCGTGCTTGTTTAATAATAAGTTGGTCAGGATTATTCTCTATGTAATTAACTATCTCATCTACAGTAAAACGGTTGATTTCAACTGGGCTACTGACATTTTTAAACATACTAATCATTTGTATCTTCTGTAAATATGTTTGGAAAATTATCTAAATCAATGATAGGCTTTTCAAAAGCTAACTTAATTAAATCATAAGTTCCTTTTAAATCTTCTAAATATTCCCAACATCCTAATATATTTGAATTATCATCAATATTGCTGTCAGGAACACCGTTTTCATCATAGTAACATTCAAATATTGAATATACTCTGGTGTTAGCTCCGTCTTTTTTAGTACCAATTCTATAATTCCACATTTGCGTTATTAATTAAAGTTAAACAATGTTTAATAGCTTCATATCTTGCTTCTTCATAAGTGTCAAAATATTCATCATATAATTCATCTCCAATTATAGAAACTTCATAGCGGTCAATTATCCTGTCTTCTTGTTCAAAAGCGTGGCAAAATATAGATATGATGTAACCACGTTCTTTCAGATATAAACGAATATCCTCCCAATGCCACAAATATCTCCATTGTTCAGGTTTTAACATAGATTTACAAACAGCAACTAATTGCTCATAACCCATACAATCAATAGCTTTTGTATCATTATAAAGATTTATTTTAGGAAGTAATTGAGTTAGTTCCCAATCTGCGAAATTATGATTCATAAATTATTTTATTTTAATGTTTCAAAATTACAACTTAATTCTAATAAAAAAGAAAAATCCCAAAGATATTTTACATCTCTGGGATTTTAACTTCTTTATGTTAACAAATGTTAAAAGGGCAATCCTTCGTCTTCAACTACTTTACTTACAACAGTATCTGTTGAAACTTGTTTTGTTCCATATTCAACAGCATTTAAAAAGCTATACTCATCTTTAATAGGATAACCAGATTTAGCTTGTCTGTCTGCATATTTAATCAACTCTTTGTTAAAGTTTACAGGAGAAGTTAAAGCTGAAGCAAATACAGGAATAACCCTGTTACCTAAAGTACCATCGTTCTTTGTATAGACAGTATAGTTTACAAAAAGCTCTTTGTTGTCTGCTTTAATAGCTTCATTAAGTTCTTTTAGTAACTCACTATCTTCTTGAATTAACTTGATAAAATCAGAAGCACCTGTAAACTCACTTAGTTTGTCGTAAGTAGGAGAATCTTTTGCTTTGTTAAACAGAGTTCTAATGAATTGAGTAAGAGCAGCTTCACCAACTTTTGCACGTCTTCCAGTAGAAAAATCAAAAGCCCTTTTACCTTCAACCATATTACCTGTTTTTTTATCAGCATAAGAGTAAGTTAGACCAATTGTTTCTAATGTCTTACCCCAACCAGTGCTACCAAATTGGTCAATAAACTCAAAATCATTACCTGTACCATCTTCTTTCAATTTAGATGCTTCCCTATCTTTTGCACTAACAGTGATATTGTGATTAGCACTACCACCCAATGTAGATTTCAACCAAAATTGCAAAGACCTTACTTTAATATCATCTTTCTCTTGTATTCCCAATTTTACAGATAAAACTTTTGCTGTATCTGTACCAATAATTAACTTCTGCTCATTTGAACCACTTGATTTTGCCTGATTTCCACTTGTATTGTAACCCATAAAAATTAAACTTTTAAAATGTAAAAAATATAAACTATAAATATAAAAAACTTATTACTCTCCTTCGTTATACAAATCAATAGCCTTAGAAACTGCACCTAAATCATTCTTGATATATTTTTCAGTAAACATACCATAAGGTGATTTTGCAGGATATGTACCATCATTGTTAGTAACAAATTGATAAACAGCCCTATCTTGTGGGTCAGTAGTAACTCTTGTATAAAGGATAACTGTAAATAAACCTTCTAAAGTCAAATAGTCATCTACCATCTTACCAACAGTTTTCATTTTCATATTACCCTTAGCATCTTCTTCTGGATGCCACAAGAAATAAACTTTTAAATCCTTTCTTGCAGTTCTTGCTGCTTCTGCTACTTTTGCCAAATTTACTCCAATATCTGCGAATTTACCATAACCAGATTCTTTTGCACGTTTCATAAATTCAAAAGACATCAAATATTGCGCATCATCAATTACAATATTTTTAAATTCTGGTTTTTTCTCAGAGACATATTGAATTAATTTTGCAATATCATCACTGTTTGATGATTCCATGTAATTGCCACCTTCTGAAACTTTACCAGAATACTTTTTCTTCCAACCCTTAAACGGCAAATCTTTACCACTTACATTTACTATTACTGTTTCTTTTGGAACTAAACCCTCAATCCCTAATTCTGGAAAATTACCTAAACTCGTAGATTTTCCTGTACCACTTTTACCTACAATCGCTATATTAGCCATAAAATAAAATATTAAATTTAAACTATAAAACTTATAAACTATTCACAAATATACAACAAATCCTACAATTATGCAAATAATTACGATAAAATTGTGTAATTTTTTTCTTCTAATAAACGTAAAATATTGATTAAATCCATGACAGATTTAGTATTACCATTAAGTACAAATCTTGTTGGGTTCTCAAAAATTCCACTATAAAAATACACAATATCAATAAAGTTCTTATTAGTATTATAGTTAAATTCTAAGATTGTTCTACACCAATCTGTTATTTTAATTCTTCCCAATCTACTTTCTAATGCTACAAACTTAATTGAGTCAATGATAGAATCACTTAATGTATCGTATTCTTCCCTGTACATTGAAGCTGTATTATTGTTCTTGCTCATTTTCTTCTATATGATTTAAAACTATGTCATAATAAATATCAAAATACTTTTGAGCTTCTTCTGTGTAATAACATACGTCATCTTCAAAAATATCTATCTCAATGTCATTGTGTGAACTTCTTAGCATTTTATCTGCTAATTCACTTGCAAATTCTATTTTGTTTTTTATAATCATATTTGTACAATTTAATCTTCTTCTTCATTTGTTAAAACTCCAGCACCATCTAAATACCACAATAAATAATACTTCTCATCTAAACCTTTTGGACAAAATGTTAAATCATCAAATATTAATTCAGCATCTTCACCTTGTGCAAAGAATACTTCCTCGACAGATAAAATTTGTTTAACTCTATCTATTACAATAGAATCGTACAAGTCTTTATACTGTTCAGCAATTCCCATTACTGATTTTTCAAACTCTTTATCGGTCATCGTTGTAGTTTATCAAATAGTAAGTCTGAAAGTTGGACAGCTTTATCTACCATATATTCAGGTGTAAATCTTTCAACATAAATAGAATTAGATAACAAACCATTAAGTATTGTTAATACAGCATGTTCTCGTTTAGTCAAACCATTTTTGCCATTAGTTATTAAGGCATAACTATCACCATTGTTTGTTTTATCAAGCCCATCATAAATTGGATTGACATATTCATCATAGTTATTAAATTCCATTTGTTTTAGAATAAAATTGTTGTAATTCTTTTTCAGTAAGACTTCTGCCATGTGATAATATTCCCAACTCAGCACGAAAATCAATATATGCCATCAATTCTTCTGCTGTACTATCTGGTTTAAACATCCCTGTAAAATTGTTACGTACTACAAAACTAAAATCGGTAATTTGATAAAGTTCTTTGTGTTGGTCTTTTTTACCAAATACATAAACATTATAACCTTGCCTATTTGAAGTTATTTTTCTACCCCAACAATCAAGATTTAATTCAGGATTTCCATACCAATACTCCATTTTTACCCATTTTTTTGTGAGTAATTTATCCATTTCACTTGCTTTCTTCCACATAAACGTTTTTTAGTTCTAAGTTTGTTATAAATGTTTTATTACAAATACCACACTTTTTAATTACTGTATCTTTATCTAAATAATTAATACTGTGATACTCACTACAAACATTTGTTTCATTGGTACAATCTAAATGTTGTTTTTTAATTTTAATCTGTGTTTTTTCAGCATAAAAACTAAAATCTTTCAACTTTAACTTTTCATTATTTTCAATTTTATCAATCATTTTGTAAGCCTCATTTATATAAAATGTATAGTTTACATCATAATCTTCAAAATTATCTACTGAAAAATAATCATTAAACAACATTACTTTACTATCTTTTAATATATTGCCAGGATTAATTTGAGCATCCCTAACTTTTAAAAGATATTCCCCAGAGTTACAAGCATAGTACCTTACTATATTTTGTGTTTGCTTATCTCCCCACATTACTCTGTAAGCACCTTTTGTAGAAGTTTTACCGACTGTAGTACCCATACAAAAATCATAAATTTCTTTACAATCAAATATAGTTTTTTCAACTGTAACTCCTTTAATGAAGTAATCTAATACAGCTTTCTTTACTACAGGATGTTTATAACCTTTACCAAATCTAATCTGTTCAAAATAACCTTTGACCTTGACTTTTCCTGGTTTCTCATAGATTGCTACATAACTATTAATATGTTCTTGGATTATTTTAACAAACTTCTCATGGTCTAATTTCATCTTTGTAATGTATTCCCAATACTCACAAATGCTAATATATTCTTCATACCTGTCTTTTGGTACAATAACATTCACAGCATCAGTATTAGCACTAATCACTTTAAACCCAGCATTTACAATAAGTTCAACTAACATAAGTAACATTAGCTGTCCATTCATTGTAACTTTAAGAAATACGTCTATTGAAGCAAAGGGAGAATATTTATTGTTTAACTGACCAAACACACCATTATTAGCTAATTTGTAAAGTTCATTAGAAAGAGTATCTCCGCTTGCCTTAGCTATATTACGTTTATCAACTGATTTACCAATAGATTTACTAAATGCTTCCCCAATATGTTTTGGATAATAGTTGTGCATTTTAATTTGACTTGGATAATAACCTCCTACATCTGACTGTATTAAATAACAATCTTCTGGAGGTACAATTATCTCAGGCTTATTAATTGAATGTAAACCACCATAGCCAATAGAATATTCCAAATCGTCAATAGTGATGAATAATTCAAAGATTTTGTCTTTCTTGCCCTTCTTTTTCTTTTGCTCGTTTTCATCATCTGGTTCAAGTTCATCTTGTTCTTCCTTAGCTTTTTTTAATTGATGTTCTATCTCATTAGTATAATAAGTTCTTTCAAGTAAAGTCTTATGTAGTTCTTTGAGATTCTGATTATTAAACTTAATAAATGGTAAAAGTATTTCCTGCCCAGAGACTTGTGTTACTTCACTCCTTAATTTATTAAATTCTTTTTCAGTAATCCCAAGTTCTTCGCATATCATTCTTGCAGTAACAGTATTGCCCAACTTAATACCATCAAACGATAAAACTTCCCAACCTACACCTAATTCAGTTTTGATATTCTTTCGCAAAGTAAGAGCCTTTTTAGAATAATCAAATATAGATTTGGTAATCATTACATCATTTTTACAATAATCTATAAGCATATCTATTTGCTCATCAGATAAATGGTCTTTATGATGTATAGGCATTTCTTGTATTTTAGGATAATTTAAACAAATACCAGCATACTTCAAACCTATCCTTAACTTCTTAGAAAAGTGCATAGCTAACAAATCTACTGTATGGAATGGTTTATTATATTTATACTTATTCCATATACCAATTAAACTACCATCATTATTATCCTTCTTTTGAGATTCAATAATAGTATCAGATAATGTAGCTATTTCCTTTACAATGTCTATTGTAGGTGTTTTAGAAAGTCTATCGTAGTTTTTAATCAAGAAATGAATAATAATGTCATCAAAATATAAACTATTATACCCAACAACTAACATTTCTTTTTTAAAATATTCAACCAATTCTTTTAGTTGATTTCTCCTGTGAGATATTTCAAATACACCTACAAAATCCTCCCTTGCATAATCATAAACACAGTCTATGAACACTCCTGAGTGTTCCTCCTCATTGTAGTTTATCTCAATATCATGTAAGACTACTTGCATATTATTTACGACTATCTTTGTGATACTTCATTATCAATTCAAATTGACGTTCTTTTTCAGCGTTAATTATTTCCCAATGCTCATTATATTGTTTCCTATATTGTGGTAATAATAAATTACTCTCAATAAGATTGTGCAATATTTCTCGTGTTATTATTAATTTTGTATAGTTTTCTTGTAAATTGCCATACAAATCTTCGCTTTCACTACTAACATCTTGTAGTTCTAATAACCGTAAATAATAATTCTCCTCTTTACTTTTCATAATTATAAGTTTTTATTAAACCAAAATTCAACACTAATGTTTAGCCAACTTACACCAATAACAAAAGTTCTATCCCACCAAATATCAATACAAGGAAGAAATCTAATCATTTTACCAGCAAATTCCCCAACTAATAAATTTTCATATTTTATTTCAAATTTATCAGAAAATTTCCAAGTTTTCTCTTTAATTAGTTTCATAGTTATACTATTTCAAATGAAGTTATTTCAAACGATTGTTTACGATAAAAACTTGTTTCATTTTCAGGTATTGCAATATTATCAACTTCTACAGAATCAGTAATGTCATTTATTTGGTCAAGGTATAATTCTACATTTTCTTGTGACATATACTGGTCATATTGCCCACTTGGTAAATTAGTGTCTACTTCTATCTCAGTTTCATAAGAAACCTGATAAACTATTATTACTTTTTTTTTCATAAAAATTTAACCTATTATAAATATTGAATTAATGTTATTTTGCTGCATAAAATCTAACAATATTTTAAATGCAAAAATTGCTCTTTCTGATTTCCAGGTATGATTTGCTACTTCATCAATTGTATATTCTGCAAACGATTCATAAGAAACAACATAATTAAAAAATAAATCATTAGATTCATTCCAAGAAAGATTATAATAAACTTCTGCAAATTTAAAAAGCTCACTATACTCAACTCTATTTATTGTTTGCGTTGTCATAAATTTAGTCTTTTATTGGTACATAATATTTTACCATTCTTTCTTTTTCTTCTACAAAACAAATAGAATCTTCATCTAAGTTGTCATTGATGTAAACTACTCTACATAATCTATCGCCTATTTTAAAAATGTAAGTTACTATTTCATTAGGTAGTGAGCCAAGCCCACTTGAATTATCTAACTCGTACTGTTCTTCAACATAACCTTCTTCAATAGATATTGCTAAAAAATCTTCTAAATCTTCATCTGGAAATTTATATTCTTCTTTTAAGTAAATTAATGCTTTATTCATAATTTTATTAGTTTAATACTTCTGGAACTTTTGGTAATTCACACCAAGCGTAAATTTTATTTTGTACAATTAATACTGAATCGTTTGCACAACCTTGTTTCATATAATCTTGTACAATTCGTGAACCATGCCACTGATAACCATCCCAACATGCTTGAATTGGTAGTTTGTCATATTTGTAAGCAACCAATACATCTCTGTTATCATTTGGTACTTCTGGTAAATATTTCCACATAAAATTAATCTTTATAACGTATAAGTTCTCCTTTATCTCTAAACTCTGTCCAATATTCAGCCATCTCATCTTTTGGTATTTCTGTTATATCAAAATGTTTCAAGTTTGAAAGGTATATTGCTGGATATTCTGGTGTTGCACCACTTCTATTTTTTCTCAAATGATGGAAAATAAAAGGTACTTTAAAACTATCCCATTTTTTACTCTGACTTACATATTTAATGTATGTAGGATACTTATTCTCAGTATAATGCTTACACCTTAACTTAAATGGGATATACTGAAACATTATATAATGGCTAAATTGCTCTATATACGAACTACCAAACAAATCTTCTGTATCAGGTTCTCTTAGTTCTAACTCACTTGAACCTCTAATATTTCTATTCATTTGAGATAAGCATATAATAAGAATCCTACCGCCTTGTGTTGCAATATACTGCTTTAAAGTATTACACTTTTCCATTAGCTCATCTATCTTTGACTTCTCTGTTTGTCCATCTTTACCTTTTGTAAGAAGAATATGGTCAATCTCTACAACCAAAGTTAAGTCTTTTTCAGCACATTCTTGTAACCAATAACTATAAATAGTGTTTATAATAGTATCTACGTTGTTAGTTTCCTCAACATAAACGATGTCCTTATTTTTAAGTGCTGTATTTACGTGAGTTTGAACAAGTTTGAAGTCATTATCAGATAAGTTTTCACTTACAGAGTATAACTTCTTCAAATCAATAGTTAAATCAGAAGCAATCGTTCTATCAATTTGCTCTCTTGCTTCCATCTCAAAGCCAAAGCATAATTGTTTAACATTATCATTTAGATAAGCTATACCATTTCTTAACTTTTTAGATAAAGCTGATTTACCATGAGAAGACAAAGCCGCAATACTGAATATTTTATTGTATTCAAGACCATCCATTGTATATTCATCAAGTTTTTTCAAACCTGTTTTAATACTTGTAATAGTTCCATCTTTTCTCCCTTTAATATACTCTAATGCTCTATCAATAGCTTCTCTTTGTGTTATTAAAGGTATTGTCTTTCTATCACCAAATTGGGACTTCAGACTTTCCACTTTCTCTATTTTCATTTGTTGGATTATTTTCTAAATACATCTCAATTGCGTTAAGTAAAGCTGATTCTTTTTCAGGAGAACCTTTGTAAATGAAATTCCCAGATTTCATTATAAATGAATTATTCTTAATACATCTATCTACATAAGATTTTGTAGATTTTAAAATTAAATCATTAAACTTATCTACACCGTAATCTTTTTTGTAATACTTAACGTAATACGTTTTTATCCATTTCTCCATTTTAGTAGAGAGAGTAGTTACAGACTCTCTGACTGGAGAACCAGCTATAATACCAAGTTTGTGTTTACTATCGGGAAAAACTTCCCTAAATTGCTCACACAACTGCTCTACAACAAGAGATTTTTCACTAAATGATGTTTTACTTGTCTTACTATCAGAGTGCTTTAAAATCAATTCTTGAAGCTCTTGTGAAGAATAATATTGCTCATCAAACTCATCCCACACTAATAAACCTACTTCAAGTAATGCTTTTTGAATCAAAGGCTCTTCAACAAAATATAATATGCTTTTATTCTCCATTCTTTTGCATTAATTTTAAACAATACTCAATTCCCTTTGTATATGCTTCTATTCTTGAAGTATAACTCATTAATTTTATATCTTTTTTAGACATTATTGTTAATGGATTATATTTATGTAAATCAAAATACCATACATTTTTATTATCCCATTGCTGTTTACAAGTAATATAATAATCTTGCGTTTCAAGCCAAGACAAAGCATCTAATACAGTCCAAGCATCAAATAAATAATCATAACTGTCAGATTCCAAACCTTCCCCAATATTAACGAATGGCTCAACACCGTCTTCTATCATTTCGTAAAATCTATATAATTCACATTCAATTAATCCTTTTTGATAAGAATTTACTTTTGGTAACATCTTAGTTATCTCAAAAGGTAAAAAATTATGATTCATCTTTAAACTGTTTTATTTGGTTCAAACTATATTCACTTGCTAAACCTATACTAATCCAAGTACCATCATTATTTTCTTGATAATAATTTCTATCGTCTAAATAAGAAGGTTCTGTTCTATCAATTTCTACTTCCATATCTAAACAAAATGCAACCATTTCTTTCCAATCTTTACATACCCAAGAATAATGGTCTCCAAATGAATAACTTATAAATCCTATATACATAATGTTTAATCAGTTAGTTTAATATAGTCACATTCTTTAAAGTCAATCGCAAATTTCATAGCTCTAAGAAAATCTAAATCTTTTTCGTTTGTAAAAACTAAAAACTCATTTTCTGAATTTGATTTATGTTGCCAATTAAAATTACTTTCTTGGCTAAGTAAATCAATAGGTATAACTAACTCACTTTCTTTCAATCCAATCATTTCAGCAGCAGCTTTTGTTAAGGGTAGCTCTTTTATTAAATCTTCAAATGGTCTTAGAATAGGTTTAAACTCATCATACTCTACTTCTTCAAAAGACCAACCACTTTTAAGTATTAATTTTTCTTGATAATAGTTTATACCAATCAACTCTGCTTTATTAACTTCATTTAACATTCCTTGAATACCAAATGGTAAGTATTTATATAATTTGTTCATAGTTTTTAAAATAATTCAAACATACAATTTACTTGAAATTCAAAATTGTTTTTAGGTACTTCAGAAAAGAAACCTAATTCATCTATACAACTAACCCTTCCATTCTTCAAAATATGAACTTTCCTTTCTTTAATTAAAAGATAATAACCAGAAGGTTTTTGATCTAATCTATCATTCAATTTTCTAATATCAACTCTTAACTGTAAGAAAGTATTATAGTTAATATCTTGAATAAACTCATCTTCATAATACAAAGGATAAGTAAAATCTTCAATTATTTGTAATTCTATTTTCTTAGTCATGTTTATGTTTGTTTACCCAATACTCTAATTGTTCTTTGTAAAGTTTATCTCCTATAAGCCATTCTGCAAAATTAATCATATCTTCTTCTGTAAAAGAATTTGTAAGTTTAATTTCTTCAAATATATTGGGGGTATTTTCTACAAAATCTACTGTTGTAAAATCACTATAACCATCTTTACGTGTAAAACCATAAAAATCACTTTTATCAGATGATTTTATAAATATAGCTCCAGCACTTACACCTAATAATGGAGAGTCTACCAATAACTTATATTTTTTCATTGTAACATGTGTTTAGTTAATAAACTTCTTTTATGCTATCTAAATAGACTATTTCAGAATTGATAATGATATACTCTTTGCTTCCATTACCTGTATCTGTCCAAACTTCTACTTCACCAACTAATTGTAAATCAAGATATAATTCAATATAATCATCAAAAGTTTCTTTCCATAATAATTGCTGTACATCTTGATAATTTAAAAATAACTCATCACTATATTTCATTAATAATAAATGTTGTATTTACGAATAGTTTATTAATTTCTTGTAATAACAAATGTTCTTGACTATTTACATTTGACAAAAATATAACATTCACTCTACTATAATCGTTTTCAATTATAGTTTTATCTTTATAATAATCAGAAGTATCAAAACTAATCAAAAAGTTTAACAAATTTATCAATAGTTGCATTGTTTTGTTATTATTGCAATCAATACAATAGATGTCTTGGTGAGGATGTAAATTACGAACCTTATCTTTTACAGTTTGTAATCTTGTATAAACTGTAAAGCTATTACTTGTTGGTGATTTGTAAATATTCAAGAGTGTATATAACAAATCTTCATTTTTAATAGCTTTGATATAAAAATGTAAGAATGAATGTATATCTACACTATAAGTCATATTTACAAATAAAGGAAATGTATTAGCTATTCTACCACAAACACCATGTTTCAAATCATCAAAAACAGTTATAGACCTGCAATTAAATCCTAATATACCATAATCTAATATAAAATCTTCTTTACTGTGATACTTTGATACATCAAACTCATTAATTACAGATTCTTGCACTTCGCTTACCCAGCTTTCTTTTACATTTAACCACTCTACACCAATATAATCTAAACACTTAGACTTAACTTCTTTGCTATTACTTAATATAGTAGTCATAATTCTTGTTTTGTAATGTTAAATGTTTTATTTGAATGAATTACAATTTGATTAGTTAAAACATGAAGTATTGTTCCGCCATCACATAAAACTACACAGAACACATCATTTTCCAGAGTGCCCGAACTTGTTACATACAAAGCATATCCCAATTGTTTAGTTTCTTTTATCACAACTGGGATAGGGTTAGCAAATTCTAACATTCCCATTAGTTTTGTGCATAAATTACAGTATCGTATTTACCAGCACTATCTGTTCTAATAGATACACCACTAAAATACTTAGTATCTGTATCATTACCAACTACACTTGGACATTGCTCACCATACATTCCTCTACCCGAATAATCATAAGATAATTCAAGGTTATTTTCTAATGCTATAAATACAAACAACAACTGATTATCAGATAATTTATAATCTAATTCATTCTGTATATCTACAAGTTCTTGCAAGGTATATTCTAATCTATCTAAATATGATAGTAAATCCATAGTTATTACTTCCCCGACATTTGCTTTATAAGAAATATCTTGACTAATCAAAACTTGTAATATCTTTACTTTTAATTTCTCACTAAATTCCATAAGATTAAATGTTTATTTTACAAATATACTTAAAAAAAGAAACCTAATCAAGTAAATGACAAGGTTTTTATTTATTATTTTTTGGGTTTAATATTTTCCAGTAATCAATAGCTTCTTTGTATGACCAAAATGTATGAAGCTCATAATACTTTTCGTTATTTTCTTCATACACAAAATCCCATATTTCCCATTGATTAGTTTGCTCATTGTAAATAGGTCTTTCTGCTTTCATTGTTCTATTAAACTAATCTCCATGTTCCTCATAATTATATTGTTTATCTGTAATCCTTAATCTTAACATTTCTATATACAGTCTTAGGTTATACCCTGCATTACGTAATCTTTTGAATATCTTTTTTCTACTGTTCGTCATCATCACTTACTAATGAAAAATAAAACATTTTTCCGTATTTCTCAAAAATCTTTGAGGGCTCTCCGTTGGCAGGATTAATCTGATATAAATCTAATACTGTATTACCTACTTCATCTGTGTTCTCATTGTCTTTCTCATAAGTAATCAATTTATGTACTTTCAATTGCTCTATAATAGCTTCTCTTATGGTATTTGTATCAAATTTATTAAAAGTCTGTACTAATTTACTGTGTTCGTTGTATAGATAATATTTCATTGTATTATTTCACCTTTATTGTTCAAATATGTTTCATTAACGTATTTAGCTACACTTATAGCTATTTTTTTATTACTGAAGTAATTTGTTACACTTCTTTCATCAAAGCCATTCCAAATAGGAATGTGAAAATGAAATAGTACATCTTCAAAATTAATATCTTGCTGATAAGCTGGTATATACTCTTTGTAATTATCTGCAATTTCAACACTCCACAGACCTCTTTCTAAATATCTTATTAATATTGGTATTTTCTCATGTAAATATTTCATAATCTTATAAATGCTTTACCAAAAAATAATTATCTGTAATATCTACTCCTAAACTTTCCATTAATGATTTACCAGATTTAATTGCTGATTTAAACAATACAGTATCTGAATCATCATAACACAAATATTTAGCTTTATCTGACCAATTAACCTTACCTACAACAACACTCCATTGTTCTTCTGTTAATTCGTTTACAAATCCTAACTCAACTATTTGTATAGGATGATAAAATTGATTTACAGATAACAGTTCCTGCTCAATTCCCATTGATACAGCTAATCTATCTTTTTTATTCCAAGTTTCAGCTATTTTTATCAAAGTAAACTTCCCTTGTCCTGTTTCAAATTGTATGTTCATTTTCTCGTTTGATTATTTTATCTAATTCTTTTTTAAATTCTTTATTTGATAAATGCCCATTTATAAATTCGTGAATTGTATAATTAGCTGGCATAACAAATTCAGATTTAATAGTCTTACCCATTACCACTTCTTTATACTTATTGTTAGTATGATAACACACATATTTGGTATAAATTAAAGCACTCATACCATGTTTATTATACTTAGGTTCAAATATACACCATTGTACAGTATATCCTCTATACTCCATTGTTTTATAGAAGGATTTTCTTACCCAACAAGTTTTTTGAGTTTTACTCCATTTACAATAATCTTGCAATTGTTCTTGTGTAAAAAATTTCAATAAAGGTTTTAATGTATAAGCCAATTCAAAATCTAATTCCTTATATGGTTTGTATTTACCATTCATAGGAATATTGTTTACTGCTTTAAATATTATATTGTGTATAAAATTGTATAAATCTTCCATAGTTTTATTTAATTAAAATTTTAGCTTAGTGTAAATAATACACATACATTTCAGAATGGAACTAATATCCCCTACGCCCCAATAAAATAAAAATTGCTTTAAATTGAACAATAGTGTAGGGGTGAATTAAGTAAAAATACGTTTCGTCATATCACTCAACTCCCCACTTAGTTTAACTGCGTACATCGGAAGTTTGAGTATAAGAACCAGCACATTATTTGTCAAAACTAAGCCCTAAAAGGTTATAATGCGGTCAATCTGGGAATTTTGATAAGGGTGAACATTACCTTATCCAAAGCCGTAATAGTACGACTGTTGTAACGACTTCCATATTGATTAGGTGTCATCTGATGTTCATTAATAGTCCTCATACATTGTTTGAGGCAAACTTAGTTATAGGGCAAGTAAACAAAAATCCCTCTGGGAAATATTCATTAGTAAGTTTGACGAGAACTTCTACAAATATACGCACCCAGAGGGAATAGTTTAACAAAAAAATGAAACCTATTAACAGACTTCTTCTGTAATAAATCCCACAAATTTCTTTGTAATAATACGTATATTTGGTGTTGTTCTCGTCATTGATGCAAAGGTACAACAAATATTTATATTATCCAAATCTCAAACAAATTATTTTTAAATTAATCTATTGAAAATCCATCAGAACCACTTTTATCAGCAATTCTATACAAAGTGTATAAAAAATCTTCAAAGTATTTTTCTGGTATAGCATTTATACATTTAGCAAATGCTTTTTTACCACCTTCCACAGTACCACCTGATTTATTTGGCATATAATCACCATCTACATCAAACTTAGATTGTATTCCATTTCCCTCAGCCATACCATAACCACAAGCTGACTGAAATAAATGGTCTATAATTTCTTTTCTGTCTTTCATATTATTTTAAACTAATTTAGGTAATTTTTTCAAAGTTTTAACACAAGCAGAAGCAAAATGCCAATGTAAAGCATTAACTTGTAAATGAATCATATCAACTTCACCATACACTAATCTAACAACTTTATAAACTAACGGCATATCTTGCTCTGATGGATATAAACTATATTCAACTAATTCTGTATGATATTCAATTAATTCATATACAGATAAGCTATTAAAAATCTCTTGTACTTCATTAAATGTTTTCATGTTATTTTTTTACAATTTATTATTATCACGTAATTCTTGGTATGTTTTGTTTACATTGTACCATTTATATAATCAAATAAATCTAATGCGTGCGTATTAGGATATGGTCTGTACACTTCACCATCTTTTATTGCTACACAAATTCTATCTTGACATAGTAATACTACTTTACTACAATCGTCCTGCTCAATAAGTATAAGAGCATGTAGCTCACCAACTTCAAGATTGGGAACAAACTTAACTATTACGTCTTTCATATTATTTTTCTTCAAATTCTTTATTATTTTCCATTCCTGAATAATACAAGTCTGAACAATCACATAAATCCATTTCTTCCCCACAAAAACAATGTGTAGTTTCATCACCAGTTTTGTGAATTAATACTGTACCACAATTACCACATTCTACAATATTAAATCCTGCTTGTTGAAGTTTTTCTTGTAAATGAATTTGATTTAATACAACTTCTCGTTTTGTCATATTATTTTACAAAAGTTAATTTAACTTCAACTAATTCACATTGTCTTAAATTTTCAACAATATTTGCTGTCCAATCATCACTTATCTGAATATCTTTTATTCTAACAATTAGATTTTCTATTGTAGTTTCTGCGTCATATAACGAAGGAGTTTGTTTTGTGTAAATTCCTGATGATATTTTTTCAAAATCCACATAACCACCATTATACATTAATACTTTATATGTAGTTTCTTGCATATTAAAAGTGTTTAGTAAACTAAACGTATTTAAAAGTTAAAAATCCATTTACAAACTTATTATATGCAATCATATATGCTTCTTTTGTAATCTCTTGTGTTTGTTCCATTTGTACAGCATATTTAGATGTGCTTCCCAAATAATAAGGATTTTGATTAGTTGTCCAACCTCTTTCTACAGCATTACTTGTAAACATTTTTACCATTACTTCTTCTGCACTAAAATAGTAATAAGTTTCATCATGTATTGATTTTAAATACATCATATTAATACAAATTAAGGTCAATAATAAATTCTTCGAATATGTAATCTTTTGTCTCATACACCATAGTTTCTTCTAAATCTAAGTTAGCAGGAGCACAAAAAGTAAAATATTCTTCATCGTGAAAGCTATATACAACTCCTTCACTTATAGGTTTTGAAAGGTCTATACTCTTTGCATACCACACAACATCATAGTTATTATCAAACAACCATTTTTTATCGTGTCCTTCGTACAATGAAAAATTAGGTATTCTTGTTTCGTGTTCTTGTATCATTAGTTAAAATAAAGTTAATTGTGGTTCTTTGAAACGATAAGACTTCATAATCTTTTTATCATTTCTATATGTTACATAATAAGTTGTATCATTCAAGACCTTTTCTTCAAAGTGAGTATCTATACCCTTATCCAAATAATTTTGTTTAGTAATAAAAGCATCTTTTGCATTTACATCAAACTTACTCCAATTAGCCTTTGTTACTTTTTCAAAATGTTCAGAGTATTCTTTTGTAAGACCTGAAAAGCAAGTTCCATTGTGTGCTGTCCACTCTAAGTCTACCAAAGCGTCTAAATAATGAGATAAACCTTCTTTTAATTCACTACTGCCTATAATTGTTTTTTGTTTTTTTGCAGAACTAATTTGTAGTAGTAGTGAATAAATCTTTCTTTCTAAAAGCTCTGTAAATTGCTCTAAAACATCTATCCCACCAGCTTCGGCTAATTCACTCAATTCTTCAAGAACTATGCTTAGAACGAGTTTCTGAACGTCTGGTGATGGCATTTGTGGAGTTTCTGGAAGTGTTTTAGCAACACTTAACCACTCATGTATTTCTTGTAGATTACTTTTTTGTCTGTACATATATTTTTTAGTTATTTATCACAAAATTAAACAAATAAATAAACCTATCCAAACGAATGAATAGGTTTATTTTTGCATTAAAATAAATTGTTGAAATTAAGCGTTAGTTGTCATAGCTTGTGCTTGTTCCAATACACTTAAACGAAAAGCTCTAATTGCTTTAATGTACTCCATAGACTTAGTTCTAACTCGTGTACCTGCAGCCTTATTGCCTTTTTCCATGAATTTTTTGTAATCTACTTCAATCTCGCTTAAAATTCTTTTTAAATCTTCCATTTGTCTTATAAAATTAAGTTAATAAATTATACTACAAAAGTAAAGATTAAAAACGACATTACCAAATTATTCTTCATTTTTCTTTGCGTAAAGACATTCTTTTATAATTTTCCCATCTTCAAATCTACTTGTAGATGCAAATACTACATCATTTGGTTGATTGATAAATGAAATAACGTGAGCAACAAAATCTTCGTAATCTTCTTTTGTTAAAAGATGACCACATTCTCCATGTCTTTCGTGGTCAATTCTAAAAGCAGCATAAGGATTATCTACAATATCATTTACAGGAATAAGATTATCATAAGTAAAATCCTTTGTTTCATCTACCCTTAGATATTTACCTTCATCATCACGTTTGTAATAGTGGTTTTCAGTACGCCCACAATCAGGACAGCTTGTGAAACATTCACCACTTTTATAGTTGTAGTCTTCAAAAGCCTCTTCTGAACCACATCTTACACATTCTATATTACTTGAAACACTTCCCATATAATTTTTTGAGTTAAGGTTAAACTAATTGAAATTTATCTACCATGTATTCGTGCAACTGACCATGCACGTCTATAAAATTAGCTGCATGAACATTCTTCAAACCATGTGTAATATGATTATAAGTTTCCCAAAGACTATTTGGAGCATTGTAGTTGAAAGAAGGTTTCCTAACTTCATTCTTAATGATACTAATTTGAGTTTCTTTGATAATTCCTTCATGTAAATACAAATCTCCAATTAATTCATTAACAATTTTCTTATCAACCTCAATGTTTTTCATTTGATTGCGGTGATTAGCGAGTGTTTGAAAATTATTCTCTACACAACACAAAATTTCTTCAATTCTCGCAGGAGTTACTTCACTTATATCCCCAGTATGTTTCCTTTTATAAGTACCTACATCACCCCTTACTACACCATTCTCACACACGAACACGTTGCAACCCACAGAAAATTTTAGTGTAACTTTTTTGTTATAAGAATTTTGAAAAGCAACCCTTAGACACATTTCACTGTCTTGCATAGAAGATATGTTAAAATAACCAGTTAAGATTTCTCCATCACTTTTAGTCATATACCTTTCATTTGAGATAGCTAAATTCATCTTATCACAAACCTCTTTGGTTGTCTCTATTAATCTTTGATGTGAAACTGGTTTATAACTCGATGTTTCAATTGGTAATGGTGTTGAATATATTTCTTCTAAAGTATTCATATTATTAATCTTTTAAAGTTGTTAAATTTTTCTTTTGTTTTTCATAACAATCTTGGCAGATTACTTTACCACGTTTTGTACGCAAGTGTGTATCTGAATTATGATACATGAAATCTTGCTTACATTTTGGACATTGAGTGATTGTAAACATAATGTTAGTTTATACAGATTGCTGTTGCATAGTTATCATTAACATCAGTAGTTACTCCACCATCTTCTATTAGTGCAGTACAAGGACTATTTCGTAAATATTCCCAATCATTACCCTCATTGTCACTAAAATAAATGCAAGGTAATTCTCCTAAATGTGGTGCTAACTCAACTAATTCTTGTAATTCAAGAATAAATTGATTTAATGTTTTAAGATTACTTGTCATCATCTTGTTTTTGTGTTGTTTAAATTATCAAAATAAATTACGATTCCAAAAAATATCACGATTGAAATAAATATTCCCATTATACAATTATTTTAGTTTTGTTTGAATTATCAACTACTTTACCGTCACTTCCTAATACAGGAGTATATTTGCCATTACGATAAGAACGTACTTTATTTTTAGGAATATTCATAGCAATTTCCTCCTTAGTTCTTTTAGGAAACTTATTCATTTTCTTTTTAATTTCTTGAACTTGCTCTGTTATTGCTTGTGTAGTTTCTACAACTGTATTAATAGCTTCTTGTTGCTTTAACTCTTTCTCCAATCTCAATCTTTCTTCTTTTATTTTAGTAATAAGATGAGAATAAGCCATAATAGAAGAAGGTACTGTAATTGCTAAAAATACTCGAATACCATTAGCTGCACTAAGTAAGTTAGTTTCACCAGCCAAATAATATAACAAGTTAAGAACAATTTGACAGACAAAAAATCCCCAAGCAACCCATACATTATTACCCCTACCTTTTAAAGCATATAAGAATACAAGAAACTCTATTCCTATTGCTGCCATTGCAGAACTTGACATTCTTAGGAAATCTGGAATTGATTCTTTCTCATTAATATATAATGCGTAAAAAGAATGTATAAGCATTGGAATTGTAGAAAATATCAATCCAATCATCAATGGTGATATTTCATCAAACCATTTTAGTAAGTTTTCAAAAAATTGTTTTAAATTATTCATCAAATAAAAGTTTATATTTAATTTTTTTAAATCTTGGCTTAAACCAATCATTATGTTTAGAACTAATCATTCTGCTTATTCTTCTTTGGTCAATTCCCGAAATTTTACAAAACTCATGTATTGATTCACAATTAAAATAATTACCAAACTCATCAATCGCTTTAACTCCAATATAAAACGATTTACCTCTTTCTTTGTGTTTTATTGGAGGAAGTTTCAATGGAAAATTTTCTTTATAATACGTAAATCTAAAACCACCTGTTGAATGTAATCTACCTCTACAAACAGTTGTTATGTGAGTGCTTCCAATATTTAAAATCTTTCCTGCTTCAGAAAGACTGTTAAATTGTTGAATAAAATCACCATCCATTGAATATTGCAAACATTTTGTTTCGAGACCATTACGTCTACCTTTTGGCATTACAAAACCTTTCCCACTATAAGCAAATAATTGTTGGTTAAACAAGCGTTCTTTAAATAAATCAAGATAATGTTGTTCTCTGTCTTTTAGCAAAGCTTCGTCAATAACTATTTCAAGTATTTCAAATTTTAAAACGGCACTTAAATTATCATCACAATAAGATTGTAATATTTTATTTTTGTGTCGTTTTATATTTAAAGAATGAATGTGTTGAAACAATCTTTTTCTAAAAGATTTTTTTGTAGAACCTATATAAACTTTATCATAATTATCAAAATAAAGTTTATAAATTCCAATTTGTAATAATTCAGAATCTGTGATATTTGAACTATCTTTTGTGTTTTTAAATGCCTGTTTCATATAATTAAATTACTGTGAACACCACTCCAAGCAATACAGGAGGAAGACCTTTAAGAAATTCTAAAAAGTCATTAACAAGTTTTTTTAAATTCATTTGTATTTAATATTTAGTTTCTGTAATTGATTTATCAATTTAGGTTAATCATTTCCCAAGCAATTAGAGAAGATTCTACTTGGTGTATTGTATTTTCTGAAAAGTTTAAAGATTTCATTTGTTCAAATAACTCTTTACAAATTTGAATGTTATCTTTATCAAATTCTGTGTAAAACTCTTCAAGCAATTTATCAACATGAAAAGGTAAAAAATTTACTCCAAACTCATCATAAAAAATATTTGCTACTGAACGATTATCGTTATTTGGTAAATCAGTATCCATTACTGTAATATTTACAATTTTACCATCACGCACAAAAGAATATTCCGTAATACTTGCTGTTTGAATAATTAATTTTTTGACTAAATTTTCTAATTTATCAATTACTTCTACTGTAATATTAGAACCACTTACAGTCCAATGTAAAGGTGATGAACCACCATTAATAATAGCTATTCTATGACCTTTATACATTACATCTGTAAACCCATCATACATAGAAGGAACATTTACAAAAGTAAAAGTTTCATCATTAATTAACAATCTTGGGTCTATTGCTATATTTCGTTTCATTGAAAGTTTTTGTTTATAATGTTTGTAAAAAATTCTAATGAAACTTTTAAGTTTTTAGATTTAAAGTTTGAAGTTTCATCATACAACAGTTCTGCACTACTATAAATTTGGTCAATGGTGCAGTTATCATCAGTTTGATAATAATAAACTGTATAAAGTTTGTGTTGGTGTTTAAATGTGATTGCTTTCATTTATTTCAGGTTTTATTTCAAATTCTTTATGACAATATCCAGTTTGATTACTAATCTCATCACTAATATATTCTTCAATTTCATCTTCATCAGTAATATCAGCAGGAACATCAATTAATAAAGTTTTTGGTAACTTTACTTTTACACCATCAGTATCATATTTTATTTTAGATACTTTATATTGATTTGCTTTCATAAATTTTTAATGCTTGTTTTATAGCTTCTAAAGAAGCCTCATCACGAGTTAAGTACCCAAATCCCTCTGAAATAACAAAACCAGTATTTTTGCTTATCTCAAAAGACCAGTTGCTATATAAATTAGAAAAATCTAACATTGGGTGTACTGTTACATACAACCCAAGCTTATCTAATTCATTAAAGCCTGTATGTAAATCATTTACAAAAATACCCAGCTTATTAAATGTGGCAATACAATGATGTTGCAACTTTATTTTTTTAAAATCTATAATTTTCATAAGTTTATTTTTTAAAGTCAATTATTTCCTCACCAAAAAATGCTTCTTGAAATTTTTGTAAGGTTAAACTTTGAAGATTAATTTTAACTTTACTTCCCCAAACAACATTGCATGAAAATACAACATTACCATCTTTAGTAACAATGCAATCATCTTGTGTGATAAAAATTGAATAACCATAAATAGAATTTCTATTTTCTTCTTTTCTATTTGTGTTATTCCTTCTAAATTCGTAAAGCTCATAACCATTAGGTAATGTTGCTTCAATTTCAAATTTTTCCATAGTTTTTAATTGTGTTTAATTATTAAAATGTATTTATGTGTTCATTGACGCAACCTTCTAAATCAAACTCTGCTTCTGCTAATTCGTGAGTAGAAGATTTATCATAGTATTTAGTTATTTTACGAATATCTATCGTACAGGCAGGTTTCTCTACACTACAAAGTTGAGCATTACCCTCAATTAACGTTCCTTCTACTGTATAATTATCTGGTAACAAACTAACATTATATAACTTACCAATATAATCTATTGCTTTATCTGGTGTAACTTCGCCATCTATCAGTACAGAGTGCATGAAAAACATATAATCAGTTTTAGTTCTAATTGGTGTGCCTTCGGCATTTTTACACAATTGAAAAGCTGCTAAATCGTCAATCCACTTCTCAATATTTTCCCCTGCAATGAATTTCTTTTGGTATGCACTTTTGGTAAAAATAGGATACCTTGACATGATACGTAATATATTCTTCTTTGCAATTTTTCTATCAATTACATCTTCAGTAATGCTATTATGAACCCACATCCAGCATTTACGAATTTCCTCTGAACCAAAGTTCCTGTCGTTACCATTTGAGAATTGAACTTCATTAAACTCATTTTTTACTGCATTTTCTGCTGCATAGATTTGTTGTTTGTTGTAAACTTGCTCAAATAAAACTAATCTACTATGCTCATTCTTCCTTCCATAATCACTGTATGTTACAGGACTTTTATCTACTATACTATCTACTGCATTAGATGTAAGTCTTGTAGGACTAAATCTATACCTATTTGTAAGTTTAATCATTGTTTAATATCTGTATAGCTTTTTCTACAATTTCCATTGTTAATCCTGTATCCCAACCACATTTTAAGTAGTTATCTTTTTGTTCTAATAGCATATCATAATCATCATCTAATATAACATAAGTAAAGTCTTTACCATGAATTTTTCTTTCAAAGTTTTTTCCATTCTCACTATGTACATTAGTATCAATCCACTGGTCTATTTCTACACCTCTTGGAATTGATAGATGAATTGATTTAGATTTATCAAGATAATGATATGCTCTAATTGTAACTCCAACAATTTTATCTGAAAACAAAAAATTGTTCTCAGTCATATATTGTTTTGTATGTTCTACGGTTTTCTTTCTCCAACTACTTGATAATACTATTTTAGCGTCAGTTTTATCTAAGATAATTTTTAGTAACTCTTGTTTTGCAGGATTAATTGCCCACAAACCATTTTTAACAAAATCTGGTGTAGCAAGAACTCCATCTATATCTAAGAATATATATTTATCCATGTTATTTCTTGTTTTAAATACCCTACAATCAATCAAAATTCTAAACGACTATTATATCATTCAAGAAAAGATAATTGATTGTAGGGCAAATGTGAAGGTGTTTCACTAACGTAAAACTGTGTTATAATCCTTTTTCGGAGTTAAGCCAAACGCCAACTCTCATTTTAAAATCAAAATCGTATTTACCGAAACCATATTCTCTTTTATGGCGATTAAACTGTCCTTTATCATTGATTTTTTCATAGTTTTCAGTTAAGATTTTGAAAAATTCTATGTAATTATCTTGTTCAAGTAATGTTTTTAATTCTTGTTTCATTTTAGTTATTTTTTAGTTGTCTAATAAACTCACCTAAACGTATGTAAAAATCCCACTGTCCGCCAGAAATAAACTCTTGTTTAAATCTATTGAATTGTGTTTTTTGTTCATCAATCATTGTAGCTTTTTCCAACCATTCAAAACATCGGGAATAGTTAGCGTCATTTAAAGCGTCTTGAGCTTTTGTTAAATATTCTTGCATTACTTAATCAGTTTGTGTGTGAATAAATACGAAACAAGTTCGTTGTAAGTAAAACCGTTTAAATGTGTATTGATAAATTGTTCCATCAAATCAGAGTTAAGATTAACTCCAAACTTAGCCATTCTCAATGCTAAATAAATCATATCTCTTGTACCCAAAACACCAGATTTATCTTTTCCCATATTTGCTGAGAAAATATGATTTGTAATGTTTTTGCAAAGAAACGCTAAAGTTGGTTTAACTACAGGTAATTTTCTTTGTAAATCAACAAGTTTCTTATCATCATTTGTAATAAGATGTTTTTTATTAATACCAAGTGAAGCCATTGCAGCAGATACTGTCATATAATCTGGCAAACCACTAATTAATGTTTGAATTTCTCTGTAAATATCACTACCTTTTGCAACTTTTACAAAATCATCACTTTTCCATTTAGCAATAGCGTCATTAATACCTCCAAGTTTAGTAGAATCAAGTTCAATATCTTGGATGTAATAAATAACTAATCCTAATGCTGTTCTTGCTTGAAATCTATGTTGCCCATCAATGATTTTAAACTTATCATCAACTACAATAGGATAACAATGACCATAATCACCAAATGTCTTAATGCTTTCTTTTACCTTCTTAACGTGTTTATCATTTACAACTCTATTGTAATCTGAATCTATGATAAACTTGCTATAATCTTTTGTCTTGTAAATTGCTCCTGCTTGTAAATCCATTTTGTATATTAAATTAAATGTTAAACTTTATTAAAATAAAAACATCTCTAACCTTTGCAAAGTTAAAGATGTTTTCGCTATTTTCCAATTAAAATGAGAATTAATTTTGAGGAATAAGAGCTACTCTTACCATAACACCATTTACTTCAAGTGTTGGTAAGCCACTTAAATCAACCATAGAGCTATCTATTTGCAAAGCACCAAATCTGTATGCGTTTTTAATAGCCCTTGTTGTAATAGTATCTTCATTGCGTCTAATCTTACGATTGTATAAACGAATTTCTTCATCTTCCATAAGCCCAGCTAATTCAGGTACAATACCAATGTAATTTGGAAATTTTTCGTTTTTACCAAATGAATATACAAGGTACTTATCCTGAGCTAAACTATCTTGTTTTGCATGAGCTTTAAGAGCTTCAATACAAGCCTTAAACTGTTCATCGTTGAATAGACTTCGTTGGAACTTTCCATTGCCAGATAATACTTTGGCAATGTGTCTGAATTGGAGTAAAGTTATAACTCTGTTTCTCAACAATTCATAAAAATGTGAGTTCTTTTTTTGTGTAGTTGTCATAATTTTAAAATGGTTATTGTTAATTAATTTATTTGTAGTAATTCAATTTTGTTTTCAAATTTAAGCCCATTGTATTCTTCAAAATAATAGGCATAAGTTTTAGCTTTATACCCATCAAAAAACTCAATGTAGTCAATTGTACCAATTACATTTTCTGGCAGTAAATTGACCTTATCGCCAATTTTAAATTTTGGTTCTTGTTTCATAGTTCTATCGCATTTATTGTAAATTGTTGAGTTTCAATATGAACTAAGTTATCGGTTTTGTATTGATTATAAATTCTTTCAGCAACATCTTTATCAAAACCTAAATACAAAGTTTTAAAAGTAGATAAAGAAGAACTTGTAATCCTACCTTTATATACGTGATATTCTGGTAATGTGTACTTTTTCATATATCAAATTGTTTAAATAACCATTCTAAAGCTGTTCCTTTTTCTACTTCTAAAACCCATTGAAATTTTAACGCTTGATTAAGATATATTCTTTTATCAACTTCAAACGTTTTAGTATTTCCTTTGTATATAGCATAATTAAAGTTTGTAAAAACATAACCTGCCGTAACTCTAAACAAACATTCAAAGAAATTAGTGTTTAGAACTAAATCATGCAAAGAGAAACTACTTTTAAACTCACGATTTTCAGACCACCCTTCTACCATTAAAACAATACCATTATCAACAATTTCAAAATCGTTTAATAACAAATATTTAAAATTGTAAGGTATGTTTTCTTTATCGTAATCAAAACCATTTTTTACAGCTATATCTAATAACTGTTTAAACTTTTGTTCAGTACTCATAATATTAATATGTTATTGAAAGTATAAAGTACATTCTATTGTTATCGTCATACAATCTACTTCCATTATCATCATAAGACTTATGGAATATTATGTATCTGTTTTTCCCAATACTTTTCTCTACCCAAATCTTGTTATCGGTAAGACCTAATATAGTTAGGTATTTCTGAAAAAGATTGTAGTCGTAGAAGTAAATACGAAACAAATAAGGGTCATTTTCTTCCTTCTCAAACTCATATTTGAGATATACATCTTTCACACCCAAAGCACTGTACTTTGAATAATCCATTTTAGAAAACTCACAAAGTCGTTCAATACTAAATGGTACGTTCAACTCTTCTACCTTTTTTGGTAGTTTCTTTTTATTTGTAGCTTCCTGAGCATAAGAACTCAAAGAAACAATCATCAGTAGTAGGGTTAAAATTTTATATTTCATACAGTTACAATTTAACTATTATCTTTTGTCCTTTTTTAATTTTGTTTATGTTGTTCAACTCCAAGATTTCATAATATGATAATCCTGTAAACTTGTTTTCTACTTTTTCATCATCAACTTTAACTTCATACAAAACGTAATTATCAAGTTGAGAACGCAAATCATGGTAACGATTATTCCAGCCACTAAGAAATTTATTTTGAGTCTTCCTTTTAGCAGCTATGTTAGACCTTACTACAATAAAAGATGATAAGATAAAGTGAGCAAACTTATTTTGTTCTTCAACACTTAAAGTGTTTACCCAAACAATAAAATCATTCTCCAACCTATTAAGATTGTTAGAATTAAACTTAAATTTCTTCCCGTATTGTTTGAATATCTCATCATTAAGTCTAAGCATAGCTCTATTACCACCCCAATATAGCTCAGTAAGTACAGTTTTAATCTTAAAATGATTAATTCTATCAGTATGATATAAACTTTCAAACTTCTTAATAAATACCTCAGTATCTTTTGAAGTTAAAGTCATAAAATGTTCCTTAGATGGTTTAATACCATAAATAGCTTCACACAAAGAGTTATAAGTTCCAAACGTAATGCCCCCCATAGTTTCTCCACCAGCATCATGTTTCTGATTAGAGTAACCACCTTCCCACTTAACAATATGTGGAATTAAAATTTTTTCAGCAAAATCAACGTTGGCTTTTTTCTCAATTAAACTATATTTGCTATCAACAGGAATTACTGAATTTAAAGAGTCAATGACTTGTTTGTTTTCTGGTGTAAGCTCAAATTCAGTAAGTTTATTAAAACCTTGTGCACCTAACCAATATGTAAGTAGAAATAAACATATCCAAAGTGCAACTTTAATTTTTTCACGTTGATACATAAATCTCCAAATTATTTGACGGTCATTTTTCTGATATGCAAATGCTAATTTAATACCATCTAAGTATTCAGCAATAGCGTCTAATTCCTTATCAATCTTCTTATATAAAAACAAAAAGAAATAATAAGTGGCAGTCAATAGTATTTTCAATATCTTCCTGATAGTATAAAACATAAATTGTTTGCGTTTACGCAATATGTTTGTGAGTGTTAAAAAAATTTCGTAAATATAAATGATTAAACACTCACAAACAAATTTAAGTTCTATATTGTTTTATTATTACTTAATACCAACAAACGTAAGTAAAGAATTTACCCATGTGTTTAACTTTTCACGTCTTTTATCATTAGTTTTTATCCAATGTAATGTTTCAAGTTTATAAAATGTAATCATGCGGTTTCCTTTATAATTTTTCTCTTGGAAAGAGATAAAATCACCTTTTACAAGTAACCAATCGCTACAGTAATAATGCTGACTAACAGCTTCTTTTTCTGTATCAAATATTTCACCAGGAAGTATGTAATTTAAACACCCTTCCATCTCATAAAAATCTTTTAGTATTAGTGTGTACTTTGTCATTTTGTTTTTTTATTTAAAAGTTTTGACTAAACCAACTTTCAAACGACATAGCTGTAGGAAACCAAGTCGGATAATCAGTTTTTGTATGTTTTAAATGTGTTCCTGCCTCAAATGATTCTTGTAAATCGCTTTTTGTAGCAATCATTTCTGATTCTAAGTAAGTAACAACATAACCAGCATAAGGCTCGTGTAAGTATGTACTATTCTCATACTCAACTTTTACAATTTCCTTAGCATTAGCCATATTACTTAAATGCTGATTAACCAAACCTAACACACAAAGATACGCAGGTGCTTTTAGTCTTATCACACTTTCTTCTTGTATACACAAGCTTAGAAATGTTAAAGGGGTGTCGTTATCTACGGATATAAATATTGTCTTTTCCATATTACAAAAGGTGTTTTAATGTGCCAAATAAAAATGTCAGCCTTTGTGAAGTTGGTTTTTTAATCCAAGAATATAATAAACAAAGTTCTACACTTTGCTGCCCACCATAAAATATAGGTAAATCAATCATTTCATCAGTATAACCTGCTTTACACAAAGCCTCAATAAATGAAACTTCTCCTTCTTCCCAATTAGATACAAGGTCGTTAAGAGATTTATTTTCAGATACGTTATCATAACCGCCAGATGAATCCCAATACATTGAACAAGTTTCTGTATCTACACCTAAATTAAATGTACGACTTCTTTTAAAATCAAAAGCGTACAATAAACCCATGTTATCTGTATAACCATTATCACAAGCTACTTGTAACAATGTTTTTAGTTTTTCTTCGTTAGTCATGTTTTGTAGCTATTTTATCTAAAAATAATTTATTGTGTTCCATACAAACTTCAAGAACTCCTTTTGTTGCTACATTTGGAGATTTAATGTATTGTTCAATCACGTCAGTTGTAGTTGAAAGCATATCTTCCAATGTTTCTTTTGGATTTCTTTTATACAAAAAAAGTTTGTCTTTAAGCCATTCTTCTGTAGTCATCATAAAGTTTACTTTTCAGGTATAAAAGAATTGCCACACTTAATACATTTTTGACAGCTAATAAAAGTTGTAGTAGTTATTTTACTACCAAATTCACTAAGCAAAGTCTTAGTGTGCATTGTTTTTGATGGCTTACACTCTCCTCCACATTTTTTACAGATTATCATGTTCAATTCTAATTTTAGTGTCTGAATATTTGTTGATGTAATTTGTAAGTTTACCTAATGCAATTAAACATTTATGTAAGTTCCACAAATGACCTTCTTCTTTGTGCCCAACCATTATCACAGTAGGTTGATTTAGCTTATCAACAGGACTATCAACCTCATTGATTGGTAAATAAGTTAAATTTTTCATTTTGTTATAAAATTAGATTTTTTAAATGATTTACAATGTAAGTAAGCTAAATCAATAGAGAAAAGCTCCCCATTATACAAAATAGGTTTAACTTTATGACATGGAACTTTTGGATTATAACTTGAATATACAGCTACTTGCCAGCCATCATGCGCTCCATTATTTACTAAAACAAGCTCTCCTTTTTTAAATTCTTCCATATTATTATTTTATTGAAAAACACCATGTATCGTATAAGACCTCATTCCAACCTTCACGAATGTAAAGATTAATACAATATGCTGATAACTTTAAAGTTTCAGCTTTTCTATGACAACTTTCTTCTGAATTAAATCTCCCTATGATACTTTTATCAGAAGGGAGATTATTAAATAGTTCAAACATTATCTGACTTTTAATATTTGATTATAAGTTATTGTAGCAGTCGCTTGCGTTGCACTTACCCAAGTACCATCTGCTCTTTGATAACTTTGTACAACATCACCATGTAAAGAACTACCTTTTGTAGAAGTAAATCTAACTTGGTAGCCGCCAGCAATAATCCCTGTAATAATAGCATCACGAGTTGAATGTGCACCAAATGGGTCATAATTAACCACAACAACAGTATTCACTTGTAAGTTTTGCTTATTAAACGTAGATTGACTTGCAACGTTTTTTTTGTTTTTGTTCGGAGTTAGCCATGAAAATTTCATAGTAGTAGTATTTAATGGTTATAAAAATGGTTTTAAAGCTAAAAACTTGTTCTAAAAAAACAAACACTACCCAATTTAATTAGATAGTGTTGTGGTAAATGATTTGTGGGGAAGAAAGGAATTGAACCTTTGACAACTGGTTATGAGTCAGACGTTTTACCATTAAACTACAACCCCGTAGTTACTAACAAAATACAAAATTAATAAAAATAAAACGACACAAGGAGTCGAATCTTGCAGAACTTCGTTCCTCCCATTTTTTACGGGGGATTCACCTTGCCGATGTGAACTGTCATTTTATTTTATTAATTAAACTACAACAATACTGAAATAGAAATCGGGGGATTTGAACCCATCCGCTACAACCAATAATTTCCATAGGCGTTTCAGTCACCTTATTGTAGTAGTTTAGATGAAGTGCCAAGAATCGAACTTAGATTATCTGCGTCAAAGGCAGATGTAATGAACCGTTATACCACACCTCATTATATAAATACAAAATTAAGAAAAACAAATAGCAATACAAAATATTCGTACTGTTATTTCAAAATAAAATTAATAAACTTAAAAAACATAAACTAATTCTTTATCAAAGACCTCACTTCATCAGAACTTACACTTGTTCTTTTAGTTTTCACAACCACTCTTTGACCTGAAAGATTTGTCGTATAAACATTTTGTACAAGTGTAGCTTCCGTAGGTTTGTGTGAAGGTAATATTTTTTTACTAATAAAGAAACTTACCTTATTTGCTGGCATATCATATTTTACAATAAGACCACCTTTTACAGTCTTAAAGTAATACACTAATCCTGTACTATCAGACTTAATGTCTAACAATTCAGATTTCGTAGCCCTTACAGTTGATTTCTCCACAAGAATACCTGAGATATACCACTGGTTCTTGTATGAAAACCCTGCTTTACCAGCTTTTACAGCATCTCTCAAAGCTCTTTTAAAAGAACCTTTTGTTGAGTTAGCTGTATCTGATACAGTGATTGAAGTAAACTCTCCATTAGAGAATGTACCTGCTTTTACTTCATATTTGCTTTGAGCAAAAGTGAATGATACGACAATTAGGAGTAACAAAGTGGTTACTACAACTAATTTAAGTGTGATTGATGGTTTCATTTTTTTTAATTTTAAATGGTTTGAAAAGTTAATAAAGTCATTATCCAGCATTAAATGATGCTAATACACGACCTTCACCTTGATTATTGTGGGCAATACCAATCTCTCTAACAGTTAAGTTATCTGAGAAATTGTAACATTCTTCTTTTGCATACGCAATTGCTTTTTCTTTGTTTTCAGCAATAACTACAATTGAATCATAATCATCGTATCCCCAATCATCATTTGTTGATATTAAATAAATCTTCATGGCTAAATGTATTTTTGTTTGTGTTTTACATAACCAGATTTAACTTTACGTTTTTTATCTGGAACTGTTTTTTGTGTGAGTTTTCTTTGCACAATACTAATATCATGCTTTATACTACCTGTTGTATTCATACTTATACAGTTAAACCTTTGAGGATAAATTTACTCATATCGTATAGTTTTGTATAGGTTGTATCAGTATTTGCTTTCCAAATAGCTAATGCTATATTAAGCTGCTGTTCACTATCAAAACCACCATTAGGAAAATTTGGATACTCCTCTTTTTCAATTTCCCAAAAATCATATTCCTTATTAAAACGAAATGGATTTCTACTCCATTCTTTTTCAATAGAAATTCTTTTTTCAACCATTAACGAAATTCTTTGTAGAATATTATCGTCAAAGTTAAAGTTTTTAAACAAAAAATCGTATTTGTTCATATTTAGATTGATTTAATTTTGCCTTGAATTGTAAGTTTACTGTCCTCACTAATGAAAATATAAGGTTCTACACCTTCTTCGTTTATCCAATTTGCATTGATTTTAATATCAATTACAAATAGATACCTTTTACTACCTACATTATCAGCAATAGGTAAACCTTCAACAAATTCAGGCTTAAAATCTAAACCTAATATTGTAGAAGTTAAACTCAATTGTCCTAAAAAATAACCAAGAGTTTCATACATCTCTGCAAAATCATCTGCAAAGATATGTTCATTAAATGTTATTGTTTGATTCATATTGTAAATGTTGGTTTGTGTTCTGATATTTCAATATCATTTATTACTTCATCTAAATTATCTCCACGTACTACATAAATATTAGAGATACTTTTAAACAAAGACCTAAGATACAAAGGATATTCAACTTCTACTTGCAATAATTCTTTTAACTTTCCTAAATCAGGTAAACCAAAATGTTTTGATTCACCATAAAAATATAAGTTATTATCTACAATAGAAACGTACCCTCCACCAATCGCATTAGCAACAGAACTATGATAATCATCAACCGAAATCGTTGTAATCCTGTCGTTAGTATAAACAAATTTGCGTGTCATAAATTGATTTTAAAAAATTATTAAACTTCACTGCGTTCATTTTAATAGATTAAAATTTTAGACATATAAACTATCATCTAATAAAAGATAATAGTCTATAAGTCAAATGTAAGAGTTTTAGAGTGTTTTAATAAAGTCTGGATAAGCTCTAAAATGTTTTGCATCACCAAAATCATTTACAAATAAAATGTTAAGTTGGTAATTTGCCCAAAATGATTTTTTGAACTTGTATGTTTTATCTCCTTCAAATAAATCCCAAAGTAAAGATTGTGATTCTATAATGTGGGCAATTATTTCAGGACTTTCCAACTTATCTTTTATTTCAAGATAAGCATCTTCATAAGTTTTAGTATTATTGACTTTAAAAGCCAAAGAACCTTCTGTACCGTCATGTACAAATAATATTGCAGTTTGCATAATATTTTTATTTTAAAATCAAACAATAGTTACATTAAATGATTACATCGTCTCATCTGTATTTATTCGGACTGTGAACCGATATTGTTTTATTTTAAGAAAAATAACCACCAACCTATTGTAATAATAGATTGATGATTATTTTTTTTATTTTATAGCACGTCTTGCCCTCATAATTGAATCAAGTTGTACTATCTTTTCTTTTTCTACATGACGCACATCACGAGGAATAGAGATAATACTACCATCTTCTAATAAATAACAATTAAATTGCTTCACCATACCAACAGACAATGGTACTTTTGGAGCAATAAAAATACTCCAACGAGCCACAACGTTTACAGGCTTACCATCTTTCAGCAAAGATACACCCTTAGTATCATTTGTAGCTTTTGTTTTAACTATGGCAGAATCTCCATAATTAGTGTAGACAGCCACTTCAAATGCTGACTGAGCCGATACTGAACCCACAATCCCTAAGATTGCAATAAGAACGAAACCTAATAGAATAGGCAAAATTAATTTTCTCATAATTTTTGTAAAGTTAAATGGTTATGTAAAATGATTTAATTTTTTTGTGTTGTGTTTTCAAATATTCCAATACTCAAAGTTAATGAAGCCAAGCAAAAGAATATTTGTGGTAGTAACAAAGGGATAGTGTAGCAACTTAATAAACAAGTAGCCACACCTAATCCAAAGATTGTATTTTCAATGTGTGATAATTTCATAACATAAATATTTTGGAAACCCGTTATTCACCCTACTTGATTTCTGGTGATAACGGGAAGTTTATTTTTAATCGTTTTCGTATTTAGCCCAAGACCTTTCTAAGCGTTCTTGGTACTCGTCATCAGACTCTTCATAATCCATAAAATCTGAATCATCAAAGTCTTCATCTATTTCCCAATCTAATTCTAAATCGGAGAAATCCATTTCTACTTCAAAAGAGTTTTCCATAGTATTATAGTTTAATGAGTAAAATTGCACGAATATACCTAACAGCTACCATAGCTATTAGTAACCACAAGCCCCAATTACTAAACATACTTACCCCTTGCATTTGGAATAAGTTGTAAAAAATACCAAACAACAGTATTAAAACTATTGTGGTAAATATTTAAAAATAAGTTTAATTGTGCTATATAAGGGACTCGTACCCTACTAATGATGTTACTCACCACTTTCCCTTCTCTTTTGAAGATTGAGAGCCTACATGGCTTTATAGCAGGTATTGTTATTAGTCTTTCCTAATAGTCTTTGGAACATTATGTGAAGGTTTTAAAGATATACACCTACAAACTTAAAGAACTAAAACATTTCTCGCCACATTACGTGGTTGAAGATAGCCTTTTTTAAAACACTTCCGTCAGGTTGAGTTTCCTCAACTGATTGACGTTCAGTGGTTGATTGAATACAAGTAATTTGAGGATGTTCGACTTTGTATCTATCCTCTACAAAAACAGATGAAGTTTTACCCCACCCTACTTCTGTACCATCTTCTGACACATAGTAAGTGAGTCTTGCTGACACCATCTTTCTTTCTATCAATAAGTTAGCCCACATTGTAAGAGTAGGTTCACCAACACAGAAAAAATGTGTTGCACCAGCTTTGATTGCTTCAGCTACAATGCTTTTCGCAAGCTCTTGAACTTCTTGTAAAGTAGCTCTTGCAGGAATTTGGCTCATTTGAGCTTGTAATTCTGGTGCAACTTCACCAAGACTTACAATACTGAAATCAACAAATTCAGTAAACGCTTCTCCACCGTCACCAGTGGGAATACCACCATTATCAGAAAATTCTCTGATAACAGTTTGAGTAGAAAATTGACTTTGAAAGCCGTCAATTTGGCTTTGAGTAAGAGTGTGGCTAAATGCCACGAAAAGAGTAGTTTTCATCGTATATGAGTTTTAATTAATTTAAAAAAATGCGGTCAATGAAGTATTCGATACTCCTTTTCTATTTAAAGTTCTGTTATAGCAGCTTATGATTTCATATATGTTTGTGATTACTCACTGTTGCTATAACAACACATATATTACTTTACATAATTTTACTTTAAAGAGAAATTTCCCTTATTATTGACCATTTGTTTATTACCCTTTCGGGTCTGCACAACGTAAAGAGATACACGAACCTTAGTTTGCTCTCCAAGTCATCACGTCTGATGAAGTCTGTTATTACTAACAGTTACTACTCTTTTATCTTATTACAACAAGGTATCGGTTTAAACCTGAACCGTCTTTTACCTTTTAACTTAACATAAGGTTGTTGTAATAATATAATTGAGGCAATCATTTCTGACTGCTGCCACCATTTGAAATAAAATATTGTTTCGTCTCTGCGTTTTCAACTCTTAGCAGTATTCATTTGAGCCAACGAAACTTTTACTTCAAACTTTATATGGTCTCTTTCGAGCCGATATTCAATAGACATTGTATAGTCTATTAGTATTCTATAACCCAACACACTTTAAAACGGTTATATGGAAGCTATGATTACCTATGTATTGTACTTCTACACAGATGCTTCGTTGTATTGTTAGAACATTATTTCTGTTAGCCCTTTTTTTCTATGTCTCACAACATAGCCTACTTCGGAGTCCAGATGCCATTAACAATATATTCGAGTTCGTGAAATCATCAGGACTTGAACCTGAAACCTTTTTAAAAATAAACAACTGATTAAAAGTTTTCGTTTCTTCCCATTCTGCTGGGCTTTTATTATCTTTTAATCACTTCAACAACTACGTTTAAATTATAAGTTACTATCTTCACTTATAAAAAAAGCTGTTGTTTATTTTAAAATGCTCTGACCAATTGAGCTATGAAATCTTTTTTACTATACCCTGCTTTTATTCAGGAGAGTTACTACTCTTTCAACCGTTTCGTGGTCGTCTTACGTTAGAAGATTATTAGTCTTCTACAACTATCCACAGAAGATTTTCATCTATCAATGGAGTTGTTATAGAGTTTCCTTGCTCATCACAAGGTTCCACTCCTCCTAATGGGTTTCCCCAATCTTCCGTGTGATGACACACGATTTCTTGAGAAGGTTGATTAAGAACCTTCTCAACTGGCACTGTGACGAAATTTGAGCCTAATCACCTTTGATACTCTATGGTATCCCTGCTCAAACAGGATTATGTTTTTAAAAACATACAAAAAATAGAATTGTTGTTCAATCCTCAATAGTTTAAATAATCATGCGATTACCCAACTCTACTATTGATTAAGGAGTTTATTTCCCCTATCAGTGTACACTATTTTTCCCAAAAGGATTCAAATAGTTCTATGTACTGTGGATTTTCTTTCCACATTTTACGAGCCTCTACAAGACTCATAAAAGTACATTGGCGATACACATCACCGTTTTGAAGATGATTCTGATGAATCTCTTCCATTTGTTGCTCTGACAAATTATCTGAGCAGTAAATATCACAATAAGCACTCCCGTACTCATTGTTAAAATAGCCAATTACTTGGCTTGAAAATAATGGCATTTTATCTCGCTTCTTTAATGACGTAACGAGTTCGTCTTTTAAGTTAAAATCAACTTGCAAATATACAATAGATAGTTCTAAAAGAAGAATAATCTAATATAAATTTGCAAGTTTAAGTTTTATTTAGCTTTCCCAATACCATTGTTTGATGGCACTAAGCTCTTCTATTGAAGAATAAAACATAGGATAATCATGCCCTCCTTCAAAAGTAAAAGATACGTGCAATTCCCCATTTTCACGATATGGATTGCCAAATTTCTCGTTTGGCTTTGGTTCAAATGTTTCTCTATTAAGAATCACATTCCCTTGTTCGTCAATAAATACTTCTTGTGTCATATTTTTCTAAGTTAAAATTTGCCTTTACAATGATACAGGATAACGACTACCCCAAATAGTGCAATCTTCACCATCAATAGTGTCGTAGCCAATAGGAGTTTCAATTTTCCCATTTTCGTACTGATTAAATTCAACACCTTCAACAGAAATTGATTCGCCAGTATATTTGCTTAACGCTGTAAACTCCGATACAACTTCTCCATAAGTTATACCATTTATTACTAATGTTTCTTCCATGATATTTATATTATTTAGTATTTGAAAATGTAAAATTAAGAAAATTTATGGTTACTGTTTCGGGTTATCCCCTAAGTGTCGTTAGATACTTATTTCATCAGGTTTATACACGTATCTTACGTTAGTAAGATACTCCATAGTGCATATAAACGACAGAGGTGTTTTAAGAACACCTAAACTAATATCCCATCTCAAACCAATATGTACCTCTATCAGATGTAGAGAGTCCACTACGAAATGATTCGTAATCTTCTTTGGTAACAAAAAATGTTTCCATAGTTTCCCCAATTACTTTTATCAAGTATTGTCTGTTGGAGATGTCAGACTCTTTGCTTAATTCTCTTAAATCAGCAAAAGAAAGTATTCCTCTATATATAACTAACATGTTTTTAAATGATTAAATGTGAGATTTCCCTGTGTCAAGGTATTTAATAAGAAAAAGATTAGATAAACCAAAACAAAAGTTTAGACAAGCCTAAATTATTTGTTAGAGTAGACTAAAAATAGACACAAACACCTATGACGACACCGTTATATTTTCTTACACGTTTTACTGTTGAATAGTAAAAATGTTTGAAATGACTGAGTCAAGGTATTTTATATTTTAAAAGAATAGAGAACTCTAACATTCTCAATATTCTTTATTAATCTATTAAGTCAATAGATATAATATCTTTGACAAATATCTTTTTAGGTATATTTTTAATAATGCTATCCTCGTTAAAAGAACCAAATCCAAATTTTAAAGGAAAATCACAAACATAAGATTCTTTGGTATATTCCCTTGTTTCTTTGTCAATACCTGCAAAAAATAAAATAGTACACTTCATAAAAGTAAAAATTAAAGTGTGAAAAAATCAATTAAAAAAAATACATACCTTATATATAGAAATATACAAGGTATGTATAAGACTTACTACATAGACGTAATTTCACTAACAGCAAAAGTGGGTCTTGTATAGGTTTCTGAAGTCAACGGATTCTCTTCACCACTTTTGATAGTAGTAAACTTTAAAGCAAACGGTTGCCCATAATTGCAATGATTCCAAAAGTTTTCAGATTCACCGCTAAATTTTTTCAATTCAGATAACGACGGCAAAGTGATTTCCTTTTCCGTATCAATGTTAATTGCAATGATACGTTGTGTTTTTTTGTTGCCTGATGCCTGCACTTCTTTTGTTTTTACAGTATCATCATCATTGAAAACAACCTGCATATTAATTGCCTGCTCTTCTTTTGAACCATAAAACAAGGAACTTGTTACATATTTTTCTGCATAGGCAGTTAAGCTATTAGTTCTACTTGCTTTTTTGGCATCAATTTGTAACTGAATTGCTGCTTTTTTGTTTGCTGGTGCTGCTGCTAATTCTGCTAATAATTCTGTTAATGATTTCATATAAATAAATGGTATGGTATTTTTGTGTGAGTAGATTAATAGGTATATCACAATTTAACCTTTGTATGCTATTAAAGAAAACATACACAACTGTTATTAGAATAGTACAACAAAGTTAAGACAAAACAACGTGTTAAGACTTAAACTCTATTGGAATAATCCAATTTTGACAGATTTAGTTTCATTACTTTCGTAATTACTTATCTTGTATGCCACGTAAAGGCATCTGTCATATACAAGTTAAAAAACTTTGCAATAGTTGTAAGGAAACTATTTAACACTGCAAAGAGAAAAAAGGGATACCCTTTTATTCTTATCCTAATATCTTACAAGTGTGTTAAGCCTTGCAAGATAACGCCTTACTATGCACATTAGAATAAGAATAGATTAAGCAACTAACACCGCTTAATTGATTCTGTTACTTTACATTACTGTAAAGCTATTCTTTTTTATAAAATCAATAGACTGTTCCCAATAGGAAACAGTATATCAATTCTATTTTCTAATACGCTCTTGATGGAGGGTCAATTATGAGATGGTATCACCCTTAGAACACACACATACAATTTTATTATCAGAAACTATAATCCCATTAAAAAGTGAGGGGGTATCATTACTAATATAGGTACTGTGTAAAAATTTATAACGGTTAAAGATATTAAATTCAAAAGGGGGAGGGGTATAAAAATAGTAGTACAATTTTTTACATAGAGAAAATCACTGTAACTCATTGAGTATCACAGTAGTTATACCACTATTTAACTATACTTGGATTTGGTACAAAGTAATTAATATTACTGCTAAAACGAGTTTGTCATAATATCCTTGTAAAGCTCTAACAATCAATAAGTTATATCATTTTTATCATAGTAATTTTTTGTACTGTATATTACAAGAATAAAAACATTATACAAATAAACATAATTAGTACAATTATTTGTATTTATAATAAATTCTTCGTATCTTTGTAAATAATTAGAACAATCAATGGCTGCGAGAAAGAAAGAATCATCAAGAGTATACAAACCATTATTTGAAGAAAAGGATTTAGGTATTAATCCTTTTGTATGTGGGTTACAAATACCAGTATCTACGTTTACCCAGAAAGATACTTATCATAAAGACAAGGATGGGGATTTGATAAACAAGCAATTGGAGATGGAATATACTCCATTTACAAAAGTTTATACAAAAGCTATTCACAGACAAATTATAAATGGGCTATCTGACAAATCACAAAGGTTATATTTGTGGTTAATATATGAAGCAGACTCAAATAAAGATTTTGTGTGGATAAATACAAAAAGATATATGGATGAGAATTTAATTAAATCTCTCTCTACATATCATAATGCGATAAAAGAATTAACAAGGTATTGTATAATACAACAATCAGTAGTTAAAGGGATATACTGGACAAACCCAGATTTCTTTTTTCAAGGGAATAGGGTAACTAAATTTCCAAACAATGTAGTGTATAGGCAGGGGTATGAAAATTAACAAGATGGTTTCCTCCACCGCACACTGTACCAAAAATACCTTAACGTAGCCACACAAGAAAATAGCATAATTATTTGCACAGTACAAAAAGTTAGTATAACAAAAATAAAATGAGTAACTTTGAATTATCAGAAAAAGCATTAAAGGAAGCATTTGCAAGTCTATATAAAAAGATAGAGACTTCGCCAGAACTTCCTTCCCCAAAAATACTTTGTAATAAAGCTATGTTAGAAGGTTTTAGAGAAAGAGGTTTAACAGAAGAGCAGTTGAAAGAGTTAATAGTTAATTATGAAGATTTAATTGAAGAATAAAATGAAACCAAAAATACATAAAGATTGTATAATCTATTTTCACTTACCTTCTAATTGAGCAGAGTTAATATCAGAAGATATGAACTACACTTGTTTTGGAGAAAATGTTGGAGAAAGATTAGAAAACATGATTAAGAATTTTGAAACCCACAATATATTAATTGAAGGCTTTTACAAAGTGATACCAATAGATAATAGAAAAAGAGTAGATTATAAACCAAGTTTAATTTAAACAATTAGAGAACATGAAAAAATACTTAGTTAATTATTTAGATGTGTACAGTTCTAATACTGTAATGGAAATCCTTACAAAACAAGAACTTGATAACATATTAGCTTCTCCAAAAAAGTTTGAGAATGTTAGTTACAGAGAAGTTGATACAAATGATATTAATAAAATTAAAAAGTAAATACCAAGCAAATAAAAAGTGCCTTAAAACTTTCACAATTGAGTTTTAAGGCACTTTCTTTTTTAAGTTGATACAATATAGGTTTAAAATTATCTTAGCTTATAATTGAAATATAAAAGTTTTTATACAAACATTTTCTCTTGAATTGTGCTTACAGAATTAATAATACGATTACACCATATATCAAAATGCTCATTGGTATTTTTAGAGCCATAAGTAAAACTCTCCTCTATTGTTTTTGCAATACTACTATTTCCATCACGTTCTAAAACTTTTGAATAATAAATGCTAACACTATAGTCTGTAACATCTATTTTTAAAATTTCCCCCAATGCCCTCTTTACATAAAATATTTTTCTATTACCATCAACAGTAGAAAAATCACACTCAACATCCTTAAAAAAATCAAACGGTAATTTATTACAAATTACTGCATTATACATTAACATTTTATTTATTATCATATTACAAAGCGTTTTTAGAGAAGTTACCAAAAGACATACTACCATTTGTTGTAACCTTACCTATCATTGATTTACTATTATCAAGTGCATCATTACCGCCATAATATGTAGGATTAAAAGTTGGGAGATTGTTTGTTGTAATATAATCTCTTGGTTGATTAAACCATTCCCTTAATTTATCTGCTTCTATTTTTTCTTTTGAAACTATTGTATAATCATTATAACCATTCTTTACTATAAAAGAATTTAGTTCGTTAATACTAACAGAATCTTCTATCATTATTTGTTTTAGTTTTGTATCAATTGTTAGTTTCATAAATAAATAGTTTCTGTTGTTAATTTTCTTAATTGTTCAATTATTTCACCTTTACTATAATCCTCAGATTCTAACTTTTCTATTATTTTATTTAGTGTAACAAATTCTCTTGATGTTAGTAGACAAACAGAGGTCATTACTTTAACTTTTGAAGAATCTGTCATTGATTCACTATAAGTTTGTTGTATAAATTCTGAGTGATTAATTTTTATTTCATTAAATACTTTATTAGTAGATTCTTCTTTTACTTGTTCTAAGTCAGATATATCTATCATAGGTGTTCCATATACAAGTTTCTTCATTTTAATTTACTTTTTTATTACAGTTCTTACACATTAAACTTTCACTATCACCATTTGGTATCCTAATTATTTTACATTCATTTTTATTAGGGCATGAGGCGTTAGCTTGATTAGGTGGTATTTCTATTTTAAGTTTCATTATTTATTAAAATCTATAACTTTTGGTAAATATCCTTTTGCCCCTAATTGTGCAATATTATTTTTTACAGAAAGATTTTTTAAATACACTTCGTTACCACTTTTTGTATCTGTGCATTTTAATATATCAATAGAATCTGTTTCTTCTGAAAAAATAACCCCTTTCAATTTAGTGTAATCTTTTTCTGTGATTTCAAAAAGACCACTTGGATTGTATTTTCTCAACTTATATGTTTTCATATTTTTATTCAAATTCTTTTGGGTAATAGTTTATCTTAATTTTTAACTCTTGTCTTTCTAAATATTCAATTCCCCTATCCCTAATGTTCTCCCAAATAGTTTTAGTTTTATATTCAGGTATTACAATTAAATCAGATAAAGTATATTCTATTTTATAATCTGAGAAGTTATCACGTATTGTATCTATATCATTATCTAAGCAATAATCAATAGCTTCCTCAGTAGATAATTCTCCAAACTTAGGTATTGATGAAAGATTAATTAGTCTCATTTGATTTTTTATTCATGTAAATATTTACACCATAATTAATTACAACTAAAAGAGCAAAAATAATAATAATTGTACTCATGTTTTTATAGGGAGGTTAAATTTAGTTTATTGGTAATTTAATTATATAATCAGTTTCGTAACATTTATGGAGAATTTTCTCGCCATTAACTTCTTTTTCTCTATCCCTACTTTCATTTCTTGTATAAGAGGTAAGTTTAAAGTTGTCTATAATACTTTTAAAATTTTCGCTTATTAATTTACTAATCTTATTATCAATACCAAATCTATAAGTATCTCCTCTACCTGTGATATTGGTAATGTAAAATAACTCATTTTGCAAATTTTGTTTGAATAAAAACTCATATTCAGCATCATTTCCATCATACCAGTCAATACTCAGACGAATAATGTACTCATTATAAGATAAAAACCTATCAATGTATTGTTCGGCATCTTTTTTTAATTCCCCAATAATCCATTTTAATTTAGATATAACATCACCAGAATATGTATCAGCAGGAAAGCCAATATACGGAGTTTTGTCAAATATAGATATTGGGATAACAAACACATTATAAATAAAAGAATTATCATTTGCAGCTAAGTACACTAAATCCTCTTTTTGTTTTTCCGTTAAATCTTTTATGTTATCTCCCATTAAATCTTGTACTCCAGAAGTTCTCCAAACAAAAACATACTTTCCATGTTTATAAGTTTGTACTTCTGATACATACATATCATATACACAATTTACATTAATACCTAATGCTTCTATTTCTTTTCTCAACACATCTCGTTTTACAAAACAAGGATATTCACTTATATTGAATGTCTTTAAAGTTTCCATTTATTATTTTTATCAGTTTTAATTTTGCACAAAGATATAAATAATAAAAATCTTTATCAAATTATTGTGATATTAAATTATTTGTACTTAAATTTGCATTATAAAACTAATGTTTATGAATCAAAAAACAAAAGACATTCTATATGCGTTTTCAGCATCAGCTATTTACATATCTTTATTGTTATACAATTGGTATTTAGCGAGAACAGTAGAATTAGATGAATACAATCCAGAAGAACAACAAGACAAAGTAAACAAATATTTTAAAGATTTAGTAGATGATAACTTGTGGCTAATGACTACTTTATCAGTAATATTAAATTATTGGATTGCTGAAATAATTATATTAATATTTACATTAATTTTTTAGTAAATAAAATAATGTATTTCAAACAGTTAAACCCAAATACCTAAGTATCATAGTATTTGGGTTTTTTGTTTTTATAGACTATCTTTGCAATCCTTTTTAAAATTATAAACAATTATACAATGCCAAATATATTTGAAAAAAGAACTACGTTAAAACCTTACGAGTACCCAGAGTTAATAGATTTTGTAGATGCTATAAACCATAGCTATTGGCTTCATAGCGAGTTCAATTATAACAGTGATATACAAGACTTCAAAGCAAATTTGAGTGTCGTAGAACGAAGTGCTGTAACAAATGCAATGCTTGCAATATCACAAATAGAAGTAAATGTAAAAAGGTTTTGGAGTAACTTGTATAATCAATTCCCCAAACCAGAATTTGATATGCTGGGTGTTAGCTTCGGTGAGTGTCATATTGAAGGCACTGAAATACTAACACCAAATGGATGGGTAAATTTTGAAAAAATAAATGTTGGTGATTTAGTAGCACAGTATACTGAAGATTGTAAGATTAATTTTACACCAGCACTTAGGACTATTAAAGAACATTACTCTGGAGAAATTCACAAACTTCACAAAAAAGGTATTGATGTACAAATCACACCAAATCATAGAATCGTGTATTTTGATTCAAAAGGAAACTACACATCAAAAAGTATTAAAGAACTTGGTGTAAAAAATAGTAATAATTTTTTACCAGAAGCAGGTATTATTAATGGTGAAATTCATAAACTAACATCATTAGAAAGATTAAAAATTGCGATACAAGCAGATGGTTCAATTCGTTGGAGAAGATTAAAAAGTGGAGAAAAAAGGCATAGGGGCACAAGTTCTAATTGTCATACTTATGAAATAAGTGTTAAGAAAGAACGTAAAAAAGAAAGGCTTTTTGAAATATTAAAAGATTGCGATGTAACATATAGAACGTTTAATGTGACAAAAACAGGTTACATTAAAGTTGAAATTGATATGGATACAGAATTTAATTACAAGCAATTTAATTGGGTTGTAATTGATAAACAATCTCATTTATGGTGTAAAGATTTTGTTGAAGAATTGTCTTACTGGGATGGCACAAGATTACCACACAAAAAAGATTGTAAGATAAAATATTCTACCACAGACAAAACAAACGCTGATATTGTACAAATGATAGGAACATTGGCTGGATATAAAGCTAATATGGGAATACATAAAGATTCCAGAAAAGAAACATTTAACGATGTTTATATTGTTTCATTTATTGCTAACAGAGAAAAAGTAGCATTTAGCGCACTTAAAGAAACAATAGAAAATTACACAGGAAATATATATTGTGTAACTGTACCATCTGGTGCAATTGTAACAAGATATAATAATTGTACGTTTATTGGGGGTAACTCGGAAATTCGTCATCTAAGAGCTTATGCTAATCTTTTAGAATTATTAGGTTTAAATGAAGCGTTTGAAAAACTAATAGAAGAACCTGTTATACAAGGGAGAATAGATTATTTAGAAAAATATTTAAAAAACGCAAGCTCAAATAACAAAGAACAATACATACTAACCCTTACTCTATTTAGTTTATTTATAGAGAATGTATCTTTGTTTTCTCAGTTCCTCATTATTAAATCATTCAACAAAGAAAAGAATTTATTTAAAGGTATTGATAATGTAATACAAGCTACAAGGTCAGAGGAAGACCTCCATGCCAAAGCTGGGGCTTATATCATTAGTTTAGTTAAAAAGCAATGCCCAGAAATATTTACACAAGAGTTTTACGACACAATTACAAGAGCTTGTAAAAAAGCATTTTCAGCAGAAGAAAAAATAGTAGATTGGATATTCCAAAATGGAGAAATAGATTTCTTACCTAAAAATGTAGTTATAGAATTTTTAAAAGATAGATTTAACAAGTCATTAGAAATGATAGGCGCTAATAAGATATACTATGTTAATACAGAACTATTAAAACAAGTAGCATGGTTTGATGTAGAAACCTTATCTAATACACATACAGACTTTTTCAATAAAGTACCTACAAATTACACTAAGAAAGCACAAAGCATTACTTCAGACGATTTATTTTAACAACCTATAATAGATAAAACCAATGACTATAAGATGGCTTACAGACTACTCTAAGGAGTTTCTATCAAAAGATTATTTACTACCAAATCAAACAGTAGAAGAAAGAATAAAAATAGTTGGGGATAATGCTGAAAAGATATTAGGGATAGAAGGTTTCTCTATAAAACTACAACAATACATAGCTAATGGTTGGATAAGTTTATCTACACCTATTTGGACTAACTTTGGCACAGACAGAGGTTTACCAATCTCTTGCTTTTCAAGTTATGTAAACGATACAGTAGAAGATATTTTATCAACATCAGCAGAAATAGGTATGATGAGTAAACTTGGCGGTGGTACATCAGCTTATTTTGGAGATGTAAGACCAAGAGGCAGTGCTATTACAAACAATGGTAAGAGTAATGGTACATTTAGTTTCTTAGAACTATTCCAAAGTGTAAGTAATACGATTTCTCAAGGCTCATCAAGAAGGGGTTATCTTGCTGTTTACCAAGACATTACACATCCAGATATAGAGGAGTGGTTGGGCATAAGAAAAGAAGGTAATCCAATACAACAATTAACTTGGGGAGTATGTATTTCTTCTGATTGGATTAAAAAAATGAAAGAGGGTGATGCTGAAAAAAGAAATCTTTGGGCTAAAGTAATTCAGAAAAGATTTGAAACAGGTTTACCTTACATATTTTTTAAAGATAATGTAAATAACGGAGAATCTACACCAGAAGTTTATAAGAACAAATCCTTGATTAAAGCGTCAAATCTTTGTGTAATAGGGAGTGAACGAGTTCCAACCTCAGACGGCTTATTAACTGTTAAAGAATTATATGACAGAGGTGAAGAATTAACACTTTTTGATAATACAAAAATTGTAACTGCTTCCCCAATGAGATTAATTGAGAAAGATGCTCCTGTGTATAAATTAACTTTGGAGAATGGAATTACTCACACAGTTACTTCTTATCACAAAGTAAAAGTTTATTATGGAGACAATAAGTATGGCATGGTTGAATGTAAAGATTTAAAAGTTGATGATAAAGTTTGCACTCAAACAAACAAAGGTATTTTTGGCAAAAATTCAATGCAAGAAGAGGCGTTTTTATTAGGACTATATCAAGCAGATGGAACTCAGCATAAAGACTCTGTTATGTTAGATGTGTGGGAAAACGATTTTGATTTAATACCAGAAATTGAAACATGTTTTACTAATATTACTAACAAATATAAATCAAATATTGGAGTAAACAATAGAGTTTATGAAATTGCAAAATTTGCAGATTGTGCAGTTTATCATTCTACTGTTAAAAAGAAAAGATTAACAAGTAAAAGTTTAAAAAAAGCATTAAATTTTGAAAAAGGATATGTGCCACAATGGATTTGGGAATCTGACGAATTAACTCAATGGCAATATATAAGGGGATTATTATATGCTGATGGCACAGTCGGATTACAAGAAAGTAATCAAGCACTTCAAGTATCACTATCAAACATTAATCGAGAGTTTTTAGAAGAATTACAAATACTATTTAACAATCTCGGTTTAAATGCAAAGATAGCAATAATGAGAAAAGCTGGCGAAACATTGTTACCAGACGGAAATGGTGGTCATAAATATTATGAAACAAAGGATTGTTGGAGATTATATTTTGGAGATAAAAATGCAGCATTAGAATTAGAAAAATACACAGGATTTTTATCACGAAAAAATATTATTATTGAAGATAGAGAATATAGGAGTAACTGTAAAAAATCGTATAAAATAAAATCTATAGAATATGTTGGTAATGAAGATGTGTATTGTACGACAGTGAATTCAAATGAGCATCTTTGGATTTGTAATAGTGTTATCACATCTAATTGTTCTGAAGTTTGTTTGCCAGTAAATACTGAAGAATCTTTTGTGTGTGATTTAGCTTCCTTAAATGATTTGTATTATGAAGAGTGGAAAGATACAGATTGTGTAGAAGTAGTTACGTTTTTATTGGATGCTGTAATGACAGAGTTTATAAATAAGGCATCTAAGATAAAGTTCATGGAAAAGACAGTAAACTTTGCTAAGAATCATAGAGCATTAGGTATTGGCAGGTTAGGTTATCACTCTTATTTACAATCTAAGATGATACCATTTGAATCGTTGGAAGCAAGACTACATAATGTATCAATACAAAAAACAATTCAATCACAAGCCTTAAAAGCGTCTAAAAAGTTAGCTGTAATGTTTGGTGAATGTGAATGGACAAAAGGAACAGGTAGAAGAAATACTACACTACAAGCAATTGCCCCCACAACAAGTAGTGCGTTTATTTTAGGACAAGTAAGTCAAAGTATAGAACCTTACGATAGTAACTATTATATTAAAGATTTAGCAAAAGGAAAGTTTGTAATTAAAAATCCCTACTTACAAAACTTATTAATTAAAAAAGGTAAAAATACCGATGAAGTATGGAATAGTATAATGAAAGAAAAGGGAAGTGTGTTACATTTAGATTTCCTTACAGATGATGAGAAGTTAGTATTTAAAACATCACGAGAGATTAGTCAAGAAGAAATAATTATACAAGCAGCACATAGGCAAAAGTATATTGACCAATCACAATCATTAAACTTATTTATTACAGCAGATACTACAGCAAAAGAAGTAAATAGATTAATGTTACTTGCACACGATATGGGAGTTAAGACTTTGTATTATCAGCATAACATTTCATCTGCTTCTGAGTTTAGTCGTAAATTTGCGCATTGTATTAGTTGTGAATAAAATTAATGTTACACATTACAAAACAAAAATAAACTATCTAGTCTTTGCATTTGTTGTGTGTAGAGACTATATTTGTATTTTAAATTAAACAGTAAAGAATTATGGTAGAATTATTAGAAGTCTTTGGGGATGATATTATGGTGGTTAATGCGGCTCGTGTCTCGTATAATAAAGAATCATCAAATTATACCGAAGAACAAAATGCAAAATTGATTAAGTATTTAGTAGAACACAAGCATACATCTGTTTTTAGACATCCACAATTACAATTTAGAATTACTTGCCCTATTTATGTAGAAAGGCAATTATTTAAACATCAAGTAGGAATGTCAGCTAACAGCATTAGTGGTAGATATGTAGATTTTAGTGATACTTATACTACAATTAAAGAGTGGAGAAAACAATCTAAATCATCTAAACAAGGGAGCGAAGGATTAGTTGAAAATCAAGAATTATGTTCTATTGTAGAATCGCAGGTATTAGAAGTTTGCAAACTAGCTTATAATAGTTTAATTGATTTAGGCGTTAGTAAAGAACAAAGTCGAACAATACTCCCTTTAAATCTTAATACAACATTTATTTGGACAGGCTCGTTACTTTCATTTTTACATTTATTTAATCTTCGTTTAAAACCAGATGCTCAAGCTGAAACTCAAGAAGTAGCAAAAGAAATGTTACAGCAAATTAAAAACATAGAAGGTAATCCCTTTAAGCATACGTTAAAAGCATTTTTTCCAAATGACTAAAAAAGAAAGAAATAAAGTAAGAGATTACTTACTTGATGTATTTAAAGATTTAGAGTTTAACGAAGAACTACATAGATATACATTAAAATCTAAACCCGATTATCGTTTTAAATTATCTTGTAGTAAAATAGCTGAACTTTGTAAAGAACCTTTTAATAAACCTTATTGGTTAGAAAAAAAATCAAAAGAATTAGGAGTTACAGAGGAAGATTTAGAAAAGCAATGGGATGAGAAAAGAGATAAGAGTGTAATACGTGGTTCAGCAATTCACAAAGTCTTTGAAGATGAATCAAAAGATAAATACAGAAAAGTAGATGGAGAATTAGTACCAGTTTCTACAATTATAAAAGTTGAGAGGGAATTAATAAAACTTGGTTTACGAGTTATAGTTTCAGAACTTATAATGTATGATGAAGAACTTGGGTTATGTGGTGCTGGTGATAGGCTTTGTTATAATGTTAATACTGGTGGTTATTGGCTTGTAGATTGGAAAACAAATAGACACAAAGCACTTAAAAAAGTTGAAACTTATACTTGTAAGCATACAGGTAAAGAAAGAGTTTCTAACTTTAAATTTTTTGCACCATTTGAACATTTACAAAAAAACAAATACTATGAGTATTGTATGCAGCAATCTGGGTATAAATTACTGATAGAAAGAAATACAAACATTAAAATTGAGGGTATACTATTAGTACAAATTTCAGATATACTTTATCCAGAAGGGTATAAGATAATTCCATGTGATATATTAGATTTAACACCATTGCTAAATAAGTAGTATTATTGTAAACAATAAATCAATTTTACAATTTACAAAAATTAAAAAGACAAATGGAAAAGGAAAAAGAAGAAGGTAAGTTTTTATTCTCAGCAGGAGACATAGTAAGGATAAAAGGATTAGATGAAACACCACATTTAAGAATCATAGGATTTAAAAAAGAAAGTGATAACCCTAAATTCCCAAAGATTAAAGCTGTGTGTTTATATTTTAATAAAGAAAATACAATCAAACAAGCTGTGCTGTCGTTCAAAGATTTAGAATTAATTTACAGAGAAACATCTGAACTTATAGGGTTTTAAGTAAACTTAAAAACAATAGTTTGGAAATACAAAAAATTAGTTTTACCTTTGCCTCTAATTATAAAAGATTAGGGGCATTTTTATTTTTATACTATGCTTACACTTAAAATTACAATGACTACTATTGCAGTATTTGTTATTACAATATTAATAATTGGATTTGTAAAAGAGATAATAAAAAATGAAATCAAGTAAATCTTATGTTTGGATTATTTAAGAAAAAGAAAAAAGAATTGTCTGATGAGGAATTAAATTTACAAATACAGGCATTAGAAAAAGAGATTGAAGAGTTAGATAATACAGCAAGTATTCCCACAGATTCTTTTGGAGAAATGCTTAGTTCTGTATATCAACTAATGGATAAAGATAAATATAAAAATGGAGGCAAAACAAAAATACCAGTAAATCCAATAGCACAAGGAGACCCTTACAGAAATTCACACTTATTAGCAAATGCTTATGGTAAAGTAAGTAATAAAATCGGTGAAGTTAAAGTTGGATTGACTATTTTTGTAGATACAGAGTATGTTTCAATTATAGAATTAATAAAAATAACAGATAAAGAACTGTGTTTTAGAATGACTCCAAAATCTTCATTATCTGAAAAAATAGCAAATGTAATACGAAAAACGCCATTAAGTATTGGAAAGACTGTAGATTTAGCGAATTTAAAATATTTAAAAGACGATTTTGATAAAAGTGTACAATCAGCAATAAAAGCAAATGAAATTAGATAATATTAAAAAGATAGTCAATAAACTTCCAGACATTGCATTAGGACACACTTTGGAGTTGTTGAATATAAATAGTAGTCTTGAAGAAACAAGGCGTACAGTGTGCTTAAAATGCAAATTACACACACAGTCTGGAATGGGTGAGATATGTACCACACAAGTATTTCAACATACAGATAATAATGGTGAAGTGATTTCAGAAGATACATTAGAGCAACCTATAAATTCAAATGAATATAATGTTGTATCAAATGAAGAAGATGGGAACTTTATTTCCACACATAAAGTTACAGAAAAACAATACCGAAGTGGTTGTGGTTGTAGATTAGCTGCAAAACGTAGAGGTGCTTATATGGAATGTCCTCTTAGAAAATGGAAAGAAATTGATTCAGTTAAGTTAAAAATTGATACAACTAATTTAGAGATTGCGCAAGAGGAAATAGATAGAGAAGTAAAAGAGATTGGAATAGTAAGATTTGCTAAGAAGTATAACTTAGCTTTAATAATGAAAGATTAAAAGTTTAATTTAAAAGTAAAAAGATTATGAGTAAGTACAAGTTTTTATTTGGAGACATTAGAGAATTAAATGAAAAGGGATTAACAAAAACAGAGATTGCAAGAGAGTTAATAGTAAAGTTTAAATTAGACGAAAATTACCCAGAAGTACAATCAGATAGTTGGAGAAAATTTGTAAGTAAATATTTAGTAAGGCTTGAATTAAATGCTTATAAATATGAATTTGATGAATTAGAAACAACTACAACAACTAAGTTAGCAGAACAATTTGTTGAAGATACAGTAATAAAACCAACGGTTGCTTATACAGATACAGTTTATGCTCCAAACATTGTAAATAAAAATAATCCTAAAAACGTACTTGTAATACCAGATTTACATTTACCCTACGAAACTGCTGATGCTTTATCGTTTTGTAAGTATATTAAATCTGAATTTAATTGTGGTAAAGTGATTTTAATTGGTGATGAAATAGATGGGCAGGCAATATCTTACCACGAATCAGACCCAGATTTAGCAAGTGCTGGCGATGAATTAAAATTAGCCAAAAAGAAATTGCAAGAGTGGTATAAAGAGTTTCCAGATGTAACAGTAACTTACGGTAATCATAGCTCTTTAATTATGCGTAAACTTCGTTCTGTTGGACTTCCTTCATTTGTAGCTAAAAGCTATAACGAAATATTTGGAACTCACAAATGGAACTATACAGATGAATATGAGTACAATGGAACATTATACACACATGGTACAGGATTATCAGCACAGACAGTAGAAAAGAAAGTAATGTATTCTGGCAGGTCAGTAGTTCATGGACACTTACACACACTAAGTAGAATACAATGGTTTACACAAAGATTATTTACAATGAGTGTAGGCTGTTTAATAGATACAAAATCAAAAGCATTTGCTTATGCCAAAGATAATCCTAAACCAGTTATACATTCAGTAGGTGTTGTGATAGATAAACTTCCAATTTTAATAACAAAATAACAATGAAATATATAGAAACTAAAATCCTTTGCTATACAAAAGCGTATGCTGAATATGCTAAAAATTTAGATAAGCTGTACCAAGAAGAAGAACTTGATATGGAATCAGCTAAAAACATGGGGTACACATACAAAAAGAATAAGCAACTACAAGAAGACATAGAGATAGCAGAAGGTTGTTTAGAGAAAGCACAAGAGTTTAAAGATGGTTTGTTGTTTTTTGATGTTCCTCCATTGAGTGTTTGTCAAGGAGATGAGATAGATAAATTGATTGTAGAAGTTGGGGGAACAAGGGCTGTAATAAATGAAACCTTAGAAAGTTTTAAAGAAAAAATAAAAAACTTATAAGTATAGAATGAAACTATTAGCATACGAAAATTTCAAAATAACTTTTGATGACCCAGTAAAATTTCTTTCAGTCAAAGAATTTAGAGATATTTGGGAAGATGATAAGACAAAGAATAAAGAGAAAGCGTTTAAGTATTATTTATATCTTTATTTATTGTTAGATTTACAAAGTCCTTATGCTGACTTCTCAGATAAAGATAAAGAAGAATCTGCTTTAAAGAGTGCTGAATTAACAAATAAAGATTTAGAAAATAATTTGTTAAAATTAGCAAAAGCAGAATATGAAAAAATAGTAAATTCAAATAGGATTATTCGCTATATAAAATCTACTTGGAAATTGTTAGATTCTTTATCTGAATATTGTGAAACTGTAAACTTTACAACAATTATAGAAAGAGGAGCAAATGCTGGAAGATTAGTTAATTCTGTAAAGGAAGGTAGGGATACAGTAAAACAAATGGAAGAACTTATTATTAAAGCACAAAATTTGAGAAAGATATTTAAAGAAGAAATGAAATCAGAAGGAGACATTCGGGGAGACCAAGAAGACGGATATTTTAATAATTAAAAACCCATACTTAAATGAGAATAGATTGGTTTAAAGTATTTTTTGTGTTAGTGGTTGGTTTTTTATTTGCAATAGTTGAATGTTCTTATTTATTATTTTGGTTTAGGTATAATCCTGTGGTTAATAGTAATACAATATTAGGAACAGTTTGGGCAATACTAACATTTACAAATGCTTTTTTATTTTACAGAATAATTAGTGTTATAGAGAGTAAGTTTAAATTAAATTGAATAGGGAACAAATTATAAAAAAAGGTTTACCATATATTGATGGTAATAAATTTCGCAATACTTATCATTTTTCAGAGGCTGCAAACAAGTTTCTCAAAGATGGTAAGTATTGTGATTTTCCTATTAAATCAAAAGACTGGGTAGATTTTTGGGTAGAAGAAAGACGTAAATGTTTTGAAGGAGTAACTATTGGGGAAGTAACTATAACAGGCTACTATTACTTTATGTTAAACTATACCCCAATGAAGATAGCTGATTCTAATGAGAATGGAGCTAAGAACATTACAGCTTTTCCTAAGTTTTGGCTACCACATTGGCAGTTATTTCAAATTATAGATTATTGTCAAAAAAATGGTCAGCATTTAGGTGTAATAAAAGTAAGGGGTTGTGGTTTCTCAGAGATTATATCAGCACTTGGTACAAGGGATTATGCACTTGTAGAAAGAGATAGTAACAATAATAAAATCTTTAAGACTATATTTTATTATGCTGGGGATAGAGATTATCTATTTGGTAAAGGTGTATTCGATTTAGTTAAAAAGAAAATAGATTTTGTTAATGCTAATACACAAGGAGCAATGAAACATCTTCATCAAGTAAAGAATACAGAAGATGAAAGGATTGCTGGTAAGAAAACAAAAGCTAACGACAATATACAAACAGGTGGTCATATAGCAGCTAACATTGTAACTTCACCAGATGATGTTCGTGGCGGTACATTAAATTGGGCTATATTAGACGAGGGTGGTGCATTTAAAGACTCTCAAAAAGCAGTAAACATATTAAGAGGTAATATAGAACGAAGTGGTATTTGTATAGGTAACTTAATTATAGGTGGTACAGCTAACGAAAAAGTTAATTACATAGAAGGGTTAAAAAAAATGATATTACATCCTTCTGCCTACAATATGGTTAAGTTTAGAAATAATTGGATATTTCCACAGACAGAAGAAGATATACTTAAATTAGAAAACTACGAATTAGACCCTACCAAATTAATTTTGCCAAGAGATAGTGATGAACCAGGAACAGGTTGGTTTATACCTTGCTATATGGGGCAAGCTAAATTTATTGATAAAGATGGCAATCCTAAAGTAAGGGAGTGCATACAACATACAGAAAAAGAAAGAAGTATAATGCTTAAAGGACAAGATGTAGGAGATGCTACAGCTTTTTTTGCAGATAATCCTTTTACAATAGATGAAGCATTAGTAAAAACGCATGGTAGAGAATACCAATCTCCAGCACTTTCAAAACAACTAATTGATGTAAAAGTTAAAAAGATTGGAATGAAAGTTGAAAAAGGTTATTTACATTGGGTTAAGGATGAAACTGATAGAAGAAGTTTGGTTGGAGTAAAATTTGAAGCACATCCACAAGGTGATGTAGAAATAGTATTACACCCAGATTGGACAGAAGAAGGTAATAGAATTACATATTTTAAGCAACCTAAAATAGATAAGTTATATGTATCAGGTTGTGATAGTATAGACCAATCAGACGGTGATTCTAACACACTTGGAGGTTCTAAGTTAGCTATGTTGGTTAAAAAGAGAATTAATCCAAATAAAGGTGTTACAGACCACAATAACATATACGTAGCATTGTATAATCAAAGGAGTAGAAATGATGTAAGGGAGAATTGGGATAATGCTTTAAAACTTACTTTGTATTACCATGCTATGATGAATCTTGAATATACAAAGATTGGTATAATACAACACTTTGAACGATATGGGTTTGAGAAATATTTAGGGGATAGACCTACAAATGTAAATGATAATCTAAATGCTAAACAGTTAAGGGGTAGGAAAGGTACACAAATGTCTACAAAAGTATTAGATTATGGTATTAAAAAGATTGAGGAGTATATAAATGACTATGTTGAGAATATGCACATAGAACAACACGTATCTCAATTAGTAGAATTTACAAGGGAAAACAAATCTAAGTTTGATATTCATGCAGCTATGTTAATGGTAGAAATATTAGATGATGAGTGGAGAGATATATTAGCAAGAGATTCAAACAAAAAAGAAAAAGTTACAATAGAATATAAGTGGGAGATTGACCCAATGACGGGATTTAAGCGTAAAGTAAGGACTAACTTAGAAAGAGAAAAAGAATTATTAAATTTGCAAAACAATTACAAGTCGGTGGACTACTATGACATCACCAATCAAAAGATAGTATACAAATGATAAGAACAACAAGGAATTTAATTACACCAATACCAGATACAGTTCTTTGTTTTCTAAAAGATTATTTTGGGGAAACTTACTATTCACAATTTGAATATTTTTTTTATGAAATCCCAACAGATAAAGTAGATTGGTATACGTACATACTTTATGTTGATTTTCAATTAGCTCCATATTTTACATTTAGTTTTGATTTTGGTGATACTACAAAAGAAAATTCATACAATACATTTACAAAATATTTATTACCAAATTTAGAAAAGAAAAGAATACAATATAGAATTGGTAATACAGCATATTTTTCAGAGAATTTATCAAATAATCAAAACTAATGCAATGAAAAAAGAATTTAAAAATAACACAAAAATAGTCAAAGCACAAGAAGGAGCTATGCTACCTACACAAGAACCACAAATAGAGAATGCCCAAGAAGAGATGTATGAAGAAAGTGGTGGAGAAATGAGTTGCGAAGAGATTATATCTTTATTGAGAATGAGTATTACACAAGCTCATGTGTGGCATCATGCAACAAACTCTTATGCTCAACATGGTGCGTTTAGTGATTATTATATAGGGATGCCAGAACTATTAGATTTATTTGCTGAAGAATATCAGGGTAGGTTTGGTTTAATTAGACTTACAGAAGCATTTGATTTTTTAGCGTACAATAAACAAACTGTACTGGATTATTTTACACACTTAGCAACTATTTCTGAAACTCATGCAGAAACACTTCCAGGACATTTAAAAAATCGTATTGAAGAAATTATAGGCTTTATATATCAAACGCTATATAAATTGAGGGAATTAAGTTAAGATGCAATTAAAAAAAGTAAGTAAGACAGGTAAACAATTAAGCTATGATGCTTACCCTAATGTAACAGCACAGGGTAGTCATGCTAATAGATTTTTCAATGAATATGATTTGTCAGAAGAAGACAAACTTTCAGAGGACTATCTAAAATCTACTGCAAACACAATTATCACACAACTTGTAACTAATGAGAAAAAAGAACTCACATTGGCTTACAATATGTATAATTTAAAAAGAGATAAAAGAGAGTTTGCTTGGCTTACTGAAAATTATGGTGTAGGTAATCCAAAAGATGTGCCATTTTACCCGCTTATTAAAACTCAAATACAATACCTCATTGGTAAGTTTTTAGAAAATGATATACCTTACCAACCTACCTGTAATAACAAAGAAGCATTAGATTATATAGAGCAAACAAAGAAAAATGAAGTTATTAAAAAGGTACTTGAATCTATTAATAATTATAATGCTTCATTGTTATCTGGTGGGAAAGAATCACAAGAACTATTAGAAAAACAAATTAAGCAACTCCAATCTTATTATAAAACACACTATAAAACAGATTTAGAGATGTGTGCTTATGATGTTATTGAATATTATAAACAAGCAAAAGATTTAAAAGATATTATTAGGTGGCTTGTTGAAGATTATTTTGTAGGTGGTTGTAGCTATTGGAGAACTTACATTACAGAAGTTGGTGTAGACCCTATTGTAAAAAGAATAGACCCAAGATTTTTCTATTATAACAAAGCATCTGGACAAAAATGGGTAAGAAATGCTGATAGATGTGTTTATGTAGAACGTATGACTAAACAACAAGTTTTACAAGAATACGGTCATTTATTACAAGATGGAGATATAGAAGAACTATATAGCTGGACAAACTACTCACAATTAGGTAATTACTACAATCCTACATACAATCAAAACCTAAGAGGGTATCCATTAAATACCCAAAACGGGAATATGGTTCCGAATAACGTACTTAGGCAAGAGATAAACGTATATCACGTAGAATGGATTAGCTCTAATCCTGTAGTAATTTCAGATGGTGAGATGATACAAGATTTACAAAGAGTTGAAACGGGTACAGATAGAGAAGAATATGAAGAAATAAAAAGATATAGAAATGATAGATATGAGTGTGTACGAATTGGTAATAATATATTTCCTATTATGGGAAAATCTAAGTATGTATCAAGAACAAATCAAGAACCTTATAAATGTACTTTATCTTACGATGGTTTTTGCAATGAAGAATTAGATGGTAAACCATTATCATTAATCTTATCTACAAAAGATATGCAAGATGATTATGATTTGCTTAATTATGTAAAAAATAGTATATACCCTAAAATAGAGCCAGGTGGTATGTATTTGAACATAGCACAAATACCAAATGAGATAGATGGAGATTTCTATAAAAGAATAGAGAAGTGGATTGGTATGAAGAAAGATGGTGGCATTGCTTGGATTAATACAGCACAAGAAGGAGCAGAACTATCTGGGGGTCAGACATTTGGGGGATATGAAAGTAACTTAAAAGGAGATTTATTACAAGCATTAGATTATGCTATAAATGAATTAGAAGAAAGAAGTAGGAAAATTACAGGTGTACCAAGACAAGCTGAGGGGGAAGTAGAGCAACAAGATTTAGTTGGCAATACATTGCAAGCTATTAAACAAGGGGCAATTGTAAATAAACCTTTGTACTTTCAAATTGGATTAATGTGTAAGCATTTATTTACACAATTAGTAAATACTTCAAGGATAGCGTATAGTAAAGGTAAACATGCTTCATATATATTAGGGGAGTATGGTCAAAAGATATTTAGTATTGATGGTGATAAATTCTCAATAGCTGATTACAATATATTTATAAGTGATGCAACAGAAGAACATAAGCAATTAGAAATAATTAAACAAATGACTTCACAAGCATTACAGGCACAACTAATAGATATTTATACAGCATTAGATATATCTTTAACAACATCTTTATCTGAAGCTAAGAAAAAGTTAGAAGAAAAATTAAATAGTAAAGAGAACGAACAGGTAAGTCAGTTATCACAACAAAATCAACAGTTGCAAGAACAGTTGAAGCAAATGGAAACTGAATTACAAAAAGTACAAAAGATAGCTTCTACCTTTGACCAAGATAAATTAAAGCAAGATAAAGAGTACAAAGAGAAAGACTATCAACTGAAATTACAAGAATTAGAACAAAAGAAAAAATTTGAAGATAAGAAAAATGAATTAATTGAACAAAGAACTAAACTTGAGCAATTACAAGTGTTAGATACGGTTAATACAAAAGATGATAAAGTAGCAAATAAACTAACTTAAATGGTATCTTAGTAAACAATAAAGATGAATAACGAATATAAGAGAAAGAAGAACTTCAGGAAAGAAGAAGTGGTGTTTAAAGGTACTGAGTATGAGAAGACTTTTATTATACCAGGTCGTTTTCAAGATAGAAGACGAGCAGAAAAAGAAAGAAATGTTTACATACAAAAAGTAAAGAAGATAATAAAGTTAGAATGTGATGATAAATCACGATTAAGTTTTCAACAAGCAGGAGAAAAACAACTATCTTTACTTATTCCAATAAAATACGATAGAAAAAATATTGTATATATTGAAGAAAATATGTTTACCTTACCAAAGTATTCAATTTTATTTGGTAATGATGAATTTAAAATCTCAACATATATAAACTTTTATAAAGCACAAAAAGATAATAAATTCTTTCTTGATTTTACAATATATGATTATGTTGTAATGATTGATAAAGGATTATTACGTACAACAACAAACTAATGGCAATAATAATAGACAATATAACTGGGGAAACAATTAACCAAGATTTTACAATTACACAGCAAACGTGTAGTTATAATACTTTAATTGTAGATACAACAACAATTACTCCTCCAGAATATGATAGGGGTAGAGTTGAATATTTTATTGTCTATCCTGATACTACAGAAAAAAAGATTGGGGAAACAGCAAAAGGTTCTTCTTTTTATTATGATTTTTGTAGTGCAGCAACTTACACAGTAAGGCAATTACTAACCATTAGAGAAATACCTAATTGTGGTGGAGTAAGTCCTATTATATATCAATCAGATAGAACTGAAACAATAACAATATTAGAGTGGACTCCAGAATTAAATGTTCAAGGATTTGAAGACTGTTTAATTCAAGGCAACGAGTATGAACTAAGTTTTATAACAGCTTTAAATTCAAATGTTTGTGGAGCTTTAACTTCTGAATTGGTAATTGACATTATCGAAAAACCTTCTGGAAGTTTATTATTAGGTACAACAATACCTACACCACTAACGACAGAAACTTGGACAGCTACATTTGATAAAAATGGTTCGTATTTATTATTAGTAACAGTACAAAACTGTTGCACTACAGTATCTAAATACATCACAATTAATGTATGTGCACCATTAGAAATAAAAGCAGATTGCTGTGAATGTGGTAAGTATACATTGTATAATTACTCTACAACAGAAACAATACCTTACACAATAACTCAACTATACCCACAAGTAAATACATTTACAACAATAGAAGGTATCTTACCTGCAAATTCATCACAAACAGTTACGCATAGTAAAGATGGTGTATTTGAGATAAGATATACAGATATTGATAACTTTGAAAAAACAAGATTGTGGTATTTATTCTGTAAGATAGATGATTGTATGAACTCTTTAATTCAAAGCATATTATGTAGTGAAAGTTGTAAAGAATGTCCAGGAAAAGAAGGGGAGAAGAATAGAGAGAAGCTAAACAAGATAATGTTACTATCTCAGCTTTATTACAAATGGATTGATGAAGAAATGGAAGGTAAGTCTTATGATTTATTTCCAGATAACAAACTTCTTGACTATTCAAATAGACTGAAAGAACTATACCAAATAGATGACATCTACAATAAAATATTAGAGATTTGTGATAATTGCGTATCAGCAGGAAAAACAAATTCTGATTGTGGTTGTGGGTGCAAATAACGATTAAACTAACAAACAAAAAATAAAATGGCAGTATTTTCAAATACAACTTATTATAAATCAAATGCTAATAATTTAGCAATAGCTACAAGTAATTCTGGTGTAGGCACTCCCACAGAAGCTCTTGGAGCAGTATCTGTTACAACAGGAACAATTACAACAAACTCTGGTAATACAGCCGTAGTGGGTGTAGGTACTTTATTTACAGTAGAATTAGCTGTAGGTAGTTATTTATATAGCAATGCTTCACCGCCAGTTTATTTGGGTAAAGTTCTTAGTATTACAGATAACTTAAATCTTGTATTAGAAGCTGGTGGAGCTTATGCAACTACTGCTGGCATTTCTTATTTAAGAAAAACATTAGCTGATGGTGTGTTGATTGAGCAAGACATATTAGTAAGAGTTCCTGTAATAGTTGTAGATAGTGTAACTCGTACTATTCCAAGAGTTTCTTACCTAAGAAACCCAAATGGAGCATTAGTATCATCTAACACAGATACGGCATACGTGCAATTAGGACAAGTATCTACAAGTAATCTTCCTGGCACATCTCCAGGCACTACTGTAATTAATACTACAATTGAAAGATTAAATGTGTTTACACAAGCAACACTTCCGTCTGGTAATTATTTTCCTACAAGTGGAGACCTTCCAAGCTATATTTGGTATAAATTAAATCCTTATGGCGCAACTGGTTCTAATCTTTCTGTATTTTCAAGATTTAGATTGATTGTTACAGAAACATTACCTGATATAAACATTACAACAAATATGCCTTACGCTACAGTAAACAATGGTGATTATTAATAACCTGTTTATAAAATAAACACAATAAATAAATGCCAAATTCATATATAGATTTTACAACAAACTTTGCTACTGGTTTTTTAGATTTCACAACAACCACAGTAGCTATTACAGATTTTACATCAAGGTCTGTTGTAGACAACTATATAGATTTTACAACAGTAGGATATAGTTTTGTAGATTTTACATCAAGTAATTATTCCTATGTAGACTTTACAACAAGACCAATTACAGATACATACATTGATTTTACAACAAGTAATTTTATTTGTGTAGATTTTACCACACAGCCATTACAAGATTCTTTTATAGATTTTGTAACTATGTCGTATCAAATAATAGATTTTACAACAGAACAAACAACTTCTACAATAAGTAGTAATGACAACCCAATATTCTACTATACAATTATCAAGGAATAAATCTTACGATTACATCCACTCAATTGTTTACAAACAGGTTAGTTCCTTGTTGTATAAAGAATACTTTGGGGTAAACCAATCTTGCAAGTACAATCATTTAATGGATTATTATTATTTAATAGAACTACTTACACAAATAAAAAAGAAAGTAGATTTTATAATTAATAATGATTGTTGTTATACTTACGAGCAAATAAAAGACATTTATACTAAGTATGGTTTAGATTGTGCAATAAAATGTTTTGCTTGCCATAATTTACCGCATAAAGAACTACTTAAAAACTTTGACATTAATACAGAGTTCGTAAAAGATTTAGATAATAAGTATTTACTACAATATGAGATACAGATTTGGGATGAGGATTTAATAACTTCTACAATATCTAATATCTTAATAGAAAAAGATAGTAATTATACATTAAACATCGTTAATCCAGATGTACTATTGTATGATTATATGTCATTACAAAAAGATGATGAGTATATAATTCCTACAACAAACACAGTTGCATTTACTGATGTAGAATGTAATCACAAAGTTGTAGCTAAATTTAGGTTGATAGGCTGTGCTGTACCTGCCCCAACACCGTTAACACTAACTCCTTCTGCTGTAACACAAACAGGTTTAACAGTAACTTGGGTAAGTGTTGGAACAGATGTTCAATATTTAGTAGAGTTAATCTCAAATGCTGTAGTAGTACAAAGCTACACACAAACATTACTAACAAGAACATTTACAGGACTACTCCCAAGTTCAGATTATTCCGTAAGAGTAACTGCTACAAATTGTGCTGGAAGTATAAATAGTACATTACCAGTTCAAACAGCACCATTCACAGTAATAGTGAGTGTAACAAACGGAACATCACCTGATTCAGGTACAAATACAGTATCTTATGGTAGTAACTTTACAGTAGACTTTACATCAACGGGAGTTAATGCGATACAGTCATTCAGAGTAAATAATGTGGCTATTCCATTTAATCAACTAAGTATATCTGGTTATGTTGCAAGCATATTCCCACAAACAGGTACATATCAATTAACAGCAATTACAGAAGACAAGTATGTTGAAATAATTTATGCAGCAGCAGACGTTTGTTCATTAGTAACAACAACATATAACGCATTAACAAACACAATTACTATACAATGATAAATTCAAATTGTGATATAACATTTGAGAACGATGAAATTTCAAAAGAAATAACATTATCTTGCCCAGATAAATTTGTTACGACACAATCTTGTGAAGTAGGAGATTTAGTGGGAGGGATGTGTGTATACACAATTTGTCCTGACGGGTATAGTGATAATGGAAGTGATTGCATTAAAGAAATACCACCAGTTACAGTTCCTTGTGTTGGTGTAGCTGGATGTACTTACGGGAGGAGAAATAATAATATTAGTGCACCATTAAACATATTTTTTTCTTTTATTAATTTTGAAAGTTGCGATAATCAACAAATAGAGGCTACATCAGTATTTCCTACATTATTAAATGCTTACGGAAGTGCTGGGCAACCAATTCAATTTTTTTTAGGAGGAGTATCATACAGTCAAGTGGTAGATTCGGTACAAGGTTCTATTATTTATTTTCAAGAAGATATATTTTCAGTAGCTTACCCAAATAATACATTTGTAGCAGGAGAGACTAAAAAATCAAATACAACAAGTGGTTTGGGAATTGGAATGACAGTTAGTCAATTAAGTTCTGTAATATTTGGAGGAACTACTTGGATTGCCCCAAATCAAAATACTACACCAACTTGTGTTCAAGGTACAACATTAATTGATGGGAAATGTTATGAAGTTGTAAGTAAAGTACAAACACAAGAACTACCAATTAACAATACACTTACAGTACCACAAATTGCATTGCCACAAACAATTACTGTAAGTAAAGGGGAAGTTTTATCAGATATATCTGGGGCTCATGCAAACTATTTAGCTAACGAATTATTAAAACAAAAAATAGCAGCAGCACAACCGTTGTGTCAAGATACTACTATATATGAAAACACCTTAATTAATAAAGTTGGGAAAAAAGAATGTAATATTGGGTATGCTTGTGATGTAACAGTTAGTATTACAGCAGGTACATTTACATCTACTATATCCCAAGAAGATGCTCAAACACAAGCACAAATAGAATTAGATAGGAGATATGATTTAGCTTCACCTTGTTGTATAACACCAACAACATATTATTCTAAGACAAAACCTGTCGTTGTAGAAAAAACTTGTGATATGGGTTATACGCCTAACCCACAACAATTAACAGTAACAATTCCCGAAGGTGGTGGTGGCTCATACAATAACATTATAATCCCAGCATTTACTTCATCATTATCACAAGAAGAAGCTGATAGTAAGCGAGATACGTGGGTAAACACTAATTTGTATTTATTTAAAAATCAAATACAATGTGTAAAAATAATAGCAAATGAAAATTGTGCACAAGAAAGCAGTGCTTTGGTAATGCAAGTAGACCAACTACAATTACAAGTAGGGACTGATTTTGTTTGGACATTTATTAGAAGCAGTGGAGATTGGAATATAGATTTAGCACAAATACAAACTGAAACAGGGCAACCTATAAGTGGTTATAAAATGCAAATATGTACTTCAATTCCATCTTATATTCCTACAATTGGAGATTTGAAAAATGTAGTTGGTGATTATATTTATGTATCTAATACAATTAACGAATTGAAGTTACAATACGCAATAGGGAATCAATTAACAATCGTACCTGGAAATTATTTAGTAACACTATTGCTAAGACCAAACACAGTTACAGCAACAAAATACTATAAATATGGATACGATAATTGTTGCTCATAATTGCATCTAAAAATAATAGTTTATATTAGTAAACAATAATGAAAAAGTTAAAACAATAGAGATAATGGAAGAAGAAAGAATAAATGATATAGGGAGTTTGTTTGAAACAATAACTGCTAATAATGCAGTTGAAGGTAATGTAGTACAAGAGAATCAGCAAGAAGTACAGTTAAGTGAAATTTCCCCAATAGAAGAATACTTTAGAGGGTTGGGCTTTGATAGTGGTTTAATTGCTTATGGTGATACAGAAGTTCACATTGATACATTATCACCAGAAGAACAATTAGACGTTTTAATTCAAGCAGGAAGAGATAATTCTGTTGAAAATTTATTAGATAGTACAGAATTAGAACTAATAAACTTTGCACGAGAGAATAATCTATCACTATCAGATTTAGTTGCACAAATTGTAGATGAACGAGTTAGTGAAGTTGTAGGTAATTATAACTTAAAACAGTATGATGATGTCAAAAATATTGATATTAATCAATTATCTAATGAACAAATTATTTACCAAGATGTAATTAACAAACTTGGTGAAGATGTATCAGAGGAAGAGATTGACAAAGAGTACGAATTAGAATTAGATAGAATTAATAGCTCAGGCAATAAAGATAAAATTCTAAATAATCTAAGAGGTAAATTACAAAAAGAACAAACTCAATATCTATCAGAGCAAAACGCAATACAGCAACAACAGATAAATCAAGAAATTGAGCAAGCAAGAATACAAATTGTAAATGCTGTATCTGATATACAAAGTATTGCAGGATTTGAAGTAGATGATGACGCAAAGAATGAGATATTAGGATTAATGGTTGAGCCACATCCAGAATCAAGTGAGGGTTTGCCAATTTTAATAGAGGAGTATTGGAGAAATCCGCAAGTAGCTTATGAAGCAGAGTGGTCAAGGAGAATGTTACCTGAAGTTGTGAATTATTATGAAAACCAAATCAAAGAACTAAAAAATGAAATGGGGAAACAAAAATCACAAGCCAAACAAGAAATACTTCAAGGTTTCCCAACAACAAAAAAACACGAAACAGTAGTTAAAAATAATAATAGTACCAATAAACAAAAAACAGACCATATATCAAGTATATGGGGATAACGTTAATTTAAACACAATTCTAACAAATAATGAGATTACTTAGTACATCGGAGGTAAACAACTTAGGTTCTGACAGGCGAACAGTCCTGGAGTGGAACAAATGGTGGGGGCAAGATATTCACAGGCTTGAAAAAGTTACGCAGCTATATCCACAATACACCCTTCCTTACATCACACAAGCATTAGGCAACATCTTTGGAGTATCGAAAGACTCTTCAAGCACATTGTCTGTATCATCTAAGCAAGTACGCTGGAGAATCAAAAACAACCAGATTGTAGAAATCCCTTTTACAAGGACTTGTACAGCAACAGGTGATAATGGTAAATTGGTAACAGTTTATCTTAAAAAGAAATACTACAATAAAAATGACGTTTTCAAGTTGGAGAATGGTCAGTTGTTGTATGTAAACAAAGCACCTGTACGTATCAACGACAATGAGTATGAGTACACAGTATCTTTAGTAGGTGGTGATTCTGCAAGGTTTATTGACACTTTGTTTATGACTACTGGTAGAAGAACTCGTTATATGTATTCTATCTTCCCAGAATTGTCTGAAAGTGGTTCTTCAAGATTTTACTTTAACGTAGAAGAGCACGTAAACTATGTTACAACACTAAGAACATCTGCATCATTCTCAAGTGAGTATGCTTTGAAAGAAAAGTATTACGCAACAACACTTAACAATGAGCAAGTGCTTGTAAAAATGGAGCCAATTCGTGAAGACATGATGCAACAATTGTTGTATGCTGTAAACAACGTAATGATTTTTGGTGAGAGCACAGTAAATGACCAATTGCAATCAACACTATTTGATTACGGTAACAACAACCCTATCATCGCAGGTGATGGTGTTTATACACAAATCAATAAGTTTGCAGATACATTTGATTATGCACAAGGTTCTTTGTCGGTTAGACAATTGAATAATATGTTCAAATCAATCACGAACAAAACACCTAAGATTACAGGTAATCACTTCACATTTGTTTGTAACAAAACATTATGGGAACACTTCAACGAAACTATGATTGGTGAATTGAAGACATCTGCAATCGCTGGTGCTTGGTATTACTCTAAGGCTGCTGGAAAGAAAGTAAACGTTAAATCCGTTGAAACTGAATCTCCCGATGGCATGCAAGTAGGAACTACATTCAACACGTATGAATTTAGTGGTAACTTGATTACATTTGCGCCAGATAGAGTTTTGTCAGAGCATTATCCTGATACTGGTTTCGGTTTCTGTATTGATACTGGTATTGACGAGAAAGATGGCGAACCAAACATTATGGCATTGAAGTATCATGGTATTGATATTCTTACAGGTGAATTAATTGGTATGGGTGGATTAGATGGTAAAACATCAGGTCAAATCTCTACGCCAATTGCAGGTAGCCAGTTGGAAATGATGACATATACAGGTGCTATTGTACGTAACCCATACAAAGCAGCAATTTTGCAAGAGGCTGTAATAGGCTAAACTAACACATAAATATAAGATTGTACTGAGTAGAATAGTTCACTTGGTACAATCTTATATAATTTATTTAACACAAACAAACAATAAAAGACAAATGAGTAATTCAGAATTAGAGTATGCTGCTATGACAGCAAGAGAAAAAGTTATCTATGATATTGAGAATAACCCATCTCAAATGGTAGAGTTTAGGTCTTTGAAATACAAAGAGAGAAAGTGTATTATTAAACCAGTTTATTCAAGATACCAAAACGAATATTTAGGTATTGGTAATGATTGGGAAGAAAGAATTAAGCAAGTGGGAGCAAGTGGTGTACAAACACCAGAGTCAGAATTTGAATTGAGAGATGGTGCTGTATTAAACTTAGCTAAACCAATGGAGAGAAATCGTTGGGCTTGGATTAAGCATCACCCAAAAGTAGCTATGTCTTTACAAGAAGCTAAGGGTATGGGTAGAGATAGTGGTCAATTTGTTATTCACATAGAAGGTCGTGAAGAAAAGAGACTTGTTGCAAGACAAGAAAAAGTAATCAATGCTCAGTACATGATTAAAAATGAATCAGATACAGAGTTAAGATACAAAGCACAACTCGTTACATCAGAAGATATGGGTGGGTTTTTACCTGACCAAATCAAACAACTTATGTACGAAACTGCTGCAAAAAATCCAGATATAATTTTATCAGTATTTGCTGACCCAGATTTACAAATGAAAGTGTTATTGCAAAAAGCAAAACAAAAAGGCACAATTCGTATGGAAGATGGTATATGGAAATATGGTGAAACATTATTAGGGGCAACTGATGATGGTATTTTAGAATTTATGAAGCGTGATAAGAATGTTGATATAACAAGACTTATTACAATGAGTGTAAATTCAGAGTATTACAAACAAGACGATATTAATAGTTTTCAAGCAACATATTTATCAGGAGAAAGTGATTTTAACACAGCTTCTCCAAAAGCACCTGCAAAACGTAAATAATGACTATACTTGAATTTTATGGAAATGTACTTGTTGAACTCAATAAAGAGGAAGCTCCAACTCAATCTTTATTTGAGTTCAACTATTATTTAAACAAATCTATACAGGAATGTGCTAACATTGCGTACAATACATTTGAGACTACACAGCAAACAACTGATTACTTGCAAGCAATTAAGCGGCAAGTTGTTAAAAGAAGTGCAGACTTAACTGTGGGTAGTTACACTAATTCATATAGAGTATTATTACCATTAAATTATTGGCATTTAACAAATGTATATGTTAAAGTCCGTTTTCCTAAATTAGATTGTGGTAAAATAGTACCAGGACAATTTACTGTATCTAACCCTATATCTGTAAAGAAAGCAAATGATGATATGTATCCATTTGTTGAGATGAATGAATTTGATAAGCCTAGTTGGAAAGAAGAACGCCTTTATTACCATATTTATTCAGATGATGAGAGTGTAGAAACTTCCTCAACAAAAGGTTGGGTAGAAATTATTGTTGGGAATTTAGGTACAAATACTACAATAGATGAGCTTGGTATGAGGTATTTAAAAGAGCCAAATAAATATACTTTAACTTATCAGCAATTAGATTTATTTAGAACCACAGCTATTGATGAAAGTACAGTATTTGAATTTCCAAATTATGTATGTAATGAGATAGTTAAGAAATATGTAGCATTATCATTTGAGCAACAAGTTAATGAAAGGTTACAAAGTAATATACCGATTAACCAATCAATACAAGTTCAACAATAACTCCTATCTTTATAAACAATTTAGATAAGTAAATAACCAAAAGACTTGTCTCACACACAAAACAACAAAAAAACAATATGTTTAACGTAACAAAAACACTTCTAATTAATGACCTAACAAATTTTCCTATTGATTATACATTAGGAGCATCACAAGCAGCTTCGACAGCATTGCTTGGTGATAATTTGTTTATAGGTGGGTTATTAGGATACACTTCAACAGGTATTCCTTTTAACAAAGTAACAAGAGTAAGTGGTTCTCGTGGTAAAGTTGGCACAACACACGTAGTAAATGTAACTGCTGCAACTGCTGCTGAAATTACTGTAACAGGTACAATTCCAGCAAACACAAAAGTTTATTTAACTTTTAATGTTGTTGATACACATTGGGAAGCACAGTACCAAACTAAGAGAATGACTAATTTCAGACAGAGACCTTTTGAGATTAATATCACAACTGGCGAAACTGCGGCTACATTCTTGGCTAAGATGGTAAACACAATCACTTATACTTACAGAGCTCGTGGTGTAAAAAACCCTAACTTTACGGTTGCCCCTGTATCTGGTGCTACTGTATCTGGTACGTATAATGATGGCACTACATTCTCTGCAATTTTGGCATCAGCTTTAACTCAGCCTGTTCGTTCTTATACTTCTATTTCAGATGTAAACTTTGAAACACTTACGCCATACCAATACTTTGAAAAATTTAGTGTTACTGGTGTTGATAATCAATCATCTGCTTATGTAACAGTGTTTAATCCAACAACAACACAAGCACAATCTCCTGGTCTTGGTACTTTTGACGAACTATTTGCAAAACGTACTTTGCTCGGTTTAGATTGGGCAAGTGGTTGGGCTTCACAAAACAAAGGTGAGCAAGCACAAATTCCAATTGCAGGTAATCTTTATACAGAATTTGCGGTTACAATGACTATGGATAGAAAAGATTTCCATAATTATTTCCCAAATTCAACATCAGATGAAGAAACACTTGTAATTTGGGTTAATCAAAGCATACCAGCATTAGAAACTCAAATTGATTCATTAGCTGATTATTTTGACAGAGGTACAGGAACTGAAGTTTGGAACGCAGTTGTTGGTGGTACTTACACAAATGGTTGTACCCTTGCACAGTTCAAAACAAACGCATAACATTTTTTATTTAAGATTGAAATTAAGTTTACAAAAGGGGGAAGTCTTTGGCTTCCTCTTTTTTTGTTTATATTTACGAACAAATTAAATTAGGATAAATGGAGTCATTAAATACAGTTTGGTCATTAAAGAAAATAGCATCCGCAATTCAAAAAAATATTACAGGAGCTATTGGTAATGTCAATTTTGGATATAGTATGGAGCAAATCAAGTATATGATAAATACAAGGAGAGCTACTATACTTAAAGAGATTTCTATTTCTAAATCTGAATTAGATTTTTTAAATAAATTAAAACAATCAATAACTTGTATAGAGCTTGATTGTCAAAATATAGAAAGATGTTGTCATGTAAAGGGATTTGAAACAGCTAAACATTTTAGAATACCAAGATTATCTAATGCTATTGCCGACCCAGTATTATACTTGGGTACGCCAAATAGAATGAAACCATTTAAAGTATTCTATGATACAACTTTTGCATATCATCAATATAGCCTTAAAACATCACACAGACCTTATGCTTGGGTAGATACTTCTATATTAGCTACAACATTATTTGAACCAACAGAATATATTAATACAGAGTTTGAAAGTTCGGGTATATTCTACGATGTGTTTTTATTTAATCCACCAACAGAAAATATAAAGTATTTAACAATAGAAGCAATCTTTGAAAATCCGTTAGATGTGAATTTCTTTAATTGCTCTAAGATATGTGATGATGATACATACCCAGCACCAGAGTTTATTGTAGATAAAATTATTACAAGTATTACACAAGAATTTTTAGGGTATTATAGGAAAGCAAATGTACCGCAAGTTCTACAAGGTAATATACAAGGTAACTTAGTAACAGGGTAGCCTTAATTCTTTCACAAATTGATTCTAAGCAACTATTTTTTTAAAAACATATAAACATAAGTCTAAAAAAACAAGGGCTTAAACCGCAAATGATAGAGAATAATAGTACATACAATTATGTTTCAGTATTATCAGTTAAACCAATCTTAACAAGGTTGTTTGGTATTGATATGCAAGAAGATGATATTATAGAAAATGCAGCAATAGCATTAAAAAAAATAGGGAATGTTCACTATGATATATTCTTACATAGGGGGGCTATTGTAGACGGTGTGGTAGAGTTGCCTTGTAATGTAGGTGCTATTGAAGCTGTAACATTTGACGATATTACATACAATAGTTATTTAACCTCAGAGATATTCTTAAATCCACAATTACAAGCATACTTTCCTTATTTCTATGCTATTCGTGGCTATTATATATTGGGAAGATTAGACAAATCTAACTTATTTCCTTTTGGTAAGTTTACTAACTATACATTTGTAGATAACAAAATAGTATTAGATTACCAATATGCTAATCAATTAACACCCGGAACTGTTAAGAATTATACAGAACACAGAATGTTAAATGTTATTTATAGAGGATATTTAGCAGATGAAGAAGGTTTTATGAAAGTTACAGAAAAAGAAGCTGTAGCGATAGCTTACTACTGTAATTATTTAGATAAGCAAAAGCAAGCATTTATGGGTTTACCGTTAGGACAGACTGTACAATTAGCAAAACAAAATTGGTTACAAGAATGTGTTCAAGCAAGAATACCAGAACATTTCTCACAAAATGCAATAGATAGTATATTGAATAGACTAAGTTCTTTCAATAGAAAGTTTTACAATCAAGATTATAAATTTAATCAGTAATGAATAAAGAATTGTTAAAGATTATTGAAAGTATAAAGAAGTCAAAACCTTTAAGTGGTGTAGAATACAAAATATTACTTTGTACTTTATATAAAGATGCAAAAGATAAATCAACAATAAAAGGAATGTTATAGTGGACAGAAAAGGATTAACAGATAAACAGATAAATGACTTAAATGCAAGAAGGGAATTTTATAAAAGTTTAAATAAGTTTTCAAATGCAGCTATTGAAGCACTTATTCGGAAAAGTGTTTTACATAAATCAGTTGAAAGGCTTACTCCAAATGTAAAAGCAGAGTTATTAAGGAATAATATGATATATGATTATTCTGATTTAACAAGGAATGAATCTATATTCCCAACTAACTATAAAAAACTATTAATAATTGAAAGACCTGAAATTATTAATGGTAGAAAGACTAAAAGATTTAGAACTATATTTAGGGCAAACTCTCCAAAAGCTGTTGGTAAATCTTTATTATGTGATTTTTTTGAAGTAGTGTTTGAAGATTTAATTGAAAATGGGGGAAAATTTATCTTGCCTACAAAATTTAAAGCAGAATTGTGTGTAAGAGCAATACCTGACATAGAGCTACAAAGAAAAAGACAAGCTAAACGTGTGTATAAAGATGTAGATTTATTTAAGACTAAATTTAAGTATTATACATTTCAAATGCACATAGCTAAGAGAGTTGATAAATATTTATTCCCAATTACACATAGGTATAGAGTGGATGTATCAAGGAATATGTATAAAAAATTAGTTGATAAAATGAATACTGGTCAATTTAATTTTTTACCTTACAAAGAAATAGTAAATGATTGGACATTATACAGTAAAGAATTAAAAAGACCTAAAAAAGTTAGAGTTAGGAGAAAGTTTAATTTAGAGTATTCTAAGAAAACATCTGCTAATAAAAGAATAATTGAACAACAAACACAAATAAGTATTATAGAAAATAACGATAAACTATTTACAAATGAGATAGCACCTTTTGAGAAGCATATAGAATACTATGCTCAAAAAGTACATGCACTTAAAAAGTATCATTTGTTAAACTATGAGAAATTAGTTAGATTTTTTATGGTAGCTTTATCTAAATTGTGTAGTAGTGTAGTAAAAATGAGACCATTATTCTTTAAAACAAGTGATTTTTCATTTAGAATATACAGATGGTTAGGTAAAACTGCATATAATAATATTAAAAAAAGAACATTAGATAGAAAAAAACAATATGCCAAAAATTCCAATACAAAACACGTTTAATGAAGGAATGAAGATGGATTTTCCAGTCTATCAAACACCTGATAATGTTGTAACTTACGCTGAAAATTTATACTTTGTAACTCACAATGGTAATGAATTAATAATTCAAACACCATTGGGTAATGAATATACTACATTATTAAAACCAAACTATGTACCTGTTGGAAATAAGACTTATAATGGTATTTGTTATATACTAAGTGCTGAATACGTTAATTTTAGATTTACAGGGAGAGGTGAAGTTGGGAGTTTTCCTTCCCCTAATTATGATAGCTTTACAAATATTGATGGTGAAACTTGGGTAGATGGTGATAAATACGGCTATTTAGAATATAACTATAAACCACTAAAGAATTATTTAGGGGATAATATTGACCCTAATGGAGTACCTAAAACAGATTACATAAATGATTTTAATTCTATCTACTTTAATTTTCAGATAGATAAACCGTTAGAAGTAGAGATACAACCTGTATATGATAACTCAGTAAACATTATCTTTACAGATAACTTTAATAAACCAAGAACTTTAAATAGTAGATTTTCAGTATTACCAGCTAATAAATATGTCATAAGGGATAGAATTGGCAATGACGATTCTAATTTATACAATAGATTAAATTGGGATAATACATTAAATCTAATCCTAACTACCAAAAAGATATTAAATATTGATTTAGATAGTCAAGGCACAGGTTCTTTACCTGCTGGTAATTATAAATACTACTTTCAATTGTGTACCCAAGATGGGAATTGCACAGATATAATTGGTGAGAGTTTTGATTGTAGCGTGTATTTTGGTAATGCTATGACTAATATACGTGGAGGGCAACCAAATGAATCTACAAATAAATCTAATGTATTAATCTTAGGTAACTTAGATGAAAGCTATTCTTATGTAAAAGTATCTTATGTTTATAAAGCTGGGGATTTAGAATCTATTAACAACGCTTTTGTATTAGAGAATAAATACTTTATATCAGATGGGAATACTTTAAGATTTGAGCATACAGGTACAGAGAGAACACAAGTATTAGATATTACAACTCTATCTGTAAACAATGCTTCAATAGATACATTCAGAACAATGACACAAGTAGCAGGAAGACTGTTTGCTGCTAATATTAAAAATAAATTCTACGATTACAAAGAGTTTTTTGAGTATGCTTCTACAATAAAAACATATTATGATACTAAAAAGTTAGTAGTTCCAGGATACGACAATGATTATTCTGGTGGCACATTTCAAGTAACACTTCCTATTGATTATAAAAATCCTAACGGTTCGTATGGTGCAGGTTATTACTCTCCAAAAAATATTTATTACCAATTAGGTTATTGGGGTGCTGAAAGTTATGTATTTGGTATAGTGTTTAAAATGAAAGATGGGAGTTACAGTACAGTGTTCCCTTTACGTGGTATTGATTCAACTGTAACAAACACATATAGTAATACTACATTAAATACAGATGACCCTTTTGATGAAACAACAGGGGAAAACATCAATGGTATATTCAGATTTCCAACAAGAGATACAGTACCTTTGTCTGACGAGTTGTATTATGCTAATATGCTATATCCAACATTTGAGATACCAACTCCTCCACAAGCTATATTAGATGATACATTAGGTTTTATGATAGTTAGATGCAAAAAGAAATCTAACATTATAACACAAGGATATATTATTGATACTCTTCCAATACCATTCTTAGATGCCCCAAACGACAATGTAAACTTTATTATGGACTATGAGTTTAATGATACAAATTACAAATTAATCCCATCAGTAGATTGGTTATTAGAAAGTCATTTAGCTACACATGATGATGATGATTTACCTCCAGATGGCAAAGATTACTTTCAAGAGTTTTTATATAAGTTTGTTTACCCAATGAGTGCTCCAAACTCAGCTTATTTAAGAACAGATGTTGTAAATAAAAACTTTGCTTTAATATCACCAGATTTACTATTAAATAGTGAAAAGTTAGTATCCTCATTAGAAGCAAATAGTGATGTTAAAATGAAGTTATTATCAGCAATATCAATGCAATACGCAATAGCTTCGCAATCTAAATTCTTTGATGCCACTAATGGTAATGGGAGTACAGATTTAATAACTACATCAGGAGGTTTCTCATTATACAAACCTATCCTACATACACCTTATAATCAACTACTTACTGCTAAGAATTATTTTCAAATAAATAATCAATATACATATAACGCAGGAAGATTTAGTAGTAAAATGTATTTAGTATCTGCACCAAATTTAAGAGATACATTTTTACGATTAGATGATAATGAGTATAGAGTAAATGAACCTACAAATGGTAACGCTAATTTTAGATTATCTTTTGATAGTTATATCGGTATTAGCGTGGAAAATCAAACAAATTTATTCCAACATACAACATACCAAGAACCAATAGCCAAAACATCTTCATTTGTAGTATATAATGGTAAAGTTAGAAATCCTATATATGAAGAGGATTATGTTTACCCAATAGTAGGGAAAACAGTTTCTAAACCATTAGCTTATTTAGTAAATCTATATCAAGATGGTACAAATAATCCTAATGGATATTATCCTACACCACAATTATTTGATTTATATAAACCAGAATATGAAACATTCTTCCCAATTACGAAAGAGATGTACTGGGATAATGCAAAAGCGTTAGAAGTAAATTCAAATGCAAGTCAGTTTACATCATTAGAAAATGAAAGATTATTAAGACCAGACGGCAGATTAGAAGGATTTAATGGCGATAATTATATTGGGACTTCGTTTAGAAAACTTTATTGGAATAACATAGATTTAACAGAAGTATTAGAGAAATCTTCACAAGAATCTAATTTAGGTTTGTCGTTACAACTATTAACAGAATCTAACTTTAATCCAGGATTAAGAACTGATAATTTATATAGTGTAGATGAATCTGAAAAACGTAGCTTCTTACCTTATTATACAAAAGGGAATTATGGTGGAGAAAATGCAGGTAATGTTTGGAAAAAGTCTAAATTACCAGAAACTACAGTAAGTAATAAAGGATATTCAGATTCAAGTTCTGGTAAAAACTATATAGCATTAAAAAGCGATAACCCGTTTATTGAGGATAGATTTGATACAAGGATTATATATTCAGAGCTATATACATCTAACTCATTTGTAGATGGTTATAGGAAGTTTGCCCCAATAGCAAGACAAGATTATCAGAAACATTTAGGGGCTATTGTAGCTATTAAAAACTTAAATGGTCAATTAATATGTGTATTTGAAAACGGATTACATTCAATACCTGTAAATCAAAGAAGACAATCATTTAGTGATGCTGTAGGTAGTGTATTTATAGAATCGGCAGGAGTATTACCGCCAGTAGGGGAAACAAGAACTATCTCAGAATTATACGGTAGTAAGTGGCAATGGTCTATATTAAATACAGATAATACTGTGTACGGTGTAGATATAGATAAAGGAAAAATATGGCAATTTACAGGAGATAGTTTAAAGTTAATATCAGACTTTAATGTTCAATCATTTTTACGCAGCATTAACGATAGATTTCAAGGACAAGTGTCTACATGGTTTAAACATGATATTAGAACATATTATGATGTAAAGAAGAATGATGTAATATTTTCTTTCTTATCTGAAAAACCAAATAATACTTGTGGCACAATAGATTTAACTGAGATAATACCCTTTGAATGTCCTGTAGTAGAATACAATAATAACGTAATTACAATTACAGGAGGAAGAGAAGGCTCTACAAAGATTATAAAAACACCAGTAGAATGTTTTGATGATGATAGCTTTAAAACATTAGTGTATTTTGAGATGAGTGATAAATGGCAAACATTCTTACCATACTCACCACACATGATGTTTACTTTATATGATAAGCTATTTAGTTTCCCTTATAAACAAGATACAATAAGAAATACAATTTGGAAACATGAAAGTCCTAATGTACCTTATTGCAATTATTATAATGAGCAAGATAACTTTGTATTTGAATTTGTAGTAACAAAAGATACAACCATACACCAAGTATTTAATAACTTAATGATTGTATCTAACGAGTCTCCCCCTACAAAAATAGAGATGACTACAGATAATGATACCTATGAAATGTTAATTAATTTAAGGGATAATACAGATTATTTTAGTATCTATAAATCAAACACATATTACAAGGAAAATCACTACTATATTACAATACAAAAAGAAAATGACGATATTCACAAACAATCCTTTTTTAAGAATAAAAGGGTAAGGGATAAGTATTGTAAATTTAGAATTACATATCCTGGTGATAAATATACACAAGTACAAAGAATAATTACAACGATATTACAAAGTTTTTCATAGGAAATTATACAAATATAGAATGAAAAAGTTAAAATTTTATAGTGGTGCAAAAGTGCCAAATGCTACAGCAGATATGGCAAGACAAACTGTATCTGGTGTGGCAGATGCTTTTGTTCCTGGTGCAGGGCAAGTAATGAACACAGCAGCAGCTTTATCTAAGAAGTTTGGGAAAGAAGATTGTGAAATAGACCCAGTTACAGGGAAAGAAGTTTGCCAAGATAATAGTTCTATTGCTGGTGGTGTACTAAAAAGCACATTAGACCCAATTGGTTCGAGTGTAAATATGTTATCTAACTTATCAAAAGGAAATGTAACAGGAGCTATTGCAGCTACACCACTTGGAAAAATATTTGGAGTTAAAGACAATTCTAATGATGAAAAATTAGAAGAAATTAAAAAGCAATTACAAAAGCAAAAAGAAGCTCAAATAAATAAGGCTAATCAAAGCGGTATTAATCAAGGACTTATGCAACAACAAAATAGTTTTAATAGTCCTGCGTTTGGTATGAGGTCATTTCGTAAAGGTGGGAAACTTAAATTCCAAAAAGGAGGAGTAACTGATTGTAGTTGTAATAAAGACACTGATGGAATAGATACAGATATACTATTTGACTTACCGCAACAGATTATAGATGGAATACATGAAATGAGTGGTGTTGGTAAAGGTAAGAAGTATGATAACTCAACAAAAGAAAAGATAAAACAATCAGCTAAAAGCTCAGGTAAGTCATTAAGAGATTTTATTACACAAATACCTAATGCTGAAAAACAAATAATAGTTATAGAGAAGTTTCAGCAGGGGGGTAATGTTCCTGCATTTGTAAAAAATCCTAAAAATAATACTGAAAAAGTAATGGCGGAAAAATGGAAAAAACAAAATCCATCAGCTAATGTACCTATACAAAAAAAAGAACTGTCTGGCGTAAGTAAATGGGTAAGTGAAAACATTCATCCATTTGGTTATGGTGAAGATGTAAAAGTAGAAAATAATTCAAATTTTTTAGATAAAGCAAATTCTATTTTTAAAAAAGTTACGGAAAACAATCGCAATATGGGTGAACCTGATGCTGGAGATAAAAGAAGAATGGATGCTTTTAAAATGTATTTAGGTGGAGACGAAAGTTATCAAGACAACGGCACTATAGTTAAATCTAAAACAAGTCCGTCAAAAGGAGATAATAAGAATGATACATACTATACTTTTAAAGATGATGACATAAAAACTAAACTTTTTGAAACTTATAGAAAAGCTCATACAGATACAAAAGGATTAAGTATTGATGATGAAATGGCAGTATCATTAAGTGATGAAGCACAACTGCCAGAAGAAAGAGAACGCATTAAAGCATTAAAAAATAATTTACCACTTCTCCCTTTTGGGAAAAAGAATTTACAAGATATAGATGCTTCTGTTATGGGAAATTACACAGCAAATGTTGGCAAAGATGAAAAGGGTGATTACGTTAGCTTTTATGATAAGTGGGATTTAGCACCAAATGTTTTTGAAAAAAATAAAAAATCAGATGTGGGATTAGGTACTCCAATGCAATTATACGATAGGATTTACTATGACCCAAAAACAAAAGAAAGAATTGCTGAGAAACCTACAATGTTGAAACCATTTACTATAAGAGCTAAGAGATTGCAAACTGGTGGTACAAATCCAGATATATTAGAAAAAATAAAAGAACTTGGTTATCAAGCATCAAAACTATTTAAAGCTGGGAAAATTAAAGAAGCTAATAAATTAGGAGAACAACAAGCAAATATGGCTAATGATAACGGCATTAGTTTTGACAGACTTGGTGCTGAAACAATAGGACACCCAACATCTATATCTGGTATTTCGCACTATACATTTAGTGATTATAAACCTTTTGAGCCCACACAAAAAAGAACTTTGTATGAAAACTTTAATATAAATAAAAAAGCAAATACAGGTTATAACATTGTTGATGAACTAAGTGATGATACAGGTAGAACTAAAAAAGTAATACGTGGTACTACAAACACAAGGAAACCTGATACAAAATTTAAACCAATGATAAGTGTTACAGGTTATAAAAAAGGTGGTTATTTAAAAGATAAGAACACATATATTACAAAAAATGGGAAAGAAACTAAAAGAGGTCTTTGGAGCAATGTATACTTAAAGAATAAAAACAAACATCAATTAGGAGGATTGACTTCATTATTAAGTAATGCTGCTGTAATGCAGGGTGTCGGAAGTATGTTTGGAAGTGGTACAAGTCCCACAGGAGCAGGTAATATAACAGGTGCAATTACAGGAATGTTACCTAATTTAATTGGAGGTCAGCAAGCTAACGTGCAACAAGTTCCAAATAAGCAATTAAGTTATCAAGAGTTTGTTAATCAAATGATACAAGAAGGTAAAATTACACAAATACAAGCTACTGATACTACTATGCAACAACAGTTACAGCAAGCATATAATCAATATTTACAACAAAATAAACAGGGTAGTATTCCAACAATGAAACAGGGAGGAGTTCCACTAAAATTTAAAAGATAAAATCATGTTACAGACAGTTATAGAACAATACAACATTTTATTAATAACAGTTTTTGGGGGACTTATTTATCTTTTACGTGAGGGTGCTAAATTGTTATATGATTATTACGCTACTAAGTTAAAATTTAAACAAGCACAAGACCAGCAAATAGAAACTGTTGAAACTGAATTAGCTGTAATAGAACTTAGAAAACAAGCACAGAGAGAAGAGGTGTTAAAAGATAAAATGTTAGAATACAAACTAAATAGGAATGTATTACTTGATGGAATTAAGATAAATCATATACTAAAAGAACTTAGAGAAAACTTAGATGCTCAAACCGTTAGCATTGCAATATATCACAATGGAGTAGCAAAAGGTTTTAAAAATTTTTCTTTTAGATTTCAAGAAGCTATTAGTATAAAACATTCTACAATATACAACTATCAAGCAATGCCTTTATCTTCTCATTATGAGGAACTTGCTAAATACGAAAAGCTAGAGTGTTTATTTTATAATAAAACATCAAAGAACCTACCATTGTTAGTTGCTGGAATATTAGAACAACATGAATTAGAAATACTTATATCTTATCCTATTTTAATAGAGCATATAGATAACGATAATCTACCAAATAATGTAATTAATATAGAAAGAGATGGTAAGAACTTTGCACTACTTGGAAGTTTGCTTGTAGCAATAGATAAAGATTGCACTAAAACAATAGAAGAACATACTACAGTAAAATATATAAAAGAAAAACTATCTGAAATAATGGCAATCTACAAAGATAACAATAACATATTTTCGTAATGGAAACTGATAAAATAAAATTTAATAAGATGAAAAAGCGTGGTGTTAAAAAACACGATGATTTTCAGTCTACACCCTACCCTATAAATTTGAAAATAAAATTTCCTTTTTACAAATCAGGCTCACAATTGCCTTATAAACCATTATTACAGTCAGGTGGTACAAATATACGTCTGGGAAAAGATAATGCCTTACAAAGCAAATATGAAAGCGTACAAAGAGATTCTACTGGGGTACAACAGAAACAATTTAAACCATTAGCCCCAACTCTAAAAGAGAAGTTGAATTTCCCATCTATTGAAGAAAGAAATGCACAACAAAGTTTAAATCAAAGGGAAGAAAATATTGATAGAACTGAAAATAGACAAATAGCTAAAAATGTTGTACGAGCTGGTTTAGAAACATTACCAGGAACATCAACCGTAGCTAATGCTTATGGCTTATTAGAAAATGTAGCAAAAGGAAATTATACAGATGCTGCAAGTTATGGTGCTGGATTGGGGGCAAGTTTAATCCCAATTCCAGGAGCAGGAAAGTTTGCTTCAAATGTTGTAAAGCAAGGACTTAAAAAGTTTGGACAATTAGGTACAGCAAATACAGCTGTGGGTAAAAGTTTTAATGATTATAACACAGGGGGGGAATTAAAATTCCGTAAATTAAAATTCCAGCAAGGGGGAGAAAATAATCCTACAACATTCTTAAAAAATAAACTTAAAGAATTGTATGATAGTGCAGGAGAATTAACTGCTGATGAATATGCAATAAAGTTTAATGAATTAAATAGAGAATTACAAAGAATAGATAATACACACCAATATAAACCACTACTCACACAAGAAGAAAGAAACCAAACTTCAACTAATACAGATAGAGTAAGTGAACCTGTTGGTTATCAAGATTATAAGTACCCAAATCAACCTTATATGATTGATGAAAAAATGGATAGCAATGTACCAAGAATTAGAGAGGGCAAGCCTCTCACAGAAAGATTAGCTGATAAATATGCAGTTAAACCAGAAAGAGAACCAAAAATTGATATGAGTGTTCCTCGTGCTAAATCTAAAATAGCAAGTAGAGAACCTATAATAGATAAAGTAGGAGTGAGTCCTTTTAAGTTTCAAACAGGTGGCATCAACATAATCCCAAAAGGTGTACTACATAAAAATAGAAATAATATCCCACAAGAATTAGGGTTTGGAGGTAAAGGTATTCCTGTGGTCTATTGTAGTACAGATGGTAATTGTGAGAAAACTGCTGAAATAGAATCAAATGAATTAATATTAACAAAAGATAATTCTACACAATTAGATAGATTAGTACAAAAACATAAAAACGGTTCAGCTTCGCTTCAAGATATAGGAAACTTTTTTAAGCAGCAGCTTATGGCTAACACACATAATAATACAAAAGAATTTAAAAGCATTAGAAATGGAAAAACTAAGATTCAAAAATAAAACAATTACTGTTAATAATGCACCTTTAAATGTAGAATTAGCAGAAACTAACGAAGAATTAAAACAAGGGCAGAGAGGTAAATCTGAACCTTCAAATATGCTATTAAAATTTCCAGAGCAGGGTAAAGAGAAATCAATTACAATGGCTGGAGTAGGATTTCCATTAAAATTAGCTTTTATAAAAAAAGGTGTAGTTACTAATGTAGTTAAACGCAATGACCCAAATAGTGAGAAGCTAACAACATACAATACTGATGCTGTATTAGAATTACCAATCTATGCTAAGATTAAAACTGGCGATATTATAAAATACAAACAAGGAGGGGCTTGGACAAGGACTGAAGGACAATCGAAGACGGGTGGGCTGAATCAGAAAGGCAGAGATTCTTATAACAGAGAAAATCCTGGAAGTAATTTAAAACCACCACAACCAGAAGGGGGAAGTAGAAAGAAATCTTATTGTGCCAGAAGTGCAGGACAAATGAAAATGTTTCCAAAAGCAGCAAAGAACCCTAATTCAAGATTAAGATTAGCAAGAAAAAAATGGAAATGTGAAGATGGCTGTAAATTTGAAGATGGTGGGGTTATAAATAACAAATTAAATCAAGGTGATACAACAATGGAATTTGTATTATCTAAAACTAATACTGTAAGAGACCACACATTAGATGGGTACTCTACGAGTAGTGGTAAATTAGTTGAAAATAAAAACAAATCAGTTCAAGGTTATTTAAGGAAAATAAGTAATACAAAAGGTTTAGCTCAATTAGGGGAGAATTTATATACAGCACTTCCTATTAAATCAAAAGATATGATTGATGGTATAGCTGATTTACTACGAAAAGTTAAAGATAAAAGTAATAGATTATCTATATCAAAAGATGTAATTAATGATTTTGAAAAACAAAATATAGATTATAATAAAAATACATTCCTTAAAAGTATTAAATTAGAAAAAGGTGGGATAAATATAGACCCGAAAAACAAAGGTAAATTTACTGAAACTAAAAAACGTACAGGTAAAAGTACAGAAGAACTTACACATTCTAAAAATCCCCTTACGAAAAAAAGAGCTGTATTTGCACAAAACGCTTCTAAATGGAATAAACATGAATTAGGAGGCAATATCTTATCTAAACTAAAAAAAGGTGGCATGTATCTATTAGATGAAAATGGAGAAGTGCAAACAGAATTGCAAGGTGGAGAAAGGATATTTTCAAGAAAACATACTAAGAAATTAATTGATAAAACACTATTAGCTAAAACACCAAAAGACTTAGAAAAAATTGGAAAAGAATTAATCAAAATAATAGATATTCACAATAAACAAAACCCACAATATGTTGAAGAATAATCTTTCTGATTTTATAGCATTAGATACCTACAAAACTACATTAGCTAAATACATAAATAAATTTACGCTAAATTACATGAACAATACACAGTCAATAACATTTGTCTATTTTAATAACTAACTTTGCAAACAAAAACATTTAACATGAGTAATAATAATAAATTAAAACTAAGAAAATTTCAAGAGGGTGTAGATAGTATGCCTTCACCTCAAATGGAGGAAATGCCACAAGAGGAAACACAAGCAGAAGGTGCAGATATAAAAGCTATGGTTGAGGAATATCTAATACAACCTTCTTTTGAAGCACAACAACAACTAATTGGGATGCTTGCTGAAATGATGTTACCGCAAGAAGAACCTATGCAAAATGAAAGTGGTTTACCACAATTTAAACGTGGTGGTAGTATGTCTAAACCTAAACCAAAGTTTATGAAAAGTAAAAAAATGGAAAAGGGTGGGAAAGCAACTCTTGCAAATAAAGCATATCAAGAGGTTATGAAGAATGGGTATTTAAACAAAGAGAAAAAATCAAAATAATATAAAACTTATATGAAAAAAAATTATCTAAGAATTTATCAAGAAGGGGGAGAAATGATGGAAGCTCCCCAAGAACAAATGCCACAGGAAGAACAAGAAAATCCTGAAACACAATTAGTTGCAATGATACAAGCCTATATGCAAGAACCTAATGAAGAATTGGGTAATGAGATTATAGGTATGGTTGCAGAAATGTTAGGTGTTACATCTCCACAAGGTGAGCAAGAGTCTGTTGAAATGATACCTTCTCAAAAGTTTGGGGGAATTATAATCCCTAAATTTAAAATGGGTGGTGGTATTCCTAAGTTTCAAAATGCAGGTAGAATGGGTAAAAAGCCTATAGTAAATACTGTAAATAAAACTATGGCTTCTGGGTATAGTGCTACAACAAAACCAAGAGATATTAAGCCAGAAGACGGTGCTAAACGTACTTTATATACTGAGAAATATACTGATACAAGCAATACTGCTTATGGTAAAAATTCAGGTAATGTAGCGTACCAAGATAAGATGAGAGCATCACAAGGAGATTTAGCTGCTAAATTTGGTAATCCTGATGATGAAAGAATTGCTCAAATGTTTCAATCAAATCAAATTACAAAAGAGCAAGCTCAACTGTTATCAGATGCTTACAATAGAAATCAAGCATTGAAATCTAATGCAACTACTTATAAAAGAGGTATAAATAAGCAGCTTGGGTTAGATGAAAATTTAGAGTATTTAGCAGCATCTAAAATGGATTTTAATACTCCTACTCCGATAAAAACTGGAGGTGATGGTGGTGGTGGAAATCCAAATGATTATAAATACGAAATGACTTTATCTGTAACAAATAACGCTGGACAAAATTTAGGTAGAGTTACTGTATCTCGTATAAATTTGCGTGATAATAGTAAATCAGAAGTAATAAAAAATTGGGATACCACATCTCATGCAAGTCAAATAAATGAAATTGCTGCGGCAGACCCTTCTGGTAGATTTAAACGTGCATTAGCTAATATGCAAAGTCATACAGGAACATATCCGTTGTCAAAAGAAATGTTTGAAAAAATAAAAGATTTGTAAAGAGCATAAAAAAAGGAGAGATTGACTTAATCTCTCCTTTTTACATTTTAATTAAAAAACAAAGTTGTGTATTTATATCTTCCATCTTCTGTCTTTTCAATAAAAAAAGTAAAGTATTTTTTATCACCAACATCTTTTATTGTAGAATATTTATACCTATTTGTTATATCATTTAATGCTATATGTTTTTTATTAAATGGTATCATAAAAATCCATGTATCTTTTCTTTTTAATTCCTCACCGCTAAGAAACCAATCTCTAACATCTTTTGGTGTATTTGTTAAATCTGTAGTAGGTTTAAAAATCTTTCCTTTATAAATAGTAGTTAATTGAGATTTCACTTCTTCGTATTCATTTCCGTTCACAACCACTTCTGATAAACTATCTGCTGCTACCCAATCTGCCTGACTATATCCCACTAAACTCACTAATACTAATCCTACTATTAAAATTATTTTCTTCATATTTTTAAATGTTGTTTATACTACTATAACTATTCGTTTTATCTATTAGTTCCAACTATTTTATATAAATATAATACAAACTATTATCATCCCCAGCATTTACATAAGCCCAGCTTTGTTTTTCCAAATAGCCTAAATGATGTTTTTTTATTTTTGTTTTATAAATATCTTTTAGCTCATTACCTGTTAAAGATACCAAATAAGAAAAACCAAAAATAGCACCAGAGGTTTTAACCATTCTTGGATTATGTCTATCTGGATTTATTGGGTCAATAAATTCTACTTGTTTCTTGTGTATATCTGGAATAATATTGTTATCTAAAATATATTTTAAAATTTGATTAAAGCTATCTGTCTTATTATTGTGATTATCACATAAATATAAATGACTAAATACTCTTGTATCGTTATTTGGCAACAATGATAAGTGTAATATTTTATTATATAAGTTATTATCTTTATCTGTATTTGCAGTTAATATTTTATTTATCCAAAATCTAAAGTGTTGGTGTTTTTCATGGTTTAAAGATTTTCTCCAATTACTTATTCCATTCTTTTCAAGCCAATTTCTTTTTTCTTTTATGATAGGAATTAATTCTTTATAAGGGTGCTCTTCTGCTAATGTGTACTTATAGTTTGTATAATCATAATATTCAACTCTCCTGTCAAACAGCCAAGTAAAAGATAATATACTCTCATAATCTCCACATTCATTAATTGCAGTAGTTAATACTTCTATAATATTAACACTTTCATCAATTATATAATTATCTAATAAACCATGTTCATTAAAATTAAATTCTTTAAACATGTCTAATAAATTCATAAATAATCTTTTATCATACTTCAATGCCCACCTAAAAGCAATCGCTAAATTTACTTTAAATAAATTTTTGTTTTCCATAATTATTTTTTTAATTTATTATCTTTTTACTAAGTTGTTTGGATATTTTTCAATTCTATTACCACGAAAGAAATATTCAGGATTAATCCAATATACACCTTTTACTGTAGTGTTTACCATTATATTCCAACGCTGTAATTCTTTTATAGCATTGTAGTATGTAGTTAGAGAAGATAGCTTGTTTTCTTCCATATATCTTGGCACATTAATCCACAAATAATCTTTATTAGAATCCAGTTCATACGTAATCCACAAATACAAACTTTTAGATTTATCAGTTAAACCCGCTATTATTAATCTTAGATTTGATTTTTGATAGACTTTTGTATAGGGTGTATATTCAACATCAACTTCTTTATTGACAAGTATTCCTTCATCATCTTTAACGTACTCATTTTTTGCTGGAAAATGTGATACAGGGATTTGTAGGTAGCTTATAAATATATTTGTACCTAAATCAGATTCTTCAAACTTAGGTTTTTCAAAAGGAGTTTTCTTTTTGTCAAACGCTTTTTTGGGCTTTTTTTGTAGTTTTATTTTTTCCATAATGTAAATTGTTTATAATCGTTTACAAATATACGAATATTTTCACATACATGCAAATTTATGGTAACTGTTTTATTTTCACAGGCGTGAAAGTGAATATTTGTTGTAACTATCTAATACTCAATTTGATAAAGGGCATTTTTAACACTTTACGATTTAGCCATATATTAATGATAGCTAACTCTAAAACCAGTAAAATAGTGGTATAAGAGTATCTGTATCAATGCGTTATAGGGTATTTAGCACTTACACCGTAGTGAAACCTGAGTTGTTGTATACAATTGTTCCTCTATAGAAAGACAATATTTATAAGTTTTTGAATGTGCACATACAATATACTGTAGCTCAGATGCAATCTGTTGTATTTTATATGATAAAAAATAATGATATTAATATTCTGTAGTATTTATGTATCAAAGTTCTATACTATAAACTATTGAGATAATCTTCCGATATTAGTGAACAATGTCTTACAACATTTGGAACAATAACTACAGTCATTGTAAAACAATATAAGTACCATAGAAAGATTAGAATTATATGCAAACAACGATAGAAACAGGGAGAATTATAGAGTTACTACAAGCTATTTGGGCAAGGATTATAGACCCAGATTTACTTGAATCATATCTTGTAGGTATTACAACAAGACTTACAAATATAAAAAGTGATACAGCAGAGATATTATTGGCAGTACAGGCTATTGATGCTAATACAGCAGCTATAGAAACTTCTTTAAATAACGTTATAACATTAGTTACAGCAATAGAAGCAGATACTACTTTATTGGTAACTAACTCAAATCTTATTGTAACAGAGCTACAAACAGCTATTACAGAGCTACAAGCATTATTAGTAGTTACTACAGATATACAAAACAGTATTCTTGATTTAATAGCTGAGGTAAATGATTTTAAGACTTCTACTATAGCTAAATTAAATGATTTAGTAAAGTATGAGGATACTCCAGCTGCAAGTGGTGATGGTGGAGTAAGTATATTAGGAGTAAGACAAGATGTACTTTCATCTACAACTTCTAATACTGGCGACTACATACAAACTTCTGCTGATTTATACGGTAGAATACATGTTAATACAGGAGGAGTACCAGTCTTAAGAACAGATGTATTAGCAAATACTCCAGGAGCAGGTTCAACTACAACTTATGTAGGATGGGCTTTACCTGGAACTTTAACAAATGCTGCTACATGGAAAATAATGAGAATGGTTGAAGTTGTAGCAACAGGTAGTTTAACAATTACTTGGGCAGGTGGAACACAAACTCATACAAATATTTGGGATAATAGAGCAGCTTTAATCTACAGTTAATATGCCAACGATAAATTTAGTAAAAACTGTATCTAATTTAGCTTCGGTTACAGGATTATCATTTACAGCTACAGCAGTCCAAAGTAACGTAAGTTACCCTTTAACTGCTTCATATTCTGCTCCTAATCTAACTTTAACAAGTGCTGGAGATATTGGTGTCAGTGGTAATTTTACATTTAATGTAACTGCTAACTATACTGCTTTTGGGACAGCTTGTAGTGATAGTATTAGTTTTGTTGAATTTGTAGATTCTGTAATATGCTCTCCTACTGAAATGATACAATTTGAATATGGTTCTGGTGGAGATGGTTGGATATGTTACACAAATAATATCAATAATTGTACTCCTAACCCTTACTTAAATACTGTATCAGCAAGAAAAGTACAAGTAGGTTCTTCTATGAAATGGACTATGGAAGATAACACTCCTTCAGGATGGTTAGGTTCTTTACAATATTTCTTACAAGAACGAGGTAATGTTGAAGCTAATGCTGGAAATTATATAACTCCAAGTTATACAAACCCTACAGTAGTAATGCAAATGCACACTCCAGGAGGACATACTCCTCTGTGGTATGAATATAATCCAAGTTCAACAACATTTGTTTTTGCTGCAAATACAGCGACATCTGCTGATTATGAGATGTTAGTATTACCTAATGGTAGATTAGAATTTAAAAGAAATAACGTAACTGTTTTTACAAGCACTGTTGTTTTTGATGTAGTAAGTAAAGAGTATATATTTGGAACTACACAAGATAATAGTCCTTACGGATGCAGAAGTAATTTCAGATTTGAAAATATGGGGGGATTTGCTTCTTGGACAGTAATATAATTATAAAAATATAAAAATATGGCATGGAAATTTAATCCATTTACAAACGAGTTAGACTATTATGAAACTGGTGTAGTAAGTGGTAATGTAATAAATGTTAAAGGTATTATTACTAATGCCAATACAAATCCAAGTTATCCGTCTACTCCTACTGAAGGTGATTTATGGTTAATCGGAACTAATAGTGGTACAGTTGGAGGAACTACTGTTCAGCCTGGTGATGGTATTCTTTATTTATCAGCTACATGGGTATTGTGGGATATGGAAGTTGGTGGTGCACTTTATACAGATGAGCAAGCGCAAGACGCTGTAGGTACGATTTTAGTAGATAGTTCTACAATTGATTTTACGTATAATGATGGAACTCCTTCAATTACTGCAATAGTAATAAATAACTCAATTACTAACACACAATTAGCTCAAGGTGCTGCAAATACAATCAAATCTAATCCTACAGCAGCATTAGCTAATGAACAAGATTTTGCTGTTACAACAAATAGTTTAGTTGGTAGAAGTTCTGGTAATATTACTAATATAGCTTTTAACACTTTTGTTGAAAGATTTAGTGGAACTACAGCTAATAGAAGTGTTGCCATCCCTTCGCCTTTAATTGGTCAATTGTATTCAAATACAACAACAGGTAGATTAGAGTGGTACGATGGTACTACTTGGCGTAGCCTTCCTTTTGCTCAAATCTTACTTACTGAAATTCAAAACATTCAGAATAATAGATTTTTAGGCAATTTATCAGGTATAGCAGCACCTCCACAAGAAATAACAGGATTAGATATTTGGGATTCAGCACAACAATCTTATAGATATGACATAGGTGGAATAAACGAGTGGTTAAACGCCACAATATTTACTCAAACTGCAAGTCAAACAGTAGCTAATACTGTAGCAGAAACAACTTTATTAGGGACTGGGCAAGGTACTCTTTCTTTACCTGCAAGTTTCTTTGTGGTTGGTAAAACTTTGAAAGGTAGAGTGCAAGGTTTTATCGGTGATGACGCTATCCCACCTACTATTAGAATACAAGTAAAATTAAATGCTGTAACTATTTTAGATACAACAGCAACAACTTTATTAAGTATTACTGGCACAAGAAGATTTGAATTAGATTTTGAATTGACTAATAGAACAACTGGTGTAAGTGGTACAATATTCTCACAAGGTTTATTTAAGTATTTCAGAGATAATACCACAGAAGAAAAAATATGTTTGCTTAATACAGCTACAAATACTGTTGATACTACAATATCTCAACTTCTAAGTGTAACAGTAATTTGGGGAACTGCAAACGCGAATAACACGATAACTTCTACAAACTTTAACTTAACTAAATTAGCGTAATGAATGTAGGAACAGCAAATTTGATAGGAAATGGTTTGTTATATGATGGAGTAAATGATTTTGTTAATTTAGGAAGTGGGTTAAATAGTGTACCAACTACTCCAATTTCACCAATTTCTTTCTATTTTTCATTTACACCAAAAGCGTTTAGCGTAAATAACAATTATATTCTTTCAGCACAAGATACGAGTTCAATTACTTTAAGAAGTTATAGAATAGTATATGCTGCTTCTTTTATTGATGTTCAGTTGTTTTCTGGAAATTCTCGATTATTAGACTTATATATTAATGTTAATCTTTCTATAAATGTACTTTACAATGTTTCTTTTATAGCAAGAGGTGATGGAACAGGATATTTTAATGTCAATGGACAAGTAACAGAGGCAATACCTTTATATTCAGGGGGATTTACATTGGCAGATAATACACAAGCATATACAAACTGGCAATTAGGTAGTGTTGTATATTTACCAAACTACGCTTATTATGCTAATCACATAATATACGATTTAAAGATAGTTAATAAAGCTCTTTCTACAGGGGAGGCTACTCAATTATACGAAAGTTTTGGAACAAATTTAACAGGACTTACTTCTAACATAGTTGCTAATTACGACTTTAATCAAAAACAAGGGAATACATTAATAGATAAATCTACAAATAACTTAAATGGAACTCTTACTAATTTTGCAAATACAAGTTTAGGAGTAAATAATTCATGGGTAAATAGCTTAGGAGGTAGCATAACATATTGAAAACTTTAACAAAAGGAAATACAGACTTAATCACAGTCAATCAGATTGGAAATGGTTTAAAGTTTAATGGTACAAATCAAAGTACCTTTACACCTTCTCCTGCAAGTATTTTTAACTTTGGAACAGGTAATTTCTCTATTTCTACTATTGTAAATGTAATTTCATTAAATCCTGTTGACGGAATAGTTTTTAGTGTTTATAATGGAGTTCCTAATTATAGTATATATGTATTAAGCACAGGTGTTTTTTATGCAACTATTAGAAATTCAGCAGGTAACTCAGTAGTAATTACCAGTCCAACTATTTCATTAAATAGAACATACCAAGTAACAATGGTAAGAAATGGTACTTCTTTGCTATTATATGTTGATGGTGTTTTAGTAAATACAGGTACAAATGCATTGATTACTAACATAAATGTATCAAATACTTATTTGACAATAGGAGGTGTTAATGCAGATATTAACCCACCAGTCTTACAGCCAGCAAATACAAATTTTCAAAATATGATTTTGTATGATTTTAAAATATTTAATAATAACATAACTGTAGGACAAATAAATCAACTATATACATCTTTTGGGAATAACATAAGTGGGTTAGAAAGTAACATTGTAGTAAATTATAATTTTAATCAAAAGTCAGGCACGCAAGCCACAGATAATAGCCCAAACCAACTGCACACAACACTTAATAGCTTTGGTGCTACGTCTAACTTAGGTGGTGGTGCTTGGGTTAATTCTCTTGGTTCAACAATAACATACTAAAATACAAAATATGACAAAAATATACATATCAGATTATCCAAAAATAGCAGGAGTAAAAAGATTTTACTATGCTGAAAAGAAGAAATTTTTATTTGATTCAGAAGATGCTAACTCAGTATTATTCTTTGTCAAAATATACCACGAGAATAATCTTGGGGAAGTAATAGAAAACCTAACTACAACAGGTGAATTAATTGCAAGTAATAACGAACAAGTTTATAGTTTAACTGGTGAGTATTTAGAATATGATAATTCTACTTTACCTCCAACTTTGTTACACACAGATACAAAAGGTGAACCAATAGGTGAGTTTGATTTCTTTCAATTTTTACTTACACAACCTACAATAGTTGATGATTTAATTAATAATGCAATAGCAAGAGGTGATTCTCTTGGATATTTCAATAAATATGTAAAATAATGCAAGCAAATATAGGATATACAAATGCTGAAATTGCAGCAAGAAGTTGGTCTAATGGAGATGTAATTTTTAATTTAGATACTGGTAAATTAGAACTGAGAAGTGCTGGTACTTGGATAGATAATCCGTCTACTCCTTCAGCACCTACACCTCCGACTATATCTTCTATAAGTACAAATACAAGTTTAGTTTATAATACTATTTATCAAGTAAATTGTACTTCAGGTGATGTTACTCTTACTTTACCAACTGCTATTAGTAATGCTGGTAAAGAAGTATCAATAGTAAAAACAGATTCTACAGGTAATATTATTACTGTTATCACAACAGGAGGACAAACGATTAATAATGATGTAAATTTAATAATTAGACATCAAAATACTTTTATTACAATAATTTCAAACGATACTAACTTTATATTAAGCTAATATATGTACGCAGAAAATTTTAGATTAAACGGAATACAAAAAGATTATTATCCTCCAGTAGCTCCTATTGCGCCAGATGTAGTAGAAGCCTCTTTTGATGCAGATGGTAATCTTATGATGAGAGGTGCTGCTTTAACAGATGAAGGTACTTTTAGAGTAAACTTTGCAAATACTTCTTTAAGAGTTAGTATTGGCACTTGTACTTTTACAAATGGAAGTGATATAGTTACGGGAACAGCATTTAATACTTATGATGTAAAAGCAGGTGATTATGTAAATATTGACGGTCATGCTGAGAGCACACTTGTTCAAATAGATACAATTACTCCTACACAAATAATTCTTGAAACACCTTATACAGGGGCAACTACAACAGGTGTAGCAAGTAGACAAATAGTAAGAAGTTTTACTGGAACAGGAGCAACAACATCAGTGGCTTCTGGAGCAGCTACGATAGCCGCAGGAACTACAGCAAGTGCTGTAACAGTATTAGGTAGATTTGTTGATGTAGCTCCATTAGTATATAGAGCAGGTTTAAGTATATCTCAAAGAATTATAAATCAGACAATTAATATTGGTTTAAATGATGAGGGTTCTCCTACTAAATGGTTTGCAAGATTTCAAGCAGATGGTACGACAAATACTACAATAAAATGTCAAACTGCAAGAAATCCAACAATAGCTCCGACAGGTAATGAAATTCAAGAGACAGTTGTAACAATTCCAAACGGTTTAACTACAGCAACAAGTTTAGAATATCGTGTCGAATTACTTACTGAAGAAGTAGTTTTTTATATTAACGAAATAAGAGTAGCAAGACATACAAGGGTTATTCCAAGTCAATATGATACAATGGGTGCTGGTGTTGCAGTATTAAATGGAGCAACTCCTCCTGCAACTAATACCAACATTATTCTTGATTATATTACTTGTAAAAATCACAATAAGTTAGAGATAGGTGTAATGAGTGCTAGCGAAAATATTCAAGCAACACAAGTACCATTAACACCATTTTCTTTTTCACAAGTAGGAGTGATACCTATCAACACAGATTTATTAGTAATAGATTGCTCACAACTTAGAAGTTTATCTATACAATGTACTTCAATAGGTACGACAGGTGTAATTACAGGGCAGTGGAGTAATGACCCTACTTTAGCCGTAAGACAAAATGGGCAGTTATTTGACCCTATTGGTGGAGGTATTTCTGGTACTTTTAATACTACGGCTTTAAGAATAACAAATGTAATAGCGAGATATTTTATTTTAAGGCTTACTACAGCAACTACAGGAGGAACAACTACTTTATTAGTAAACGGTTTACAATCTACAATTCCTACTTATGTAAATACCCAAGCTGTTTCAGGTACAGTAACTGCCAATTTAGGTGCAAACAGTGTAGTAACAAATGTAGGTAGCACAGCACAAGGGGCTTCTACACATACTAATATAGTGTCTAATGCTACAAATAGTTTAATTCAAATTAAATCAGGTGCTACAGTATTGAATAATATACATTGTAGTAATATATCTGCGACAGGAAGATGGTTGAAAATATTTAACTCTTTGAGTGCTTCAGTTGTAATGGGAACTACAAATGCTACATTGAATTATTTTATTCCAGCAGGGCAGAGTGTTTCTATAGATTGTGGTGCATTTGGAATAAGACTTCCGACAGGTTTTAGTTTAGCCATTACATCGGGTATAGTAAATAATGACAATACAGCAACAGGAGTCGCCAATGAAGTAGTAGTTTCAACAACATATTTTTAACAATTAAAATAAAAAACAAATGAACAGTTATCAAATTATTTCTACAGGAACGCCAATTATTCCTTATACAATTGGAATTGAAGCAAATATTAACGTAAGTCAAACGCTTGTAAATACAATTACAGTCCCTTATACGGAAGCTTCTGAAGAATTTATAAATATTTGTCAGAATGTAGTACAAAATGCTGAAAGTGCATACAAACAGTTACCTGAATTTAGTATTCAAGATACAAGCAGTAATGGTACATATTCTTTAGTTAACACTGGTGCTTTTACTTATGAAATTACAATGACTTGGACTATTGAAAACGCAGTATTAACATTACAAACTTCTACTACTACTGATTTACAAGATATAGCTTTAGAAAGCTATCTTCAGTTAGTTTCAGATAATAAAGTAGATGAGTTTAAATCTTGGGCAAATTGGACTAATTTATAATAACTTAAAAAACTAAATGGTTCTAATTTTAAAAAGGTTAGAACCATTTTTACTAACATGATAATAAAAATACCATCTAATCATGGAATAGAAAGAAATGTAGATATTATTAATTATGATTTAACAGAAACATACATTAATATAGTCTATGATATTATTGTAACATACAAGGGTAATTCCACTACAGTATCAGGTATTCCTATATTTTTAATTGGAAAGGATTTTGATACTTACAAAAACTTACCAATAAACGAAATGCTCACTAAAATCTTATATAACTACTTATGAAATATAAATTTACATTAGAGAAAGACTTTACATACTCTACTGAGATAAAGAATAAATCTTTTACAGGTAGAGATTTACTTGGTAAGATTTGGGTAATTATTGATAAAAGGGGAGATGTGGTTGTAAAAGCTGGATATGCTTGGGATGGGACTACGTTATCACCAGATTTTAAAGAAACTTATTATCCTTCTTTAGTACATGATGCTTTATACCAATTCTTAGAAAATGGTATGCCTTTTACAAGAAAAGAAATAGATGATTTGTTTTTAAAAATGATGCAAGAAAACAACTTTAAGTACGCTAAAATCTACTATAGAGCAGTTAGATTATTTGGTGGTATATTTGTAAAACTAACACGTTAAGACAAAACAACACACATGAGAACAATAAAATATTTAGTAATACACACAACAGCCAGTCCTCAAACTTGGAATTGGCAGAAACTACAACACTTCTTCCTTAATTCTTTAAAGTGGAAAAGAGAGGGTTATCATGTTACTATACAACCAGATGGAGTTGTAAAACGTTACATAGATAATACCAAACCTTCAAATGGAGTTCAAGCATATAAAAATGAAACCATTGATATATCAAATAGTAATTCAATAAACATATCGTATATTGGCGGAATAACTGCAAAAGGACAACCTATTGATAATCGTACAGACATACAAAAAGAAAAAATGAAAGAAATAATTGAATGGTATTTGAAAGAATATCCAGAGATTATTATCTTAGGTCATAACCAAATTGCAGCAAAAGCATGCCCTTGTTTTTCAGTTCCAAAATACTTACAAGAACTTGGTGTCCCTAAAAAAAATATTTATGATAAAGATAATTTTACAATTTTAAAACATAACAAATATTAATATGTTATTCAAATATTTTATTAAACTTGGACTTAATACTCTTATAGATTTGTTAGCTAAATCCTTGTCAAACACAAGTGCAGCAAAGCCTATTATAGACATAGTGCTATTTATCATTAAGAGGCTATTAGACATACTTACGGATGATGACAGAGATAATACATCTCAGATAGAGATGTTGTTCCTGAGTGAATTTCCAGAGCATTTAAGGGCATTGGGAATTAGCTATACTAAATTAGAAGAAGATATACTTATACAATCTTCCAATACAAATGTTTAAATTTGTAAACAATATAAATTAGAAAGAAATGAAATTAGAATTAATATCTACTGTACGTAAATTTCAAGAAGGTGGAAAATCGGAAAAGAAAGAAAAGCAAGACAAAGGGGAAATGCTTGGGTATAAGAAACTGTATAATACCACTACACAATTATCAGAAGAAAGATTAAAAGAATCTGCTGATGAAGGTATTCGTTCAAATATGAGTATGATGAACGCAGCTATCAACTCTGGTAAAATTGGTGGTAGGAAATTAGGAAAAAGTGAAATAAAATCATTAAAAGCTGCTGTGCGGCATTTAGAAAAAAATCCTACACAGTATAGGTTTGACACAAAAACAAAAGAAATTCAACCAATAGATTCTGAAACAGGTGAAGTAAAACGGTCAAGAACTGGTGCTGGTGAATTATTACAAAAAATATTTAAAGGTAAAAGTGATGATGAAGTACCTACAAAAAATGAAAGCAAAAGGCTTAATGAAGCAAATGCTATACTAAAGTATTTTAATACTACAAAAGATTATGTAGGTAAAAAACAAACAGAATCTACTACACAAAAACCAGTTGAGTATGCCCCTACTGAAGCTGACGAAAGAGATGTAGAAGATGCTTTACCAAAAGAAAAAGTAAAACCTACTGATGTTAAAACTGGAACTAAGACAAATGGTGGTGGAACAGGTAAAAAAGAAAGTGAAGAAAGTAAATTAGCTGGAAAACAAAGAAGTGATATGTTTAATTCTTGGAGAAACTATCCAGAATTACAAGATGCTTATCGTGATTTATGGAATAAAGGTGGTGGAGCAAAAGCTAATCAAAAAGAACTTGACACAAAAATCAAAAGTGAATTATTTAATAGAGGAATGATTGATGCTAATGCTAAATACATTGGCTCTACTGAAAATAGAAATCCAAAAGAAGACGCTTTTAGAGAAGGTCTTGGCGGTAGCGAGCCGTTTAACCCACTATCTACAAAAAGTACAGTGCTTGTTGGAGGTGATAGTTCTCAATCACAATCTCAAACACTAACACCGGAAAAAAAGAAATTATACGCAGAACTTCTCACAAGAGCTCACGTAAGTAAAATGCCAGGAAGTTCTAATTACAATAAAGGTGTAAGTAAATTTATGTCTATGTCTGATAGCGATATAAATGAGTTAGTTAAAACTTTAAGTGGTGCAAGAAAAGACTTTGCTGCTGGAGTAGCTACTTCTGGTTTAGGTACTACACTTGTTAAAGGTGCTCAAGTCGCAGGTAAGGCATCTGAGGTAGTTTCAAAAGCAGCCCCAATAGTACAAAAAACATTACAACTTGGTACAGGAGCAACTTCTGGTGGATTAAGCACAATAGCTAACACAGCAAACACTGTAGGTAAAATAGGAAGTACAGCAATAACAGCAGGAGCAGATAAACTTGTGAAAATATCAGAAGCATTGCAAACTACGGGTGGTAATTTAGAAAAGGTTTATAAAATGTTTCCTCAAGTAGGAAAAGATGTAATTAAGAAAGTTTACAGCATGAGTTATAAAGATGTTGGCATGATTGGTGAAGGAGCTAAATCTATTGCTGGCAATACTTCAAAATTACTTGGTCAAGGCACTCAACAGATAGCAAACACAGCAGGAAAGTATTTACCTGTAAAAGAAAATGGTGGTAGATTATTTCAGCAAGGCGGTATAAACATGCAAAGTCAAAACCAATATTCAAGCCAATTTAAAAATAGAGCTGGTAATGTTGGTATTTCTGATGGCATGGGTAATAACTTAAAGAAAGAAATAGCAAGAATTGATAGTGAGTTAGATGGTATTATGAAAGAGTTAGATAAAAGTAGACAAATTAAACAAGGTGTTAGTGGTACTAAATCTTATTCTAACGTAGCCAATAATACTGATTTAAGAGATAAAGAACTTAGAAGATATGCTGAAACTTTAATAGCTCAAAAAAGAAAACTATCTCAAAGAAACTATGGCTCAGATGAAAAACTAAATGATTCATTGTTAAACATGAGTAATTCAAACACACAAAACGATATGAAACAATCATTGAAGTTCGGGGGTAATCTAAAATCCTCTGATAATAATTTAAAAAAAAAGTCTTAACGTTTCAACAAGCAGGTAAACTTCCTGGCACACCATTAGCTGAAAGAAATGTATCTAAGTTTGGTACATTATTTCCTAAATCATCAGCTATTCCAGCATTAGCTACATCCCCAATCAATCCCCTTATTAAGAAAATTCCATCTACTATATCAACTCAAACACAAGGAGAAGATATAGTAGATAGAGTTGCTGTATCTCAAAATGAAAATGGGGAATATGTTAATTCAAAAGGAGTTGTATTAAATGAGGAAGATGGTGCAATAGATACAAGAGCTTTTAAAGAAGGTTCAGACGAAGAAGTTGTAGAAACTGGTGCGGTATCAAATGCAGATGGGACTGAAAAAGTAGGAGCATTAAGAGTAGGTGGTAATGAAAGTTTAACAGCTACTACACCAGATAATAGAGTAAGAGGTAGTGGATTAACTGCCGATAAGTTATTAGGATTAGGTAAAGCTATTTTTAATAAACCTATTACAGGGGAAGACGCTTATCAAAAACTACACCAGAATCTAATCAATCCTGCAAGTGCTGGTAATTATACAGTAGAAGTAGCTAAACAACAAGCTAATGCTGCAAATTTACGTTCAGCAGTTAATCAAAATCAAACCACTGATGCTACACTAAATGCTATTACAGGATTACAAGCTAACGCAAATAAATCTAATATTGAAATGCAAGATTTAGCACAAAGAAGCCAAAACGCAAGTGCTGAAAGAAATCGTGTGAAAGGTGAAGAAAATGAAAATAGAAGAATGGAAACTGAGTTTAATAATGCTATGAGGGCTCAAAATGCACAAGCTGATTTGCAAAAGAAAGTAGCTGGTAGACAACACTTGTTAAATATAGCAGATGAAGTGCAAAGTACAATGCTTGGTAATAGAATGGAGAGAGACCAGAAACAAGCATTAGCAAATCAATTTGATGAGCAATCAGCACAGAATGAGTATGGTGATAAAACAAATGATGTAAGGAGTAGTATTGCAGATGTTACAAGTAAGAGAGATACAGCAGAAAAAGAATTAAATGTAGATAATGCTTACATTAAACATTATGAAGGTAAAGGTTTAGATAAATTAACCCCAGAAGAAAAGAAAGATTACGATAAAAGAAAAATAGAACTTGAAACTAAAACTACAGCACTAAAAAAATATAATGAAGAATTATCTGGTGCTGATGGTAAAGGTGGATTAAATGCTCAGATGAAACAATTACCAAAAGAATATAACGCAGGAGTAAAAGCAAGACAACAAAGTGGATTGAACTCTGGTGGAGATAATGTATCAAGAGGACTTCAAAAACTGTTTGGTAAGAAAAATAAACAGGTATATAAATCTGGAGGAAAAACTGTATCTTTGCAAGACAAAAAAGAATTAATCAGATACAAAGAAGAAATCAAGGAATCAAAGGCTGAAATCAAAGATTTACGCAAACAGAACTTAGAGTATTCTAAACTATTTGCAAAAATTAAAGGTGATAAGAATAATATGTACGTGAAAATGTTAAATCAAATAAAACCGAAAAAATGAAACCCTTAAAAAAAGTTAAATTATTACCAACCAATAATGCAGTTGCAAAATTGCAAGGAGGCGGCTATTTAAAGGGTGAAACGGTTTATATTCCAACACAATCACCTGACTATATTCAACAGCCGTTAATTCAAAACGAGTGGTATCAGTTTGCACAACAACCTGCTCAGACTGCTGCTCCTGCTATTGATAAAGAATCTCTTTCTAAATTAGAAGGGCATAGTAACTATGTTAATTCTGAATATGAAAGAATACAAAATGCTCAATCTAAAATAGCTGATTATATTTCTAAAAATCCTTATGCACCCGTACCTTCACATTTACTTGCAGAAACTCAAATAAATATGCAAAAAGTAAATGAAGGTAAACGTGATTATGAATATACCAAAGAAAGTTTAAAGACTGCTGAAAGTAAAAAGAATCTAAATGAGTATGTATTTATACCAGATAAAGGTGGGTTTTTAGCTACAAATTTAGAAACAGGTAAAGATGAGTTTGTATCTCCAAGTACATTGGCAGCTAATAAAAATAAGTACAAAACAATGTCCTACTCTGATTTATATGCAAGGAGAGATAGTGAAGGACAATATGTAAATAATAGGGAAGCAAGTACGTGGCTACAATTTGGTAAGGGCAGAGAGCTTGTAATACAAGATGTAGATTCAGCATTTAAACAGTTAGGAGAAACAGGAAGTGAATCTGATAATCAAGTTTATAAAGAGTTTACTTCCCCACAAGGACAGGCTGAACTAATGAAATATGGTGCTGGTAATAAAAATGTATCAAACTTAGGTCAAGTTAAATCTGCTATGGAGTCTGTTTATCTTAGATTGGGTAATGATGCAAAAGCACAACTACAAAGTCAAGCATATACAGAATTATTAGCTACTACTAATTTAGAAGGTGAAGAATTACATAATGCAGCACAAGATAGAATACATCAAATGATAGCTAAAACTGCTGCTGCTAAAAATGCTACATTTAGTGGTAGTAAATCTACAATAGATTATGATGCTTCATTATCAAAAGCAAGAGGTGCTGGGGATGAAGAGGAGGAAAAGAAAAAAGATTTCATGCACTTAGTAGCTACTGGCGATGCAGCATTAGATTGGAAAGGTGTACCAACAATGTTTGATAAAGATACGGGTGCTAAAATAGGAGCATTAGAAACAGGTATTCCTATGGGTAGTGATTTTGATAAGATAATGGAAGATGCTATTCGTATGAAAGGACTTGATGGTAAATCTGAATTTAGAAAATTATCTGACTTACAAAACGTATCTATTAGGGCTGCAAATGGTAGAGAATTAAACGGTAAGGATGGGCAAGGCAGATTGTTAAATATGGAAAAAATGAGGATTGTATCACAAGGAAACAATCTTAAAAGAATACCTGTAAATCCAGAAGAGTATCAAAGAATGTTATCTGAAGTAGAAAACTACAAAAAGATGGCAATGAATAAAAATATTCCTGCTGAAAATAGAGCACAATACGCAAGAGCAGCACAAATTTTACCACAAACTATTCAATATAAAGTGTATGCTGATGTTAAGGTAGTTGGAGATGAAACTGTGTTTGCTAAAAATCCTTTGTTACAAGTTAAGAATAGCGAGACAAATAGAAAAGAAGATGGGGTAAGTACAGGCGGTGCTTTTGGATTATTTGGAGGAACAACCATTAATAAAGAAACAGAAAATGCTTTTGGTTTAAAAAGAGATGAAACTTATGATGATAAATTAGAAGAGTTAATTGGAGCTACCCCATTAGGTAAAGATAGGGCAGTAACTATGCCTGTATTAGTAGAGATTAATAATCCATCATTTTCAGACCCAACAATACGCCAAACATATAATACTGAATTACAAGAGATTAAAAAGAATTTACAAAAAGCACAACAATATGATATGTCTGGAAAGGGGCAATCATTTTTAAAATACGACTAATTTATAAAACATAAATCAAATGCCAATAGAAAAAAAACCAGTAGACGATAAATTATTTCAACCAGAAAACAAGTATGATTACTTCAGTTACTTTGCAAATAGTGATGGAGTAAAAAGTATAGATAGAGCTAATGCTGATTTATACCAGCACTTAAACCAAAATCCTTCAACAGAATTATTCCTACCTACCTTAGAACAAGTTAAGAAAGGAAGTAAGAAACGTGCTGAAGAATTAGGTATGCCATATAATGAAAAGTCTATTACAGATTTATGGCAAAAAGCTAATAATGGTTATAGGAAATATAGTCAATCGGAATTTTCTGCTAATAACAATTCACTTGTTATTCCAGATTCTTATATCAATAGGAAAAATGGATTTGATGTAAATGTTGGTAATATAGATATGAGACCTGAATCTGTAAAAGGTACAGGTTTAGAATGGAGAAATGCTGGTGCAGTAGAAGATGGAAGTACACCATATAATACAGTAATAGAATCTGAATTTAAACAAGATACTAATTCTGGTTTATATGCTAAGGTAGAAGATTATTATGAAGTAGCTAAAAAGAACGCTACAAAACAAAGAAAACGTGGGGTATATGATGAAAAAACGGGAGATTTAAAATATAACGAAGATGGTACTCCCGTATTAGAAGACTTTCATCCAGATGATTTAGGTTGGGATACAGCAAGAACTTATAGATTTGATAAAAATACAGGACAGCCAATTCTTGTACCTTTAGATAAAGGGGAAGATTCACGAAAAGTTGTAAATAAAAAATCAGCTTGGGGTGTATCTCACTTTGATTCTGTTGCAGGTGGAATGTTTGATGTGCCTGTTGATATAGCAAGTGATGCAATAAGTGGGTTGAGTAAAGCTACAGGATACGTAATTGATAATTCATTTTTTACAGGAGATAGCTGGTTAGGTGCTGCTTGGGATAACAAAAATACATCACAATCTAAGTTAGGTAAAGCATTTACAGATTTTGGATATAACATTCAGTCTAATAAAAACTTAGACCAACAAGGGGGAGCATTTGATTCATTTGCAAACTTCACATCTGCTTATAGTGGATTTATGGCTTCGTTTATACCACAAGTAGCTTTGACTGCTGTAAATCCAATGTTAGGATTAGGATATGCAGGAGTAACTACAGCAGAAGGGATGTATGAAACTGCATTACAATCAGGATTTACAGAAAGAGAAAGTGCTGTGGCTGGTGCAGCTATGGGTGTAGTAGCGACAGGTTTAAGTAAGTTAATGAGTGGTGATTGGATGAATAGAATAACAAAATCTATTTCTCCAAAATGGATGCAAGAAAAAGTATTTAAGAAAGTTGTAGAAGATTCTCTAAAAGCCAAAGATTTGTACGCAAAACAATTGGGTAGAGAATTAACTGAACAAGAAAGCGCAAAAGTAATTGGTGATGCTGCAACTAAATCCGCTAAATTTTCATTAGGTAAAATTGGAGATGTAGTAAAATATGCTCACAAAAAGTGGAACGCAATACCTGAATCAGCTTGGATGGCTAAGACTGCACAACAAGGTATTGATGAAGCAGTTGAAGAAACTACAGAAGAATTGATTCAAGAAGGATTACAAGCAACATACCGAGATTATTTCTTTGATAATAAAATCTATAAGAAATACAATGAAGTATTTGATGGATTTGTAACAAGTAATGAGAGAGAAGAAAGATTTATTAAGTCAATGGCTGATGGTAGTAATGCTTTTGCTAAGAAATCTTGGAAGGAAATATTTGATAATGCAGCAGATACATTTGGCATTTCAGCTATTGGTACAGCTTCTACAACTGGGTATAGAAACTATAAAATTAGGAATAGAGATAAAGCTATTCAAAATCAAGATAATGCTATTATTGATTATATCTTACAAAATCCTAACGGAAAAGATGATTTAATTAAGACTGGTGAAGATTTAAAAAACAAAGGTGTATTAGGCAATACCAGATATACAAAAGACCAGTCATTAGCTACACAAGAAGATAAAGAAGATACTGAAAATTATGCAAACTATAAAACTTCAAAAGATAAAATTGAAGCATATTATGATTTGTATGAAAAATCAGGTATTAAAGATGCTTTATCTAAAAATCAATTAACCTCAGACCAAGCAAAGAATTACCTCAATGAATTGGGTAACTCTTCAAACCCACAAGGTGCTGCGTTGTATAACTTTGGGGAACTAAAGAGAACTGAGGAACAAATAAAGAATATACAATCACAAGATACTAATAAAGACTTATTTAGCCAAACAGATTTAGATTTGTTTAATAAGTCTTATGAAGATAGAAATAAAGAAATTGAAGCAAGAATTGCAGGTAAAGACCAAGCTACATTATCTACAAATGACAAGCAATTAATGTTTGATAAACAAGTAGATGATGAAATATTAAAATCTAATAACTTAGAAGCTACTGTATTAAAAAGTGGTTATGGTAAACTGTATAGATTACAAAAAGAAAAGCAAGATTTAGAAAATGAATTAGATACAATCAATCCAGAGAGTTCTTACGAAAGAGTAGTGGAGATTGAAAATAGAATACAGCAATTAGATAAATCAATTATTGATACTAAAAAGCAAGTAGATGGTGAGTATGCTATAAACCAACCAACTCTTGCAAAATTATCTGAAATTAGTAATTTATTATTAAAACAAAGTGCTTTAAAAAACAAAGTAAAAGATATTTATAATGGTAATCTATTAAAACACCAAGTACAACAAGGTGCTGTCTTATCAAAGTTAGATAAAAAGAGACTATACGAAAACTATAAAGGTACAGATGGTTGGGAAGCAATAGTTGGCTTAACAAATGATATACAAGAGCAAGAGTGGATTAAAAATAACTTGCTATTAAGAGAGAATGATTGGGAGAAAGTAGATACCAAGAAACTCACACAATTCAATTCTAAGCGTAAGAAAACCATTGGCGAATACAAAACTACTACCTTACAAAAAGGAGAGATTGTAGGGCAATTAAACACGAAATTAAAAGACTTTAAGATTGCCGATAGAACTCTTGATGAAGTTTTATTGGAGGGGGAAGATTTGCTAAAATCTATGTTAGTAAATTCCCCTAAATCTGCAAGTAAGAAAAACTTTTTAGATGAATTAAATACTGCAAAAACAGAATTAAGTGATAGTCTTTACAATAATCTTGTTACATTAAATCCTGATTATGAGGATATTGATGTAGATAATTTAGAAGGAATTGATTTACCACAAGAGTTGCAAGAAGAATATGATAGACTTGCGGGATTAAATAAACTAATCAAATCAGTTGAGAAAGTAGAACCTAATGATGAAGATACTAAAACTGAAATAGATGATGTTGAAGAGGAATTGATGGGCTCAGTTCAATTTAATGGTGAAAGCGATTTATCTGCGACAGGTTTATCTAATACAGTTGATTTGTACTTTAAACAGGCACAAGCAAAAGACCCTGCAATAGAACAACTTGCAAATGATAGAATAAAATCTTGGGAAGATGCTATTATTCAAAATAGGTTTATGTTAAATCTAAACTATACTTTGAATAATGAGTTACTTAAAGAGGCTAATATTGAAAGTAAGAATGAGTTAAAAGAACTTTCTGAAAAAGCGTTTGAAGCTGTAACTAAGAAGTTAGATGATTTACAAACTAAAATTAGTACAATTAAATCTATCAAACAAGATTTAGGTAAAGATAGATTTAAAGAAGACGATGATATTAGATTACAAACTATTAAGAAGAAAGTAAATCACATTTCTAATAGTATTGTAAATGTACTTAAAAAATCAGTTGCTAATGCTAAAACTAATCTTACGACAGATAGAAGAGTATTTGCTGATGATGCAAAGACTATAAATCTATTTGAAGAAGTTAGTAAAAGAGTTGTTGCTATTGAAGTAGCAATAACCTTAGCAACACAATCGGGTAAAGTAGGAGTTAAAAATGCAACATTACTTTACGTAGATTTAGAGAACTTTTTGTACGATAGCTTTACAGATAAAGAAGTACAAAACTTATATGTTGAGATATTAGAGCAATACAAAGAAGATAATAGTAAAAAATCTTTGTGGGAAAGTTTTATTGATTCTGTGAAAACTCAATCTAGTTCTACACTATTACCAAACTTTGGTACATTAGAAACTATCTTTAGTTACCCAACTAATGAGTTTTACAAAGCGTACAATAAAAAATATTTAACTGATACAAAAGATAACTTCTTACCATCATTAGAACAGGAAAATGTATTAAAGCAAGTATATGGCTACATTAACTCTAATAGAAATAATTTTGGTAAAGTTAAAAATAGTTTAGAAAAAGCTACGGAAAAAGCATTATTTGAAAAGACTTGGAACTCATTTATATTGAATGTTTCAGGTATGGCAGGTAGTGGTAAAACTCAAATGATTACTAAAATATTAGCTTTAACTAATATTGCTAATACAACAATCTCTGCCCCAAATATTACCCAACGTAATAACTTAGCAAATACTTTAACTAAAAATAGTATTCCATTTAAAGAAAATACTATTGCTGAAATAATAAATCTACTTGATACTAAGACAATTGATTCAGAGTTATTATTAATTGACGAAGGAACTATTGCTAATTCAGATGAAGCAAATGCTTTAAACAAAGCCCTAATTAAATACAACAAAGATAGAACTCCAAAACTAAAACTATTACTACTTGGGGATAGTACACAGTTAATTGGTAAAAATAATAGTGGAGATAGAAAAATATCTTTTCACCCTTTTATACAAAACGTAGAAGTTAAAAAGATTTATACTGATGAGTTAGAGCAAACATACAGAACTTCTTACTTAACATTTAACTTATTACAACAAGCATTAGTTGGGGGTATTAAATTAGGTACTAAGAATAAATCTAATAAACTTCCTACTAAAACAAATGGTATAGAGTATTATTCTGACCCAACAAATTTATCTGATAATGCTGGTATAGAATATCAAAATCAATCTACACAAGAAAAACAATTCTTTACACACTTAGAGCAAGCTGTAAATGATAAATCTGGTTTAACTTCTGTAAATGATTTAATGTATATAGTTTCTACAAAAGACCAAGTAGATGCTATTGTAAAACAAATAAGAAGTAAACATCCTGAGCAAGATATAGACAACGCTATGTTGTCTACTTTAGTAAGAACTGTAGATGATTCACAAGGTAGTCAAAGAAAATTCATTTATGCTAATATTACAGAGGGTGCAACATTCCCAGATACAACTGTATATTTAAGAGCAGTAAGAGTAGCTACAACAAGAGCTATTGATTATGTATCGTTAGTGACAAATGGTGGAGAAGAATCTAATAGAAGGCTATCAAAGAAAGAACTGTTTAAATATGCTGATGAAGAAACAGAGCCAAATAAAGAAAGACAAGAACAACTTAGAAAGTTAAGGGGTGAAAGAAATGAGTTTATTAAAGATATTGTATCATCTATTGCTGGTAACTATGGTTTAGATACTGAAATAAATAATGAAGCACAACCAGATGAAGTAGCAGAAGAAGTAGACCCTACAATAGAAACAGAAACTACTGCCGAACCAAAAACACCAATAGAAGAAAATATAAATGTTGCAGAACAAGTAACTGAAACAGGATTAAATACAGCAGAAGAAACTATTGAAGCTTTAAATGCCGTAAAAACAAATTTAAATAAAGAAAAAGGTAACGAAGGTGAAGTTTCTAAAATAGAAGCTACAATAAAAAATGTAAAGCAAAATGGTGTTGTAGTAAAAGATAAAATTAGTGTTGATTATAATGGTGTTCAATCTTTAACAGTAGATACATTAGTTGAGAATTATACACCAAGTGATACAGTAGGTTCATTTACTAACTTAACTATAAATCATGGTAAAGATAATACTGTAGAATTAGTTGTAAACTTCAATAAAGACACTTTACAATTCATTGACCACAAGACAGGTACAGAATACACACCTGAGCAAGTAGTTGAAATGATGCAAAGATTAATTGTTGATGCTAAACCAACAGTAAATCAAAACTTATATTCAGTAGTTCAATCACAAGCAAAAGTTACTAACGATAAAGCAGTACAACAAAAAGAAGCTGAGGAAATAAATAAAATTGATGAAGAAAGTCAAAAGTTTATAGATAGTTCAAAAGCATTACAACAAGAAGCTAAGGAAATTATAGCTGATGAAGACATAGTTACTGCTGAAAAAATTGTAGAACTTGATGAAGTACAAAAGAAATTATCTACATTAGCTACGACTAAAACTGCTGATGTTGATATATTAAAGAAAGAAAAAGAAAAGTTACAACAAGAAATAGATAATTTAACTGCTAAAAAACAAGAACTGTTAAAAGCGGTTGATAACTCTTTTACAGAGATAAATAAAGGGAGTATAAATATAATGGATATGCTAAACAATGCTGTTTCTAATGGGAAATCAGTATTGTCTGGTGAATTTACTATGGAAGAAAATGGAGACGAAATTCCTGAAAAAGTATCTATTAATCTTTTACCAATTAGAAAAGACGAAAGTAGAATTGATTATTTGAAAAGAGTAATAGCTGAGTTTAGAGCTTTATATAGAGAATACTTAAAGAAAATATCACTTGCTAACGCTAATGCTATTGTAAGTAAGTTTTTAGATAATAACTCTTTAATACTTCATTCTCATGCATTATCAAAAGAGTATGTAACAGATATAGCTAAAGCACTAAATCTATCACAAGAACAAGCTGAACTTGAAGCAATAAAGACTAAGAACCAATACATTAATAAGTTATTTTTACGTGATAAAAAATCATTTGATTTAACACCTATACATTTTAAAGGAGTGTCTTTACGTGATATTCAATATAATGGTAATGGTACATTTAGATTAACTTACAAGAAAGCACACGAGCACGTAATCATTTACAATAATGAAACAAGTAAAGATAGCGAGTTTGCAAAAAATGTGTATGTAATTGAATATATGGAACCAAATAAACCTGCAATTGAATTAGGTGTAGTAAGGAAGAATAAAGGTGCTGCCGAAGGAGAAATTTTTAATACTTCATCAAAAGATAGAATATTTAAAGATGAAAAATATAAAGATGATTTATTCAAACAGTTTAGTAAAGCATTACAAACAGCTAAACAAACTGATGGATTAACATTTGGTACTTTAAAAATCAAAGACTTTAAAAATCCTTCATATAGTTCCGAAGGAGAAGGTGTTGGGGATAAAACTCTTGGTGATTATAAGAAATATTTAGAGGAAAGAAATTATGGATATAGTAGACTATATCAAGTAAGAGCATCACAAGTAGATACTTTACGTATTCCTAACTCTGATTATAACTATGGTAGTGGTACAGGTAGTGGAAAAGGTATAGCTGGTAATACTGTAATGTTTATTGGTCATGGTATAGATGGTAATGAATTAGATGGCTATATCAAGACTGTAGTAAACATGAAAGGTGCTACTGACGAGATGATACAACAAGAGTTAAATAATATGATGAATACTAAGAATATCTCTATGGTTATTCTTGGTAAAACTAATCTATCATTTGATGATTATAAGATTGTATCTAACTTACTTGTAAAGCAACATTCTGGAGATAAGTTAGAAGATACTACTCTTACAGAATTTAAAGGTAAGCAAACAACAGATGAAGAAATATTTGAGTATTTCTTAACAAGACAAAAAAGTAAAACTGGCGAAGAAGATTATCAAGAGAACATATTTGATTATAAACCAGAAGTAAATGTAACTGAAAATGGTCATATTAAAGATAGTTTAATTGATAAATCATTCTTCTCATACTACCAAGCATTACAAACTGAATTATCAAAATTAGATAATGAGAAAGTTAAATCTGAGGGTAAGAATAATTTATTTGGTTTAGTAAACAAACTATTTAACTTATTCACAAATAATAACTTAGGTGGGGAGAAAGCTATATTTGATATTGGGGGATACATTTTATCATTTGCCGATAGTGAAACTACTAACAAAGTTAAGATAAGAATACCTGCAAATGGAGCTATCAATGTTGAAAAGTTTATTACTGATAATCCTGAAAAATTTAAAAATTCAGGCAAGCTTCTTTACGCACAAGAACTATATGTATTAACTCCTGCTGTAAAAGCTACATTATCTGAAAAAGATGCTTTACACTTAACTGCAATATTTAATGATTTTGCATTAAGAAGAAACAAAAGAGATAATGAAGGTAAGCAAATTGGTTATTATGGTGAAGTTAATCCTGATGGAGAAAAAGGTTTTAAAAGAGACTTTAATCCTAAGTACAGATATGATTTAATTCATTACCTAAGTACAATATTAGGAGATGAGCAAGCTAAAAAAATGTGGGCTAATGATGACACAAACACTACAAACTATAAAATAGACCAACAAACAAGAGGTAAGGTTTTTGGTTCTGTAAAGTTAGGTACATTAGAAACGCATGAAAAACCATTTGTATTAGTACCATTCCAAAATGATAAAGATAAAGATGGGAAAACTCAGATGTCTACAGTATTAGATAGAGTATATAGAACTAAATCACTTAGTAAACCATATCCTACATTTTTAGTAGATATAGATAGTTTAATACCAGAAGAAAATAAGAAGAAACCAGCAGCTCTTAAGAAAGAGCCTGTAAAAGCACAGACGAAACCTGTAGTTAATACTCCTACAAAAGTTGAAGTAGAACCTACACAATCTACACAAGAACTACAAGAAGAGTTAAATACAATTAGTGTAGTTAAGAAAACAAGGATTAACGCAATAACTACTGAAAATGTAGGTAAAAGTAAAGATGAAATAAAGAAAGCTGTACAAAATGATAAAGAACTTGCAGACTTAAATACAAGGATAAAGCAAATTGATAAACTTCTTAATCCTGAAAAATATACAGAACCAACTTTAAATCTAAATACAGGTAATCCTAATTTTGTTACAAATAAATTAGACGCTACAAATAGGTTGCGTAATCTTTTTGGGGCAACTACGTTGCAAATAAACTTCAATAATGAACAGTTACAAAAAGATTTAGAAGCTGGAATAATTACGCAAGCTGAGTACGATTTCCATTCAGACCCAGATAAAGTATTAGGTTATGTTTATAAAAATGTAATTGCTTTAAATGAGTTTAACGGATTAGTAGATAGTGAAACTGTATCACACGAAGCTGTTCACTATGTACTTAAAGCTGTATCTCCACAGTTTAGGAAAAATGTAATAAATGAAGGAAGGACTAAGTTTAATATGTTCACTCAAACTGAACGTGAAGTTGAAGAAAAATTAGCACAGTGGTACGGTAAGACTTACCCAACATACCAAGAAACTAATACTTCAATTTTAAGGGGTCTACCGTTAGCTATAAGAAGACTTTACGTTGGGATGAGGGAAATATACCTTAACATAAGAAAGCGTCTTATAAACGATTCTAACTACGTCAATGAGTTGTTTAATACATTGGAGTCTGGTATATACAGAGACTTTGATGTTAAAGAATATAGTGATGATGTAGTTATTGATACAGCATTGAATAATAAAGGGAAAAGAATCAAAGCATATCAATCTCTATACAAAGTATTTAGCGGTGATGGTACAAGCAATGAGATTAACTTAGAGATAGCTAACTTGATGCAAAGGAGGAAGTTGTATGATTTCCAATATGGTATTAATGATGATTTTCAATTAGATTTATCAGAGGCTATTGATAAACTAAAAGGGGAGAGATTGGAGGAATACAAAGAAGTAGTTGATAGAGTTAAAGCTGAAGCTAAACAACTTCATATAGATACATTCAGCGAAGCTCCTACAGAAGAAGAATTAGAAGAAGATACACAGTTAGCTTTATCTAAATTAAATATTAATGATGATTATGAGAAAGCTGATGCAAGATTACACTTGTTATTTACTCCTGTAAAAGTAGAATTGGAAGATGGTGTATTAGAAGATATTATACCATTTGACACTATTGTACTTTACAACTACCCAACAGTTACAAATGAAGGATTGTATAGTGATAATGAATTGACAAAAGAAGGTGATGTTGAAGTAAAAGGTAAAGAGTTTCACTTATTAGATAGGAATAAAGAAGCTACAGAATCTGATATATTGATACAACACTTAGTAAATACTCCTTTGTATATTAAAGAAACTGTACAAGAAGGGAAAACTGTAAAAGAAACGTGGAAGAAAACTAATGGATATGTAGATTTGATGCAAGGCAAATCTGTATTAAATGAAGTATTTAAAAAAGCTAAAAACTCAAGTAAAAATATAGACCCAACTTATGATGAGATACTAAAATCATTTGAAGAAGTTGTAAATAATACAGCATTTAAGCGTGGTAGTGCAGCATTTAGTTTGTTTGTCAAGTTCTTTGCACCAAAAACTTTCTTAGGAGAAACTATTGGAAATACAAATAACAGTTTTTATAGTGTAGTTGCTGAAAATTCTTTGGGTGAACAAGGTGTTAATGAAGTAATTAATGACTCATACAAAGAAAAACTATCAAATGTTTTATCTGAATTATATTCATTTTATGGTTCTACTGTAAAAAGATTAGCCTTAAACTTAGATATTAAAGAAGGAGTTATAGAAGAAGGGAAAGCAACAACATTATTTGCCGACTTAAAAGCTATAACAAAAGGAAAACTTATAAATCATCTTTATACTAACGAGAATGGTTTAACTCCTAAGAAATCTACAATAGCTGAGTTTCAAAAGACTGGTATTAAGATAATAAATAGACCTACCGAAAGTAATATCACTGGTAAAAAAGATGCTTATTACCTAACTTATAACAATACTCCAGTTGTAAAGTTAGAGATTATAGATAAAGCTACACAGAATAATGCTGAGGTACAAGAGAATAAAACTTCTTATACAATCAAAGGTACGTTAATACCTGAAATGCTAACTAATGATAAGTTGCCAAATTATCTGTCTGATATGTTAGATAAGTTAGGAGTATCATTACCATTAGATTTAGTCAAAGAAGCTCTACTTAAAAAAGATAATAATTACAATGCAACAATTGGGAAAGTATTAGGCTTTAGCTATACACAATTTATTGCTGATTTAATCGGAGAATATAGTACAGAAGCTACTTCACTATATGACACAAATGATACTGTTATTAATTTAATCAACAACCCAAGTCTATTGCAATTAAAAGAAAACCTTAGCTTTGGTGATGATACAGTAAACGAGAAAAGCAATAGACGTTCTCCTGTAATGGAATACCAAGATGTAGAACGACTTGCATCGCTCTACGAGCAAGTTATTCCTAAAATGGAGAAAGAGTTTACTAAGACTGCTGATGGTGATACTAAGCACTTAAACTTAGATAATAATACACAACATAAAGCACAATCATTATTATTTAAGATTAAAAATAAGTTCTTCTCTGGGGAAGTCTTAGACTTAACAGCAGAAGAAACTAATGCGAAAGTTATATCAAATAGTTTTTATAAAAATCCTTTATTAACAGGAGAGATAGATTTTGATGAAGATTCTATTAAAGAATTAAACGTTATTACAAATCCTGAAACAGGGGAGAAAATGCAAATAGTAGATGCTTCTGTATTTGAGCAAGCTAAGATTTACATGGAAGAGTTATTTGTAAAACCTTTAATTGCTTCAAAAGGAACTTCATACTATGCTCAAACTGTACCAAAATCAGATAAAGCTACACAATTTGTAAAGAAAATAAAAGGAGATAAACTATTAGTTAAATTTACAAATGATGATTTACTAACTGAAAAAGTAGGGAAAATGGTAGATTCAGATTTAAACTATTTCTACAATCAGTTTTTACCAAGAGTTGAGAACTTTGCTAAGTTGTTAGTTAAAAATCAAATAGATAGTAAGTTATATAAAGAAGTACAAAAGTTAAGATTGAAAAATATGTCAGTCTTAACTGAAAAACAACTAAGTACATTTGAAACACTTCTATCTAAACTTGCAAAAGACAATAAGAGTTTACTACAAAAAAGTGATATTAAAATAGGATTTGATATTGCCAAAGATTATTCTTTACACAAAAACATAAAGAGTATATTTAACGGTAAGAATAAGGCTGAGATTACTGCAAATAAAATAAACGAATTAAAAGATACAATTCTTAAAGATGCAAGAGAGATTGTAAAATCTGGGTATAATTTTATTGGAGCAGACTTGATTGAAAAGTTAGTTGAAAAGAAACTCTATACAAATGCAGAGTTTACAGATTTAGCAGCGTTTAGTAAAAAGAACCCTACTGAAGTTGTTGGGTATAACTTAAAAAGAAATATATTAAAACCACTTATAGTTAATGGTGTAGAAACACAAGTTGCAACAGAAGTAATTAACCCAATACTATTAGACTTTTTAACAAGTTCTGTAGTAAATGGTTACTTTATAGATGAGGCATATCATGGGCATAGGTTTAACTACAAAGATTTAGTTGACGAAATCAAACGTGCTATCTTCTTATCTACAAACTATAAAACACCAGACTTAAATAATCCAAATGGTTTAAGTAGGTTTAGTAATATAGCAACTATTGAAGAACCATTTTTAAAGAAAGATATATATGATAATGCTGAAAGATACAAAGGATTTACAGAAACAAAAGATGCTGAGACAAAACAAAAAGTAGTAACTCCTACAACATTAAAGAAATCTACTGCACCATTACAAACTGCTGTAATAGTAAATGCTTTGGTTAATGAAGATGTTGATGCTAAATTAGATATTGATATAGAGTTGATAGATGGTTTAGGTTTTATGACACCTTTACATGATAACTTAGAGCAAAACTCTTATGGTAATAAATTCCAAGATAAATCACAAAGAAAAAATATTGCAGGAGGTTTGTTCAGTCCTAAACTTATAAAGAACTCTTATTCTAAATTAACAAATGAGTTATTAGAATTGGGCAATGAATATGTTTATAACTATGTAGAGAAGACATTAGGAGGAACAAATAGTCCCTTGTTTCAAAAATGGAATGAATTAGATAGAGATTGGGACAAATTGACAGATTGGTTTAATGCTATCAATCCTGATACTGGTTTACAAAATAAAAATAACGAGGCTATCCCAGAGCAAGTGATTGAATTTGATGGTGTTACTATAACAGAACCGGCTAAGACTTATGAAGATTTACATACAGGATTACTCATTACACCTAAATCATCTAAAATATCTCCTAACAAAGTAAACAATCAATTTGATGAAGATTGGAATAGAGATAAGATAGATAATAGAATGGGAGGATTTGTAATTAGTTTATACCAAAGTCCTGTTGAATCTGATATAGCAATGATTACCCAAGAAAATTACATATTCTCATTGTTAGGTAAAAACTATCAAACTACAAAAGAGATATACGATACTATTGGTAATTTGGCAGAACAAGGATTGATTACATTAGATAAGAAATCTGGTTCATTTATATTACCTGAGAATGAAACTGAGAAAGCTGCCGCAATTAAATCTACAAAAGAGAAATGGTTTAAAGATAAATTAGCAGATATACTTAGGAATATGGGTAATATTTCTAACACTTTATTATTTGCTACAAATAATATTGATTCTTCACACCCACTACTTAGAAATAGTATGTATGGAGCTATTGCAAGTGCTATTAAATCATTTACAGTAAAACAAAGATTTAAAGGATTTAGGGGAACTGTATCTAATAGTACAGGTCTTGTAAATATGTATAATGTTGAAGTAAATGGTAAGACTGAAAGAATGTCTAAGAAGGAATTGGTTAGACGGAAATTTGCTAAACTAAATGATAGATACCAATTAGAATTTAAAGAAGGTGTAAATATAGAAGTAGATGAATTAGCATTTACAAGGATTACAGAAATAGCAACAGGTAAATTACTTGATGATAAGCAAGTAAAAGAATTTATCAAACACTTAAAGAATTACGAACTAAGTGCTGTGTCTAAACAAATTGTAGATGATACCAAGGACTTGTATAAAGTTGAACCGATGGAAATCATGGTTTCAAGAAAAGCATTATCACAATTTGAGATACCAGAGAAAACTACGTTCGGAGAAGTAAACAATATTGATTGGTTTACTGCAAAATACCAGAAAATATTTAAAGGAAAACCTATTAGTTCAGATATTATTATGGATAAAGCAGTTGAAGAATTTGAATTATGGAAATTAGCTACTCAACCTAAATTAACACGTATTCCTGTAACAGGTTATAACTCAGTTCAAATGACTAAAATTGTGGAGTTCTATGATAGTCAAGATAATACTGTTTTAGTACCTTCTGAATTAACATTAATTGCAGGTTCAGATAATGACGGAGACATGGTTACATTAGAGTTTTATGACACTAATAGAAAAGATACCCCTGAGAGAGCTATTAGAAGAACAATGTTTAATGCTAAGAAAAGAGCTTTATTAGACCCTTTTAATATTAGAACTTTATTCTCTCCAATTAACTTTGAAAAATTAAAAGAAAGAAAACAAGCATTAGAGCAAAGACAATCAGATAGTTATAAGATGGGATTTAACTCACCTGTATCTAAAATGATTGTGCAGAAAAATAACAATGATGGTAAAGCTGGTGTTGGTATATTTGTAAAGCTATCAGAGGTGTATTACAATATGTATCGTATAGCTAAAACATTAAAAGATAGTGGTGTAGTAAATGCTGATAAGTTTAATCAACCAATATATTTTAACGGTAAAGTCTACGACTCGATTCTTGGTGGCGCAAGAACTGAAAACGGAGAAGTTGTAGATGGGTATACTTCTACTGTATCATCATTCCCAATATCAAAAGAGAAATTAAAAGAAGAATTTGATGCTGATACAACTTTAACACCAATAGAAAAATCAGCTTATAAAATTAAAGTTGATACTAACCAACCTATTGCTGGTTATAGATTACAAAATGGAGAATATTTTAGAGAAGAACTAATCTTAGTAAATAAAATCTTAGAAAACTATTCTAATGCTTCATTAGATAATGCAAAAGAAGCATTGTTAGGCTGGTTAAACGTAAATGAAAAAACTTGGAATTTATTTGGTGGGGCTATCGTTGCTCAAATAGATGAAGAAGATATGACTAATTTAATGGTTCACCCTTATACATTAGGATTAATTAAATCTTTAAATGCTAAAAACTCTATTTTCTCTAAGTCTGATAAGAAGCTATCGTTAGATAGCCTACTAAAATTGTATCTATTTAAAAAAGATAAGATACAAAAGTTAGTAGATGAAAATGGGGAAGAAATAAAAAGAGATACTGATGGTAGTGTTCAATTAGAATCTACAGACAATGCTGGAAATGCTACAGTTGAAACATTAAATTGGGGATTTAATCTTTATACTAAATCTGAAATAGAGAAAGCAATAAGAGAAAGAGTATTAGAAAAGATGGGTAATTTCAGAGATACTTTACAAGGTACGGATGAAGAGATTGAGAAAGCTGTAGCAAAAGAAATTAGGAGAAGAACAAAAGAAGAAAAACTTGAAAGTGAAAGTGAGTTTGAAACCATATCATCTTACTTAAAATCTACAAATGCCAATCCTGTAAGTTTAACTGCTAAGTTAGAAGATTTAACAGATGAAGAAAAGAAAAATACTAAAAAATATGTATTTGCTTCATTATATCAATTACAACAGTTAGGTAGTGAAGTAATGAAGTCTAATGGTATTCTTAGGACTTTACAAGGAACTTCTGGTAATGAGTATAATAATATTAGATTACTTGAAAGCACATTAAGCACATTGGGTTATACAGGTAATATTGATGAAGCTGTAGTACAATTAGAAACTGAATTACTAAACAATACTGATAGTGATTCAATTACAGAAGTTATAGAAGAAGATAGTGCTAAACTATTCTCTCCACGAAAACTTGTAGCTTACAATAACTTTGTAAAACAAGCTATCAAAGGTATTATCTATGACTATAAGATTAAGAAAGGAATGTTTATCCATAAACTACCACAAGTATCAGAAACATTTGATAAGATTAGGAATAAAGCAGATACAGTGTACAATAAATTTAAATCAGAAGGAGCTTATAAATCATTAGAAAAAGAGTTTGATAAATTCTTAATTGCTAAATACTTAGGCGGCTATAAAAATAGCCTGTCAGAAGTACAAGGTTTTAGGTGGTTAAATGAACTTAGAAAATTAGATTTAAGTAAAACTAATCATAGGTATAAGTTTATTAAATATCTACCAAAATTCTTAGAAGAAATACGGAACGGTGATAATAAATTAAAAAATGATAAATTTGTAGTAGAGAATATACAAACAGATAGTCTTGATAATATGATTACGTTAGAGCTATCTAATGCTACAGCTTTAACACCCGAAACTAAAAACCTAATAAATGTAAGGTATAATAATTTGAGTAGCTATGGAGCATTAGGACAAGCATTTAAACAAGCATTATTCTTACAAACACTTATTAGTAAAACTCACAATTTAGGTAAAGGTAGTTTTGCAGAAGTGATGTCTGTAGATGTTAATACAAACTATTCAGATTTCTTAAAAAATCAATTGGAAGAATATAAAGGAAAAGATAGTACATTAGATACAGACTTAGCTTTGTTTGAAGAACAGTATTATCTATTCAATCCAGATAAAACTTATTCAGCAAGACATAATGTACAATTTGGAGAAAGCAGTAAAATAAGAGCTCAATTATATATTAATAGTGAAGCTGAGATAATGAATAGTTTAACTGTTGATAAGTTCTTAGAAGGTGTTTATACAAATAGTAAAGATAAGATTAGGAATGATTTACCTAAATTTATAAATTACACTTACGTTAAAAAGTATGAAGAAAAGAATAGATATGTAAGTGTACTCTATAAACTAAGTGATGACAAATCTACATACAATAGAGTATTTACAGCAGGTTTAAAATCAATCAATAGTTATGCTACAAATGCAGATAAAATAGCAATGTCTTTATACCCAATCTATAATACAATAGAGTTTGAAGAAACTGCTGATTTAGAAGGGGTTCAAAATAAAATTGCTGAAATTAATCAGTATGCTACAACTAATAACTTGACTGGTAAAAAAGAATTAATGTTTACTGGTGGAGTTAAATTAGATATAGCAAATGAGATTGATAATACAGACTTGAATGATAAGTTAATGGAATTAGGAATTGTAACAACTAAATGTGAAGCCTAAAATAAAATTTAATCGTTAATAAAAACATTAACAAGTTAATATAACATAAAAAATATAACACATGCCTTGTTTATACACACTAAATTTAGATAAAGAATACAACTTTAATACTCACGAAGAATATAATAATTTTCTTAGGGATAATATTGGGTTAATAAATAAATATATTGCAGAAAAAGAAAATGCTGCATCAAGTACAAACGATAAAATATATCACGTTAATTATGAAATCTCGGAAGAAACAAGAAACGATTACAGAAGAAGTAATCAGGATGCGATTGGAAAGATTTTGGGAAATAGAAATGTTTTATTATTCAAACCAAATACCAGGAGTACATTTGTTCCCATTAGTGAATTTAACGACTTTGCAGGAATTTCAGAATACTACAATATACCTGATACCAGTAACAGAGGAATTTATGGAAACAGCACAGAAGAATTATTTACAGCTTTACAAACTGGTGAAGGGGTCAAGAGGTCATTGTTATTGCAGATGGGACTTAGAATCGCTGCAAGATTCACAAATGAAACCGATAAATTCACTGGAAGACTACAATCAACTGTACAAGGAAATAAATCAATTAGAATTGTAGATGAAGAAAATTCACAAATGTTGTATAGTGATGGTAAGGGTATTTATATTAACATTGGTAAATTAGGTAAACTTGTAAATAGTTTTAACAACTATGAGGCTTTTATAAAAGGTGTTGATTTGATATTTACAGAAGAATTAATACACAATGTATTTCAAAAAATATCAATTGATAAAGATTTATTTAATGTTTACAATGAACTTTCTACTAAACAAAAAAATGATATAAAAAAAATATACAGAGATATTGATGATTCAACAGATAGTGGTAAATTTAGTTTAGTAAATGAATATTTAAGGATGTTAGTACAAGATGTAATGCTTGGTACTACTACTGAATACGAGCTTAAACCTGCTGTAAAAAAACTTATTGCTAAATTTTTAGATTTTATAAAAAAAGCCTTTGTAAAAAAACCAAGTTTAAAATCTAAAAATCTTATTGATAGATTTGAATATTTTTATACTACAGGTAAAGTTTCTATTGAGCATTTAATGTTTGATGATAAAACAAAAAATATTTTAAAAAATACAAAATTAGGAGTTAATTTAGAAAGTGAGCAAAAAGAACTTTACAAAGCAAATATTAAATACTCAAAATTATCTAAACATGAATCTTTATCTAAACTACCTGAAACTAAATTAGATAGATATACTCAATTATTTGAAGAACATTTAGCTCAGTTACAATCTAAGTTTCCTAATATTAAAGTAAATGTAGTTGAGAGTAATAATTCAGAACTTGGGTGGGTAGATAAAGGTGAAGTCTTTATAAATAACAACAAGTTTACATTAGCAACCCCAATACACGAATTTGCTCATGTTTATTTAGCTATTATAAAAGATACAAACTATGATAAGTATTTAGATATAATTAATTCAGTTGAAGGTTTGCCTTACTACAAAGAGATTAGAACTGCTTATAGTGATTTAAAATCTGTAGAGGATATTAAAGAGGAAACATTTGTCTATTTATTAGGAGAACAATTTGCCGATAGACTTTTAAACTCAAAAGATACAGACTATGAGATTTCTGTAAAAGATAAGATTATACGTACAATAAATAACTTCTTAAAAGATATTGCTGAAGTATTAGGTTTATCTTCTATACTTAATCTACAAAATACAGATAAGTATATACAGCAAGTTACCAACGAAATATTAGATAGTAGTACACCAGTTACTTTGCCTTCTGAGGCGTTAGCCTCATTAATCAATGATGTTAAGTATCAAAAGTCATTGGTTATTAGTAATGTAAATGATTTGTTAAAGTTTATATCTGGAAAAGGGTTAAATGTAAATGAAGATAGTGTAAGACATACTGTAGGTAATATTACAAGTAAATATGATGGAAAGGATTTCTTTTATCTAAGTAAAGAAGATGAGAAGTCTGGCACAGCTAAAAAATCATTTATGGGTTTAACTGATATAAATGATAGGAAAAAACTCGTAGAAGTAGCTTTAAGAGATAAATTAGATGCTGATAGGAGTACAGATATGAATAATATTGTAAACTTCTATAAGTTATCAAAAGAAGAAAGACTTGATATACTGTCCTCTACAAATAAAGAAGATAAATATTATTATACTGTTGTAGATAAGTTATTTGAATATTTTAGGGAAGGTGATAAAGTTGTAAGTTACTCTGACTTGAAAAACACTAACCCAGAGTTTTATTCAGCAGAATTAGACAATAAGAATACTGTAGTTCATGTTGGCTCAAATCAGAAGTTTACGGTAATAAACATTACAAACTTAGGTGTGAGGAATGGGGAGAAGGAAGAAACTATATTTGGCGGTTTAGCTGGCAAGAGTACATTGGCTGGTGCAAGTAATGTAAATACTTCAAACTCTAATCAAGACTTAAACTCATTACAAGCTACTTTAATCTCTATGTTTATTACAAAGAATGGTGGTAAAGTACAAAAAGTAGGAGTTGGTAAGTTTGATAAAAAAGTATTTGCAAATACACCCGTTACAACTGATACAGCGAAAGAATTAAAAACACTTAAATATTTAAGGAAAATAAATGCTGTAAATGAGCAACTATCTCAAACAAAGGATTTAAAATCTATATTGTTAGATACATTGGAAGATGATAAATTATTTAGTTCTATAAGTTATCAATCGTCTTATTTACAATTACTTAAAGATACTTATGAAGATTTTAATACTGAGAATTACACATACCCCGCAGGATTAAGGGAAGAATTAGATAACTATATAACTTCCCCAAAAGATATATCTCATATAGAAAAATTAAGGAATACTATAAAAAGGAGATTAGAATACCTAAGTAGAGAATTAAGTGATGCTGACCAAAAACAAAGTAAGGAGTTTATTCTTTTATCTGAATCGTTACGTTCAATAGATAGTGGATATGAACATACTTTAAATGCTCACAAAAACTTAGGTAGTATTGAAAAGTGGTACACTTCGTTTCTCTCTGTATCTAACAAATACGTTGCATGGTGGTTAAAAGGATTTGAATCAAGAAGGTTTAATCTAACAGAAAAATGGTTAAAGGATTACAAAGGTTATAATGGTAAGGTTAATGAAAAGGGTGGTATGCTTGATGTGTTTGAAGCATTGATTAAAGATTATGAAGTGCGTAATCCTACAGCAGTTCTAACTTCAAGGGTATTAAATGATACAACTAAATACTTTGATAATTTGTATGTTTATAAAGAAGTAAATTATACAGATAAGAATGGTAATACAACTAAGGTTAAAGTAAACACATTTAAACTCAAACCTGAGACAGATAAAGATTTAACAAAAGCTGAAAAAGATACTATTGCGTATATCAAAAAACACGTAAAAGATACTGTAATTGCTAACTATAAACTAAATAATCCAAAACCACAAGATAAGACTGGTATAGAGTGGGAAGAAGCTATTGAAGAATGGTACAATAAGAGTTCATTTGGGTTAGGTGCTATTCCAATAGTTAAATCTACTGTATCATCAAAGCTATTTAATACAGGGGAAACATCTTTAACTGGAGTTGCATCAAAAAAGCTACTTGATAACTTCTTAAATCTCAATACATATTATGAAAATAAACCAGAAGATTTTACAAAGATACCAGATTACTTCTCATACCAAACTTCTAACGAATTATTTAATGAAAAAGTAGGGTTGGATTTTAATGGTGATTATGTGATAGACGGTTGGGAAGCATTACAAGCAGATGTAGAAACTGATATAGTCAAAGCATTAGATATATTTACATTGCAAAATTATAAACAAGAGTTTATGAAAGAACTTATCCCTATGTGGAAAGCTGCAACCGCAATGATAAATAAAATGGATATAGACTTAGGTATTAAGCAGTTAGGGGAAGATGCTATTAAAAGTAATACAGAAGATGTATTAGATAAAATTGTAAAGTCTTTATTATTTGGTCAAAAGATTACAGCTAAAACAGCAGGGGAACAAAAGTTAGCTAAGTTTATAGATGTAGTAACAACAGCTACAACATTTGGTACAGTTGCTCTTGCTCCCTTCACATCTTTAAAATCATTCTTATCAAACGTAGCAGCTTTAATTACAAATGCTATGAAGAATAATCCTGAATATAAGTATTCATTAGAAGATTTATATTGGGCTTTTAAATCAATGACAAAAGAGTTTGATAAAGCTGTAATGCTTGCAACAGAGTTGAGGGTATTTAATGCTGATGAGTTTGATATGGTAACATCTCTACAATATTCAGCACATAAGTTTTCATTACTAAGAAGTGTAAATGCTTTTATATTAGATTTAGGTGCTGATAGATTTATTAAACTAATGATACTACTTGCTCAATCTAAGAAAGATAAAACGTGGGGAGCTTACAAGTGGGATAAAGATAAGTTAGTGTATGATGAAGCAGCTGATAGAAGGAATAGGGGAGATAAGGTTGTAGATGAGATTAAGTTAAATCAGCAAAAGGAAAAGTCTTTACATCCAAATGCTAAAATGAAATCAGCTTATGATTCTGGTAGTAGGTTAGTATATGAGAAATTAAATGCTACAGTGTTGGGTGGTTATACAGACTTAACTGCAACTACTGCATCTACTACATTTTTAGGTAAAGCATTTTCCCAGATGAGGAAGTATATGTTTGTAAGGACAGAGAAAGCATTTAGGGATGAAGAGTACAATGATAATGAAGTATATTATAAACAAGATAAAAATGGGGAAGTTGTAAGGATAACACCTTATGAAAATGGACAGTACAAATCATTTGTAAGAATGGCAAGTATATTCTACAATAAATACTTTGGTCTTACATCAGAGCAAATAAGTGATATGACACCATCTGACAGAGAAAACTTAAAATCTATGTTAGTATTTACTTTAAGTGCAGTAGGGTTTATGGTAATGCAAGCAGCATTTGAAGATGATGATGAAAAAAGTAAAAAGACAAGAAGTGTATATGATTCTTTAATATCAGATATGTTTATTATAGATAATGCTAAGACTACAATAGATGCTTTTAAAAATCCATTTATATCTATTTCATTCATTTCTAAACTAATGGATATAACAAAAGATATAGTAGTAGGAGATTTAAAAGATGCTAATAATAAACTATTTAAAACAGTAGGAGTGTTGAAGACTTATGATTTTTTTACAACGTTAGGAAAGTAATAAATTACAGAAAAAAGAAAAGGGAGTCATAAACTCCCCTTTCAGTATCAATTATCATAACCATTTAAAATTACTTCAACTACTATGAATTAGTTTTAGCATTACAAAAGTAAAAACTTTATTTCAATATTCCAAATAATGTTTAATTTATTTTTTATAACTTTTATAATATTGCTCTACTAAATACCTATATTCACTTTCAGCTTTATTCCTACTAACTCCTTCATTCATCCTTCTTGTAATATATTCTAATTCTGTTTCCATAATTATTTAATTTTAAATATCCAATTTGAATTAAGTTTAGGAGAGCCAACATAAACTGTTTCCCAATAAGTATAATCTCTTCCTAAAATTTGATTTAAAACTTGTTTAGTTTCCCACTCACCAATCCATTCTTTCATTAAAACCTGGTCTATATCAAATTCTGCTATAAACTCCATTGGTTCTTGTATTGTGTTAATGTAATCTTTTAATTCTTGTTGAGATATGAATTGTTTAGTTTCTGTTGTAGTTATTTCTTCCCAACATCTAAAATCTCTTTCTTCAAAATTACTATGTCCGTTTCTATAATATGTACAATGTCCTAAAATAGTTCTATTCACATAATCTTCTTGATTTTTTTCAGCAAATTGTGTAAAATCAAAATCGTATTCTCCTCTTACACTTCCTTTTTCATAATCGTAATCGTAAACAGTTTCGTTAGAAGTGTATTCGTATTTACATTCAAAATTACTATCAATTTCAAATAGTTGTTCTTCTGTCAATTCTACTTCTTTTGTATCAATTAATTCTAACTCTACACTTTCTACAACACAATCTCTTGCTTCTGAACTTTTGTTAAATTTATATCTTATTTTCATTAATTATTTCGTTTTAATAATCCTTCATTAATTAACCAACTCCTATAACTTATTGTAGGTAGTGAAAAGTCTTCTTTATTCTCGGTATAATGTTGTTCTAAGGCAAAATCATACCATTTGATTATCTCACCTTTTGGTATATCATTATCTACATCTAACCTAATGTTATCATAAGTAAAACATAAATCTCCAAAAAATGCAGTATCACCAATTATATCTGCCACCCAAAAATCCAGTACAAAATCTTGCTTCCTAGAAAATGCCTTTATGTACTTATCTGCTATTTTATTAAATTGTTTTTGTAATGTCATATTAAATCGTATTTATCGTAATAATAACTCATGTAAGTAAGTATTGTTAAAAGTATAGTTGTTTCTATAAAAAATATCATACTACTATTACAAAACATTAATAACACAGAATATATAAACATAAAGTAAAAATAAATTATCCCCCACTTAAATTCGAGTTTCATAAATTATATTTTTCTTTTAAGTTATTTAACCTCTCAATTATTTTATCACCTTTCAATGAAGTTTCATAAGTAGAATGACAATCACCACAAAGCAACATTAGATTGTTTGTATCAAATTTAAACTCTGGGTAATTTCTCTTTTCTAACAAATGGTGAACGTTGTAAGTTCTTAGTTCTGTAATCTTTTTACCACATTGTTCGCAAGACTTTATGAGATGTTTTTTATAAAATTGATCAAATACAAGTAGCATTAACTTAGTATCTTCTTTTTTTCCCTCAATCTTAACTAATTGTTTATCTGATACTTGTTTTATTTTCTTGTATGGTTTAACTGAACACCTTTTACACAAACCTTTTGAAAATATGTATTGCTCTGTATCACAAGATTTACAAAGTTTCTTTTTTTGCTTAATCATACATTAAATCAACATAACTTTTTATAGTCTCAATTTCTGAAATGTCTTGTTTAAACTCTTCCCAAGTATTAAACGCAATTACATCTCCATTATCATCATATTCAAATCTATCTTTTGTAATGTTATAAAACAATTCAAATATAATTATTGTACTTCTATCCCAATCTTTTGCTTTAAACTGAATTATTGCAAGGTCATCTCTAACATCATTTGTATCAACTGTAAATTCAATCCAATTATTCTTCTTAATGTAAGTTACTTCAGTTGTCCCAATAACTCTTATAAATGTCTGTTCAATAAGTTCTTTTACCATAATCTATTCTTTTGTTCTTTTTATCTGTCGCTCTATTTGATAATCTACTTGTAATTGCTCAATCTCATCTTTTAAATTAAGAATATCATCACCATCAAAACTGTAACAAACAGGTTTAATTGAGTCGTACCCTAATTCTGGTAATTTTCTTGAAATAAAGTGAATTAATCCATATCCAGTAACATATCCACCTTTCTTACTTTCAAAATATTCGTCTTTATATTTTTGTATAAGAAAATCTACATCAACTTTAAAATGTTCGTTACTTATATTTTTCTTGTGAGTAAATAACCATTCTTGACTACTCTCCCAATCATAAGACATTAAACTATACACTCTACCCATATCTAATTCTTTCATATTTAAGTTTTAAGCTCACATCTTTTCTTAGACATACATTTATACCTTTGAAAAAATATGAGCTTAAAACAAACGTAGTGAAGTTTTATGATGCTTAGAAATCAATTGTGTAACTATTTATACTGTTTACTTTGTTGTGTAGCTGTAGACTTATCTACCCAAGTTTCTCCTCCACAAGCAAATCTTACTAATACTTGTGTATTTGTTTCTTGTATTACTATACCTATTTGGTTCTTCCCTACTTTTGGGTTGAACGCATTTACTGGTGTATTCATAAGTTTTAGTTTGTGTGTACTTTTGGAAAATGATTTTGAAATGTTACATTTTCAGAGCTTGTTGGAAATTCAAAATCTCCATATATTGTTTTTACAGCTAATTTAGTTTCCATCGCATCTATAAATTTACCTGCACCAATTACTGTCTTATCTACTATATCATTACCTACTTCTACAGGAACTGTTACAGTTAATCTGAACACTCCTTCATTATTACTTTTTATTCCGTTACGCATAATTATCATTGTATTAAATTGTTATCCCTATTATTTAATTTTGCTATTTCTATAAACCAATAACTTGCTGCAATAAGCCATCCAGTTAATCCTAATGTATTATAATCATTAATACAAACAAGACAAGCTCCAATAGAAGAACCAAACAAACTAAAACTTATATATTGGTCTGTTGTCTTATCTATTCTCCACATTACTGACCAAAAATCTTTAATTACTTTTAATATGTTATTCATTATAATTTATTGTAATAATTTACCAATCTCTCTGCTTCTTGTTGATTTTCTCTATCTGTATTTCCACTTAAACAGTAAATTTGTTCGTTTGTTTTTGTGTTCCTAATATAATGATTGCCACTTTTATCTTTACCAGTAACCCAATCTATTTTAACCACTTCTACACTTGCTACCTTGTCATCTTTTTTCATAATACTCCTTAATAATTTTCCTAACATACTATTCAAATTTAACTTGATTAACTTGCTTTAACTTGTTAATAGGCTTTAATACGAGATATGACATCTTTGGAAGATAAGAGTTCATTAATTTGTTTCTGTAATTTTGGTATTTGCTTTTCAGCATCTACTACAGAGTTTGTTTTTACATAAGAAATTGTAGGGTTGTAATCATTAACCTCTTTTTGTAAAGTGTTAATTTGCAACTGAATTTGTTGTATCTTCCTACTTATTTCTTTAATTTTTTCCTCTTTTTCCAAAAATGTCATATCTGGTTTTTTATTTAACTTGTGAACTTATTTCATAATATCCTGTAATACAAATTCTATTAGGCTGTACTATCCTAACAAATATATCATCTTCTTCAGTTTCTCCTCTGTAAAGATAAACTCTATGTACTTTATCATACAGTTTAAATCCTTGCAATAACTCAGAAAACTTCTCAATAGCCATTGGTACTTCTTTAAAAGATAAAGTTATTTTATAGATAATATCCTCATAATTAAAGTCATATTTAATTGATAAATAATTATCTTGAAAAATAATATTATCTCCGTTATCACTTATCTTATGCCAATATAAATCTTTTGTATTAATTTTTACTCCATTGTCCATATCTTCAATCTGAGTTAAACAATGGTCTAATGCTAACTTATTTAACTGTACTTTACCCTCAGCCCTACTCATTAGCAAAGTAAGGGGATTAAGTTGTTGTGCATTACTAACTAAACTTACTATCAATAATGCAATTACTAAAATTATCTTTTTCATCTTTTTAACTTATTTTATATGGTTATTAATTATGTTAAATCTTCTTATTACTGTTTTAAATCTATCTTTTATTACTTCAAACAAATTTTTATGCTCATAATCTACTCTATCTGTTACGGAGTTCCATAATAGCATTTTAACTGTACCTTCATCAAAGTAAAAAACTAATTCAAGTTTTTCGGCAGAATCACTGGTTCTTGTATAAAGCACATACATATTTTCGTCAGTATCAAACTCATCTTCTAGTGCTGAAATTACCCATTCTATATCTGTTCTCATAATTCTGTTACATTTACTTTAAATAACTCAATCTTTACAAAAGGTAATATCAATGAATAAGTTTCACTGACAGCTATTACTGCATGATTTTCTACTACATTTTTTGTCCAGCCTATTGATAAACCAAAACAAAAACTAATAAGTATTCTAAATTTC